GCTTTCACAAGTGGTGCGTGTAAAATGATTAACTTAATATGATTCAGAACGTCAGGAGAGTGAATAAAACCTGACGTCGTGGACCAGATAGGGCTTGAACCTATGACCTCCAGATTATGAGTCTGTTGCTCTAACCGACTGAGCTACAAGTCCAAAACCCTCACCTACTTTCACAAGCGGATGAGGCTACATTACTAACTAAAATAAAAATCAATTATGAGTATTTACAAGCTAAACATGTTATTTTCTCAAACTACACGTTTATATTCATCAAACGAAATACTTAACTAATAAAGGAAAATAGCTGTGAATATAGTTGGATTTGAACCAACCTTGTTCCGATATTTATATTCAAAAGGAGTTCACGCACTAGAGATTGATTTTATAGGAAGGGATTGTGCGAATGTAATGTGCATGAACTCCTATGAAAACTGTGCTATCTTCACAGACTGCACAGGTATAAACATTATTCATCGTTGAAAAAAGACATGCTTGTATAGGAAATCTGGGTCGGGGGAAGTAATCGAATTAAACAACAGACTGATACCTTTTTTTAAAAGTTTAACATTGTTTTATGTACCGACCCAGATATGCTTAGCATTCTCTCCACTCACATTTCAGAATCTTATAACCCATATTTTTCAATTGGGCTATAACTACGTCTGGATGTTGTTGAATGAGTGCTGTTACGTCTAGTTCAAATTTCTTGGGTTTCTTCTTTGGATGAAGATATGATTCCCAAGCAGCTTGAAGTGAATCCTTATGCACAGGCTTTGGAGGCACACAATATTGTGTATTGCGACCTGTGCCATTCTTTAAGATACACCCATGTTTCACTAGGCTCGTTAGAAAACCTGGATTTTGGGGATAGTTTAAACTTGAAAGGGCTTCGATAGTCTCTTTTGAGTTTGTCAACTGCCCCTTCTTGTTCTGGCGCCACATGTTGTAGCGCGTAATTTCTTGTTCATCGACTAAATGTGCCATAGTGATAATATTTAATAAGATTAAAAGTATCTTTCTATGTGGCCTGCAATCCCTATCAAGATAAGGAGTGCGATTACCATACCCAAGGTATACAATAATGCATACCAAGGGTTTGGTTCGTTATTTGCTGCGTTTGAGCTCATTCTTCAGTGTGGTTAACATTGATAAAAACTCTTGTGCTGCATACACTTCTCTTACCATTTGAAAGACCATGTTAATTGGTACATTCAGCTCGGTGAATTTTTTCGTCGCTTCCATCAGCTCTTCTACAGCTGATTTAATCTTTTCTTTTTCGTCTTCTGTTGGACGTTTTTTTGTTTTTGTTTTGCTTGTTTTCATCTTAATTGATGTTTAGTTTGTTGATAATTGATTTATTAACTCATTGCCTCACTCTTTAAACGCGGTGAGGCTTTACGCTTAATCTACTTCTAGGTTTAGGTAGTATTCTTCGTTTCTATAGTTCATTAGGAATTTTAACGAAGTTTCTGTTTCTGTAAAACCTAGCGATGTTACTATATACATTCGTTTTAGTTCTTTAAAGAATTGTTTTGTTTCTTCTTCGAACTCTGACTCGAATATTATCGCTTCTTCTTTTGGCGTCAACGATGATTCTGAGTTTACAAAATGACGGAATTTTATTCTGTACATCGTATATATTGATTTTGAATTGATTTCAAAAAGCGGGAGAGTTGCTGAGTGCAGACCAGCATCGCTCTCCCATTGTTTTGCACACGACATTATTGTCTCCGCGTGTCCTGAGACTAGCACACACGGGCGTCAACAGTTTCCGTTGGTCTTTCAACGTTGACCAAAACCGTTTTAGCCCCTGTCGAACCTTTCGGTTCGACGTGTGTGTGCAATTTGGGTTCAACTCTTAAGGGTGCACAACAGGTCAAATCATGCACCCCGTCACTGAGCTGAGTAATACTTCATTTTAAATTTGAATTTGATTACTGCAAAGTAGTATTATTTCAACTACCAGCTTTTTTGGGTGCATGCCACGCTTTGTAGCGCGGCTGCGTTACATTTTTACATTTTTGTGTACATAAATTGTCAGATAAACTGACTTTGTTTTAAGAGTTAAACAATTTGATTAACAACAGCGTATAAATGGGTTTTGGTTATGTAAACAACGTAACAGCGACACGGGCTTTCCCGTGCGCTGTTACTTAGTGGGGTGCTCCTACGTTGTAGCAGTTGTTGCTTGTGCGGCTCCAGCTCCTTGTGTAGGGGCACCTGGTGCGACTTCCTCCTGTTTTTGGATAGGTGGGAGTCCTCCTCCGAGTCTTTCTGTGAGAGATTTTGGCAGTTCTACAAGCCTCCAAAGTTTGTTGGTAATTTGAGTGTCAAGTTCTCCACGAATTGCAGCTTCTGGGGTACCTCCGTTTGCGTTGCCGAATGTTTTTGTGAGCGGGTTGTATCTTACAAGCACGGCGACTCTTGCAGTTGTCTGCTTTATTGCATCGCCATTTCTGTCTTTACGAATCTCGCCTTTTTTCATTCGGTAATATTCACGCACTCCATCTCCTATTGGGATGGTTGCGAAGGCCAGTGCCTTTGAACCTACTTTTGGTTCCCAACAACCCCACGTGCCTAATGCTCTTTTGTACATTCCGTAAGAAGCATATACAGTGTCGTCTCCTCCCATCATTTTATCGTGCCTGAATTGCCCATCTGGCGTTAGGTACTTTTTCAGATGTTCTGGACACTCCATCTGTTCTATGGCTTCTCCTGTGATTGTGACGATTCCGTTTTCATTTACTGGTGTCAGTTTTTTGAACGGTTCTATCAAACCACCATTTCTGTTTGGAAGAGCTGCGAACACGTTGGGTTCTTCTGTCGATTCGGCATCGAAGCCACTTCGTAGATAGAAGAGCCACACTTTGTCTTCAACTTTGGTTAGAACACCATTGATGTTTCTCTCGTACTCGGTATCCTGGATTTCAATTCTGTCGATGAAACCAGGCCCAACTTCGGCTGTGAAATTTAGATTGTTTTCCATTTCGCTATATATTAATCGTTAATATTAGAGGATTTCTCCTCGTTTACTTTCAATAACTCGCTTATGTCACAGTTGTCGATATCGTTCTCCATTTTGCAATTCCAATTTCTCAGAATCGCATGTGTCAATCGAACTACGTCTTTCGCATCTTCACCTGTGAAGTATTCCTTCTTTGGTGAATCAGGCAGCTGACTTTTAACAACTTGTACCGCACGCTTATTAAGGCGTGTAATACTTTGCATCTCACTCGCGTTTAGCTGAATGGTAATCCCTTGGATTCCATAGCCCTCCATGATTTCCGTAACCATTTTACCTACATTTAATCTGTTATTAATCTGTATACAATCACTGTCTCTTATAGAGAAAGTATGATTTGCGTATAAGGGGGTTTGGGGTCTCCCCTGGGTAAAAACTCCCAGCACAGCCGTAGCTGTGCCAGGAGTAATTTAAATTGAATGATCGATTACTTGTTTTTTACACCACTCGTCGTATTCTTCTCCATATTCTTGCACATAATCGTGAAATGCACAAGGCAAATCAGATACGTCGCATCGTAAAAGATATTCTACATCCTCAATTTCGATGCTCTTAAGTGCTAGCATTTCTGCAGCACTTGCTTGACGGGAAGTTAACTTTGAACGATTCTCAGAACATTCCTCACACGTTATATAGTGTTTTGCCAATTTTTCGGCAACTTCTCTGCCAATAGACATCACAGCTAGTGACCCACATACAAGTATGAACCGATACTCGTGGTCACCATTCTTTGTGATTATGTCGTCGTCAAACAGCATCGTGTTACCTTTGAAGATAACATTCTTTGGAGTATAGAGAGATACACGTACCAATCCATAGCGTAACAAGGTATACTTGACAAACAAACGTGTTCCGTCATTCAAGAACAAGTAGCCCTTACTGAAGACAGTAGGGGTTTCTGACATGTTGATCCACATAATTATTACTGATTTAAAATGCCTCCGAAGGCCCTGATCAACTCGTGACCAAGGCCCATTCATTACTGGCGACCTTTCGGTCTCATTGGCTGTGATTAAATTATTCGTTTTTCTTCGCTGTCCTGCTTCTCTTTGCAGGCTGTGCCTCTGCAGCAGGAACAGTTTCAGCTCCTGGAGCAATCTCTTCTACCTTTGGCATTGGAGGAAGCTTTGTCAGGCTCTCAAGCAACACCTTACTAGAGGCTAATCCATACGGAACCCACTCTTTGTTAAGGCGTGCGATCTCCATCTCCCTGCAACCATTGATACAGTTGTCGGAATCATCTGGATCAACCAAGTATGCAAACTTGATTCCGTCTCGTTTGTACTTTGGTTTACCATTGTCATCCATGATGACCACACCATCCCTTGTGAGGACACGATCCTCATCCCATTTTATTACATCCCACTTAACAACATACCCCATGTTATTGAGGTAATTGCGGAAGAATTCAGGGGTTTGATTACCTACGAAGTGCCATGACAACACTCCGTTCTCCTCCTTTGGTGCACCTGCAGCTGCAAACATGCTGAGGTAGAGGTCTATGAGATGACTGTTGACAAAACAGTCATAAAACCCTTCAGTCCTCATTGCAGGAATAGGACAGTTAGACCCATCTTCGAGAAAGGCTCTGCCAATCTCAAAGATACATTTTAACCACTTCTTACCTTCTGTGGATGTACCACAGAACACGTCCAATTTGAACGTGTAATTTTTGATCACTTCCATTTTAATAACAGATTAAATGTTAAACAATTGAAGGACTCAAGCCCTTATGAGTTAGATCCCCTGCTGGCTTCCGAGGCCAGTTGAGCAATATCACACAGGGGTCTGTAGGCTATTTCACGTGTTTATCCATCCATAATAATAAGGCTGGAATGCTACACATGAAACATGTTACTGCGCCCAAGAAATAGGCGCTGCAATACGCGTCAAACGCGCCATTGACCCACAAAACTGTGGTTCTAGATGCATTTGTACACCAGGCGTGAAAACACACCATAATCGCTGTATCTGCTATGATTGTCACAATCATAACCGTATAATAAATGATACGCTTCATACTCCAAGACTATTTGTGTTAGAATGAGACTAAACATCCGTGTAACCTTCCGTTTATCATCTCCCGCTTAAAGAAGGAGAACGACCCTGTTACTCCATCAGGAGCTTTGTATTCCTGATAGGAGTATGCAGGCTTTACTACCGCCAATCCTCCTTTGGGATCTTTCTCCCACTCTTCGACCTCTTTCCAGAGGTCTGTCGCCTCCTCATCATAACGAGTGCCGTTGCTGCCAACCCACTCCATTATGGACGGACCCCATACACTCTGGTCATGTGTGGTCTTGGCCTCAATTGACCACTCCCCTCCACCAAGAGAGTAAGTCTGGTAACTAACTACCATGTCTATGGCCTTAACGGCCTTGACGTTGATAGTCTTAGTAGCAATGAGTCCATAAATCTTCATCATAGGTCTTATGATTAGCACCAACATTAGTGCGTCTTCTACAGTCTTTCCTGTTGAAGGAGTATTGTCAGCTGGTTTTCCCCAGCACTATCACACTCAGTGTGAAAGACTATTTCTGTGGCATAGCTGCCACCAGACTACTGTACTTCATCTGGACCTGCTTGCTAAGCAGGCGTTTGATTGCACCCATGTTAGGCATGAGCCCTTCGTTATTGATTTGTAACACACCAGCTAGCTAGATGCCATTCTAGGTAATCTAAAACAGCAGTGCACTGCTGGACCTGCACAAACCATATAATCACTATCTCTGATAGTGGGGGGATGTTTACGCATACAGAGGGGCCTGGGGGTTCTCCCCTGAGTGTTTCCCCTTTCCACACTCACACAACAAAAAAATTTTAGAAAAAAAATAAAGGAGCCTGTTCAACAGACCCCTTATTCTCAGGTAAATTCCTAACATCAGTGTATTCAGTAGGATTATACCATCCATCGTAACTAGTTACCACTTTATCACATGGGAACCAGTGTCTTATATTATATATAGGTTGTATCATTTCCCTTTAAATGCGTATAGTACTAATATCACTAGTACACACGCAATAACTGCTCCATATATCATATATGTTATTTTTTGTTTCTATTGTTCATCTCTTGCCACCATCGGATAGCTATATCAGCTATTACTATGGCTACAGCTAATCCGATTAGTGCAAAATAATCTGCATCAGCCATTTTTTATTTCCTCAAAATCTATATATTCTGACTCTTTTGAGTCTTTGGGTTCTACATTCTCAGAAACCTCTGTATCAACCTCTTTTAGGGCCTCTGTAACCTCATCTTTAGGGGTTGTAAGACGTTTTAATAGCTCGTCTTTATGTGGGTTTCCATACTTATTATACATGAATAATAGCATAGAACAGGCATTGTTAAATGCTACAGGATCTTTTATATTACCTTTGTCGTCTTTATTGCTTCCAAGTTCGTCTATGAGGGCTTCCAACTCCTCTATAGAGTAGTCTTCTAGTACTCCTTTAGGGCCTACTTTACGTAGTAAAACCCCATCTTTATTGTATATATTAGCGTTTTTTCTTATTTTTCCCATAATACTTCTTTACTTGTTCAGATAGTTCTTCAAAACGTCTTGAAAGGTAGCCTGCTAAGTATGCAGCAGCCTCGTCATCATCATTTACATGTAACTGGTTCAAAATATCATCTTCAACGTGCCGTTTTTCATGTCCGTAAACATCGACTTTGTAAGCTTTTTCGGAGAAGATTTCAAATATTACCACACTTTGACGTATATTACCGTTGCAAAACGTCCATCCACCATCATGAAAACGGTCTTCAAGACAGGTCGTAATGTCTTCATTTCCTTCTACAGGAATGTTGTGTTTTTGCAACACTTTTGTAATGTCTTTTTTACTATCTTTAGCCTCTAATTGGTACAAATATACATCCCAATCATAGACATCAACTTTAAAACTTAACTTCTTCATATTTCGTATTTATCACAACGTAACGACTTGCTCCAACCACTCATCAAATGATGGTACATCTGGGTAATTATCAATAGATGATTGGCGTTTGTCGTCTTTGCTGATAATCTTCATTGCTTTTTGGTAATTCGGGTCCATAGCTAACTTTTTTAGGGTAATCTACTCTAGGTAACGATGCTGTGTTTTGTTCTGTGTATGCTACATATCTTGTACATTCTTCTCTTTGGGGGTCTCCGTCATCGTTATAAACTATATGGGTATAGATCTATCTATCTATCCATTGATTATACTTACGTAGCGCTTGTCTTCTTTCCTATTTAGTACTGTATCTGTGTATACATTTAAGTATCTATTTTGCGTCTACAATTCCTGCAGAGCTTAGATAACCTATTTCTCCTAAAAAACTTGTTATACCTTCCTCATTAAAACTCTCTTTAATGGTCTAATATTCCGTATATGCCTAGATGTAATACTAATTCTATACATCATAGAAGGGTTCATATTTACATATATATGCTGAATTTATTGGGGTCTACTATATCCAGTAGTACTTACAGTTGTCTGTAACTGTAGTACAGTTGTTCTTTAGACTTAAATAATCTGCATAATATAGTACTATACTATGTTCTACTATATTCATATATACTATATTTCTTTGCTACTTTCTTTGCGCATAACGTAAAAGACCCCAAAATAGTTGCATTTTTGAGAATTTTTTACGTCAACTGCAACCAAAACTATATTTATCCCGTTATGCGGTCAAATTAATTTAATGGTTATGAGTAAAACATTAGAAGTAATTAAACCTTTCGACATTCTCGAAGAAGGTGATGTATTTGAGCTTACTGCAGATGGTAAGTATTATGTTTGTGAGTATAACGAAGAGAACAGTGCTTTCGAAGGTGCTGGTAACTTCAGTTCGTCTTACAATACCTCATACAAGATTTCTGTTGATTATGCAAAAGCCTTGGTTAATCTTGGTATTCTATCAGAAGAGACTGAAAACGAATCAAGTGACTTTGTTAACGTATTTGACGAAATCGATCGTTTGTTAGCTCAATATACAGGTGACTTGAATTCTATTGATAAGAACCTCCCAACAGTACTGAAAGTTGAGAAGACTACAGTTCTTGAGAATCTTATTAAAGTTTTGAATCATCTTAAATCTTTGAAGAAGTAATGGAAGAAAGTGTACAAAATACAGTTGTTGATCAGTCGGTTCTGGCAAATGATGTATCAAGCAAAATTAAATATGAGTTTCTTGATAAGTTTCTCGTAAAGCCGTTAGACCCGATAAAAGTAAAAAAGGAATTCAGTAGTCCGGTATCAAAGGAGCCTGCTAAGAAAGATGCAGATGGTGTTGAAGCCGTGGACTATGAAGAAGTTAAGACAGAGATAAAGGAAGTTGATTCAGATTACAGGAAGGGTATAGTGCTCAAAGTTCCTATGAGTCATTCCAATTCTTTGAAAGATCAATCCGTTGCAAAGTATACATCAGAAATAAAAGTTGGTGATGTTGTCATATTTAGGGATAGATCTTCTGAATTCTTTGATTTGATTAAAGACAGTCGTCTAGTTACATACTATAACATTGTTGCGATAGAAAAGTGATAGACATAGACAGAGTCGTAAAGGAGGTTTCTAAAAACACCGGAATAGACGAAGATGTTGTTGATGAAGTGTGTAAACACGTTTTTAAATTTACTGTCGAAGTAATGAAAGATCCTCAAGATTGCCACGATATATTATTCAGACGTCTATTTAGGTTTAAGTTAAAGAACCGTTTTAAAGAAAATAAGACAAAAGATTATAGCCCAAAATATGAGTAAATATTTAATAAACCCAAAAATGCGTGGTCTTGTACAGCTCAAAGAAGACGATACACTGGACCTCGTTGACTATACAAGATCTGATATAGACTGGATCTATGAGATTCCAGAAGATGGTACAATTTCTATTCAAGATACTGATATACAGGATCGTGAAGTAAAGAAAGATGACATGGTTATATTGTTCTATAAACGTGAAGGCCAAGCACATCGTGCCATTATCATAAACAACGCAGAGTGGAAAGAAAACATAAAAGGGATAAGAGAGGCTGAAGCTGAAACTGAAGCACAGCTGAGACAGAATCTGAGTGGTGATCACGATGGCCCATGTTGTGACTGTGAAGCAAAATCAGCTTGTTAATTATATTGAATATGAAAAAGACAACAAAAACTAAGAAGCCCTTATATATCGTAGACATGGTCGATATGGTGGGCGGTGATGTAAAGGATGTTAAGTATCGCATTCTGTGCGCTAAAGCTGACGCAGGTATTGTTCTTACTCCAGCAGAGAAGAGATTCATGGCTGAGTATACACTGCAGACTTGTGCAGATGTGATCTTCGGAGATGCTCATTTGGCATTCCGAGTAGGTCCAACTTCATTCTTGCGCGCACATAGTGTCGCTACAATTGTCGTGCCAGAGAAGAAGCCAAACATTTTCAAACGCTTTTGGAACTGGATTACACGTAAGAAGTAAAAACAGTCGCTGTACTGAGAACCAGCAGCCGCAATACTGTAAGAGTACAGAAGCTCATGACTTCATGCGGCACATCGCCCCATGGTGTAATGGCAGCACAGGAGGCTCTAACCCTCTTAGTCTGGGTTCAAATCCTAGTGGGGAGACCAATACAGCAGAAGTGCTGAGAAAACTTAAAATTTTATATATATGACACTTAAGATAAAGAGACTTTCGGATAAAGCAGTATTCCCAATTCGCGCACATCAGACTGACGCTGGAATTGATTTAACGTGTACAAATATTTCTCAGGAGATTAACGAGGCTGGTCAGTTGACTCTCGTATACCATACAGATCTCGCTATAGAGATTCCTGAAGGATGTGTTGGATTGTTATTCCAACGTTCTAGTGTCGCAAACAAGTCGATCACAATGTGTAACGCAGTGGGCGTTATTGATTCAGGTTACCGTGGAGAAGTAATGGGCAAATTTAGATCTACTACAGATGTAGTTCCTGCAATATACAAACCAGGTGATAAATTTGCACAACTTGTCATTGTACCTTATATCACATGCGAGCTTGAGGAAGTAACAGAACTTTCAGAGACAGATCGCGGTGAAGGTGGATTTGGATCGACAAATGAAGTACCTGTGGCAGATGCTCCCGCAGAGATGGACATCCCACAGAAAGAAGAAGCTACAACAGAGGTTGCAGCATAAAGATAAAACATAAAGATACTAATTATTAAGGGGACCACACATGTGGCCCTCTTTTTATACTTAATTTTATGGGAGAAAAAATAAAAAATCGGTTTTTATATTACAAATACAAGGCAAACTTCAAAAATGATCTTGCATTATAGAATATAAATGCCGAACAAATTGTGTTTATAGAGGACACAAAAGAAGTATGGACTCACGGAACATATTTTGCAGACGGTTCTGGTTCACCAAATCTCCCAGCTTAGAATTTAAAATGGGAATAACAACATGAGAGACTTGAAAAATTATGCTCAATATTATGACGAATCTGTAACGCCACCAACTTGGGCAAACGATATAGGTGACGTATAGGAAATGTTGCAAAACGCAAGAAATAAGGCGTTCGGAGTTAAAACAGAAATAACGATAAATCCTGCTATTGCAAGCGACAGCCACGCCAACTCGTCAACGTTGTATTTCACACCATTTGGTATTATGATGGGCGGTGTTATGATTGCTCAACCTACACCATTTGCTCTTATTGACGAGATGAAAGAGCAAATAGCAAACGCCACTGGTGCACTGAAATACGTTGGAACTATTGGAAATGACGGCTATCTTAATAGTGCAAATCCTACTGAAATACCAGATGTAGTAACCCGTACTATAGCAAACCGCATGTTTATGACAACGTCGTCTGTAGGTACAGTAGGTCAGTATCTAGAATTTGGAAACATTGGTAACACCGATGCAATAGACATACAACAATTTTGTGACGCTTTGGCTGATAATTATGCCGAACTTCCTGATACAAATGAGTATTTTAAATTGATCATAGACGGGGTTAATGGTGAAAAAGCAAGATTGTATATACCAAAACACAACGGTTCTACATACGCTCCAGTAAACAAAGTCATCACACTTCCGTATGTACTTACGACGCAGGACGTGTACGATCTGTACGAAGTTCCATCAGTTTAGGCAAATTACAATCGTACAGAACGACCATATGTGTTCTTAAGAAACAATGATCCAGACATTGAAGGATATACTGATATTGTTGGGCGTAGTGAAGATTTTTTATTTGGAAAACCTGCAATATTCGTAAAATATACCCAGGAGACATCACCTGTTACATTCCAAACACTCCCTTCGTACACAGATGTACACTCTGGTTATGTGTTCATTGTCCAAGGTAGTGCAACGTTAATACCTGGCGATAGTTCTACAAAAGTATATGCAGGAGACATGGTTATTGTCAATGTAGACAAGACCAAAACCATGGGCACATCGTTTACTAGTTCTGACTTTACTATAATTGCAAGCAATGCAAACAACATAGCGAGTCGCCGTAGCGATGGTTTGATGTCTTCTGAAATGTATGCCGTATTGGATACGCTTGACCAAAGATTAGTAACAGAAGATTACCAACTAGTAAAAGCAACATACGACACTTATGGCGTAGTAAAAGTTGCAATGGAGAATTCTAAGACACAGGGTCTTATTGTAGACGGTGGTAATCTTTCGTTGAATCTTGGCGTAAAATGTGAAGATTCTTTGAACAGTGGTGTTTAGATTAACTTGTATGATGTTTCTTCTAACACCAACATAACAAAGTCTAATTAGAATATCAACCCACTTCTACCAAGTGCAGGAGTAGGTGAGAGGGGACATTTTGGTGTTGTAAAAGTTGATGGAACTACCATCACTATTGAAAACGGTATTATTTCAGCTACTGCACAACCGCTGGTCTGGTAGTAATTTAAATATTGTGTACAATGAATGTAAGTTTTAATCATAGTAAAACACAAGAACAGGCTCTTCAAGATAGTCAAATAAATAAAGGTACGATATACTTCACTACAGATAATTCAATTGTACACGATGGTAAAATATACGGAGTAAGTAGTGAAGACAAAAGTGCTATCGCTGCTATATTATCTGCTATTACAAATGCTGGTGGGCAACTTGGAGTAAACACGCTTCCTTACGTCCTACAGTCAGAATCAGAATATAGCTCAGGTACTGCACAAAATAATGTGTTTTACTTTTTATATGAAGATAATTGGGGGTTTGGAGACAACTTCCCAGTAACATTAGAATAATATGGATTATACAATAAATAGTCATTTATACAGAGAAAAACATGCTGGGGATCCGCTGACACACGATGAATGGAACGACCTTGTATCTGATGTCAATGCTGCAAATAGCAATGCCGGTGGAGGAACAGGCAATGTTACAATAGGAGACGCTTCTAATAATTCTCACATGTATATAAACTCAAAGGGCAACCTTTGTATAGAAACTACCGTGGACAATGTTCCTTCTGGAAAGAAGGGGAAGATCAATATCGAATCGAAAGACGATCTGCAGCTTAAACCAGGAGATGACTTGATCTTTTATTCTAGTCATAGGCCTGCAGAAAACAGAGACGAGGTTTCAATGAAAGTTACAGATGATGCAGATCATCCTGTAAAACTTCAATTGAATACTGCAGACATCGTTCTTACAACAAAGGATAAAGGTTAGACGCTGGCAAAAGACGCCAACGGAGATGATACACAAACACTGCTTTATGACGATCCAAACGTAATGAACATTACTGTAAACTCTGCAAAGAACACTAGAGGATATCTTAAAGTACGTGCACAAGCTATCGACCTTCGTTCTGAATCTCATGGTGGTATTGCTTTACAACCTAAAGGCACTGACGGTACATTTGAAAACAAGATTAAGTTTGAGCATGGTGGTGGTGATGGTCTTGAGTTTGGTACTTTTAATACTCAACACACTTCATTATATACAAACGATTATCGTTTCAAGAAAGACGGTATAATTCGTCTTGCTACCCGTACTACGGTTGCTTCAGATAAGGCAGATCCAAACGATGTTACTACTGCACTTAAGTACGTAAAGAATCAAAATGATGATTTTTATGACAATATCGACGTAAACGATCCTACGTGTACTTGGGAAGATATTGTTACTTATATACATTGGATAAAATCTACAAACCCTGGCCCAGATCACGACCTTAACGTTACAGAAACAAACGGTAACGAAAATCCAACATGCGTAGTCAACGGAAATGTAGCAGCTACTGCAAAATGGGGGCAAACCGTCACTGTACAGGTTACAGACCCTAAATACGATGTTGGCAGCGTTACGGTAAACGGAAAGAACATTAATGTTACTTACGACGGTTCTAGTGTATATTCAGCACAATTCGTAATGCCATTTAGAGACGCCAATATCGTAATCACATACGTTGATTAATTATGTTAAAGATAAACGGTAAAGAAATAGTAAGAATTCTCTATAATGGTAAAGACATAACAGAGATTTGCCTTAATAGTGAAGTCTTGTGGAGTTTAATCTCCGCCCTCACGTGTTACTCTAACGGATATTGGGATGACAATCTCCCTTGGTTAGATGATTATACGTGGGTAGATTAAAACAGATATATATGAAAAAAGTACAAACATATACACCGCCAGAAGGTGAGCTGCTTTCGGTATTTACTAATTGGGCTGGAGACGGATCTACTAATAATTTACCGGTTAGCGGAAAAGCAATCAGAGAGCTTATACAGAGCAGACTACAAACTCCGTTCTACCTTCATCACGATGATATCAATAAACTCTATAGAATATTTAGAAGTGAAGAAGACTATGAGAAATGGACAGAGCGTGGTCAACACGTTGGAGAACCAGAATATGAAAATCTTGAAGTAACCAGTTTTATAGCGCCTTCTCCATATTCTATATAGTTGCTCGACTATGAAGATCCTAATTCAGACTTTGATAGTTCTGCACGAATATTGAGAACTGGTGCAAAAACGGATGCCACTAAGATTAAGTTTGGTTGGAACATAAAGCAGGACGACGAAAACTATGCAGACGCACTTATTGTAAACTGTTCTATATAGAATCCAGGGTATGGCACAAAACAGCTGGATCCGATACGAAAAGCATCTTCTGAAAAGACTGTGGAGATCGAGTTATTTGATTACTTGAATCCGGGAACAAACACCGTTAACTTGGAATTCCAAGGAGAACACTGTAAAGCTACAAGAACCATACAGGTGATTATCACTTTGGTTACAATGACTTTAAAAGCACAATTCCAATATTACAACATTTTTACTAACGGAAGTGCTTACGATTTTAATGTAACTTTGCAGAGTAGCACAGATACTATAAAATCTATATGGTATTATATAGATGCAGATAAAGTACCGGTAGATCAAGAACCGGTTGCGATAGCGTTGCCATTGTATGATGCCGGACACGCAGATATGAAGTTTTCTGCAAATGAGAAAAACACGACAAAACGCGCATACATCTAGTTGTCAGGACTCAGCCATGGTAAACATACCATACAAATTCAGGCAGATACAACAGTGGGAACTTCTACATTTTGTAGTAATGTTTTGTTCTATGAGTTTGTAGTAAGTCAACCATCAGACAGTTCTAGTTATCAGTAGGATTTTGTTGTTACAAAACGCTCGTTTGATGAAGTTTATACTTCTGGAGCTGTGCGTACATATCAATTATATGCAGAATAGAACAAAGAGAATTCATTAGACTGGGCATTTGTTACTCTGAAAACAAGAGAAAAGGTGAAGAACTTTTCTTGGTATATTAGAACAATAGACGTTGTTACAGATCCAGAGTATTAGCAATTCACAACTGCATCTTTGACAGGAGTTTCTTCAGAAGTCGAATAGGTTCTTTCATATTAGCCGGAAGTACATACTATAGTAAGTCAATAGAACGGAGCAGTAACCACTCGTTGTGAGTTAGTTGCCGCATTTACTCCGAAAGAAGGCTCTGAAGTATAGCCAATCGAAAAATACAATATTTATATTGAGAAATCAAATTATATTGTTGCTGAAACAGAAGGTTATGAACTTAAACTTAGAGCATACGGAAAACAAGGATCTGACGCTACTTGGACGTATACAAAACCTGGTGGTACTACTTATAACACAACGTTTAATAATTTTACGTGGGATTCTAAGAGAGGTTGGAATAAAAACGCTTTGCAAATAGACGAAGGCTCATATGCAGAAGTAAATTTCAAGCCGTTCGATACTCGCAACCAAAATACTGTTGCTGGAACTGGTAGAACTGTAGAAATAGAGTTTGAATTTTCAAGCGTTGGAGATTTTTCTGAAGAAACTATAACTATCGGGAAATGGAATAACGTTGGTGATATCGGTATAAAAATAACGCCTAACAAAGCGTCCTTCATGGGTTGTTATAGAACTATTGACGATGGTGGAAATCCGACAACTGTTGTTTCAGAGCTTCTTACTACAAACTATAAAGAGAATGAACGGATAAAATTAGCGTTCATAGTATAGCCATAGTCCAGCGGTCAAAACGACGGAAATATAGATCATGGACTGCTTTGGATTGTAAACAACGGCATATTGGAAAGGTGTGAAGCCAATATGTATAGCTGTTTTGGAAATCTCACAGATACAGGAACTATAAAGCTTGGGTTACCGAATTCAAATACGCATCTTTCTATATATAATATAAGGTGTTATGATTTTGCATTAACTACAGAACAGGCTTTTGCCAATTTTGCAATAGACAGCAGTTCTGTAAATCAGATTTTGTATAGAAACGATGTTTTTGAAGATGGTATGATTTCATTCAATTCTATACGCAATAAGATCGATACTATCTTGGTAACCGGCCCATTAAACGCGATAATGAGTGCTAGAGGTGATGGAGACGCAAGAAAAAATACCAATATTGCAGCCACAATACAAAGATTCTGTCCTAGCGACCCATCATACAACTTTACCATAAAGAACGGTAGGATTAGGGCACACGGACAGTCTACGTTGAACTACCCAATACCGTCGTTTAAAATATGGAGTAATTCTGAGTTTTTGTCTTCTTACGATACTCTATCATATGGTCCAAATGAGCAAAACACGCAACGCCAAGTTGCAATGTATCGCGGTGCAAGTTATGACGACCCAGAGTCTGTTATGACACTCGATAACAAATTATATAAAGGTCGTTATCAGTTCAAAGAAGGTGCAATTCCTGCTAATAAGTGGGTTTTACAAGCAAACTATGCGGATTCATCTGGAGTACACAATGGAGGTATTCAGCGCCTTATACAAGATACTTGGTACAAAGCTCGTATAAATACAGTCACTAGGCAAAACGGACAAATAGTAAATTCCGGATAGCAATATGCATTGAGAACAGATCCTCAACAATTTGTTACGAATACTGGAAAATATGCTAATAATGGTTGGAGTGCCAATAAAGGAGACGATTTACCATTCCCATATACATTAAGGTCTGCTGCAGATTCGTTCCCGTGTGTTCTATTCTATAGACAAACCGCAAGCGATACTCCTATATTTATAGGTCAGTTTGTATTTATGGATGACAAAAAGTCTGATTTTATATACGGCGAGCGTAGTATTTATAAATGCAATGCAAAAACTGTAAACAAACAAACTGTCGCAGATCCGTTCTGTATGTACGAAACAAACAAGGACGCAGACAAAGAAAAAGACGGAAACGGCAACAAAGTAAATCTTATTTGGGACAATAGTCACGTTTTGAGGTTGGAGCAGACTACGATAGACAATGCGTTTTCTAGTTTCATGAGTACTACAAAAATCGAAACTAACGAGGCTGGAGAGTATGTATTGGATGAAAACAATCAGCAAAAAATTACACAATTTAGTGGAACTACTGGTTATCGTACTGCAAATCTTCCAACTTACTATTGGGAAAACGATTTTGAATTGGTATATCCAGAAAAAGAAGACATCACAACCAATAAGATTTACGATCATGATAAATTTGTTGCAACGGTTCAACCATTTATGGATTTCTTCTTGTGGTTAGTAAGCTGTAGGAATGACTATATTAATAAGTTGAATAATATTTCAGAAACTACGTTTATTGCTGCAAAAGGCGACATGTATATCGAACCGACCACTTACCATATAATAAAAGTCGAATCCGACGATCACACAATCGGTACTCAAATAACAGCAAAGAAGATTACTGCTGGATAGTTGCCAACTTTGTTTGACAAATTTAGGAGAGAAGCTTGGGATCATTTAGACCTTTATAAGATTGCAGCATACTACATATTCTTTTTACGATTCGGTCTTGTCGACTCTGTTGAACGTAATGCTCAACTGAAGACATACGATGGCCAACATTGGCATTTCGAACCATGGGATATGGATATAGCGCTCGGTAATAATAATAAAGGTTAGATTACATTTGCCCCACCGATCGATAGAAATACAAGATGGGGTAAGAAATTTGCATTTTCTGGAAGAGGTGCGAAAGAAAGAGATGGATCGTTCTTGACGTCTAACTGGTTATATGATGCACTAGAAGCTTGGGAATCTGTTACAGAAGAGCGAATTGAAGACGGAAATACTACTACGGTTATTATCCCAGGTTTCGTTGGAGACAACAGCATTGTCAAAAACACTGCACAAGCTTTGTACGAGTCGGGATTGACATATTCTAACATTGTAAACGAACTCGATGGAAACTATAGCGAAAAATGGAGTGAGCGTATATACAACTTCAGTGGGCATTATAAGTATATAGAAAACGGAAATCAAGATTACTACACTTGGCTGCAGGGTGCTCGTACAACACACCGCCACTGGTGGTTGAAAAACTCTTTGGACTACTGGGATGCAGAATGGGGAGTTGGTCAGTTTACTGAAAAACGAATTTACATGTCTGTAGACGCTAGTTCTGGAAACAGAATAAAATTCAAACCGGTATCAGAAACATTTTTTGCTCTTTCTTATAACGACGCGATTGGAGAAAAGCAAAAGTTTAAACGTTCCGATGAAGGTTAGTTGTCTTTGTGGCAGCAAGTTCAGAACAAAGTCCCATTATATCTGTATGGTAGTAAGTATATAGAAGAATTAGACCTTTCGAATATTGCGGTCGGTTTGAAGAAACTCGTTTTAAATGGTTGTTATGATGATGACTTGAAATCCAGTTTCTTGAAAAAGTTAAATCTCGGTATTACTTTATCCGACATGGAAAGTGGTATCTATAACGAACAAGTATTCGATATAGGCGCAAATGAGGAGTTATCTTCAACAGGAACAGCGTTGGATATTTCTGAAGCAGATGCTTAGAAGAATCAAGGCGTAATGAACACCGTTTTAGGAGGAGTTGAAGATTTTAACATATCTGGATATATCGGTTCTGGAATACAAGGCAAGATTGACAACTGTCTTGGAAACATGAGTCGTCTAAAATCGTTTAAAGCAATTGGAACCGAATGTACAGAGTTCAACGGTATTAGTGCACCAACTACATACGACGTTCTACAATTACCAGCAAGTGTTAACAAATTAGTTCTAGCGGATGCTTCTTGGAAATCTGCAAATTATGTAGGAAATGAGGTATCTCCAGAGACAACCAATCCGAATGCTTGGGAAGGTTTGACTATATGGCGCAGAGTTACAGATACCGCGCCAGGTCAACAAGGATCGGGAGATTTAGGAACTTATCACTTTGAACAAGTAGGAAACACGTATTTTGCAGGAGATGGCGTAAATGGTCCTGTTTTAAGTAAGATCTATATGCCAGGCAAAACCGGTACAAATGTTTGTAGCTTTAACTTGGTGATGACAATCATAAATGCTTGTAAAGAATAGGCCAAGGTGATATTAGGTTCTCAATCAGAAAATGAATATTGGAGAACTGAATATCGTCAATTGTTAAGTTAGATAGATCTTGAAATAGAAGACATAAATTGGAATACACAGGAAACATAGCTAACATATGACGATTTAATGGACCTCGCAGCATTTGGAACAGCTACAGCTGGTTATGACTTCGAACACTCTCGAAACTTATATAACAATAACGGTACTAAGTTGAGAGGTTACGTAGTTATGAAAGCTGAGCAAGGCGTCAATGACCAAGAATTAAATAGAAGATTTGCTGAACTCAAATCAATATTTGGAAACGATTGTTTTAGTTGGTCTGGAAAGTCTTTACGAATAGACTATACCGAAAACGCTCTGATTGTCACTGTAGGAAACCCAGTTGGAATAGATTCTAATAATATAAACCAAAACGAATTTTATTATAGTGATATACAGGAAGACGGACAGACTTACGGTTGTTATCATCTTGCTGGAGGTTATGATTCTGCAAACAGCGCTTATAGATATCCATTGGATGCCACAAGATTTGTATTGACAGAAGAAAGCGCTCAAACAAATTGGGTGTTGTACTATAAAAACTCTATCGGTGTTTATACACAAGTGACTTATTCACAAAACGGTGTAAGGTTAATAACTACTGATAGCGAGGCATACTTAGAAATTCCAGAAATGAGTGATACTGTTACATCAAACTTAATGTTTAAGTTACAATGTTCAACCGTTGTTGATGATGTTTCTACAAGTGCTACAGTTTACATAGACGTGCTTCGTCGAAATTATCCTGTATCCATGACAATGTCTTGTGTAAGGAGTCCTAACTTTTCATTAATCAATAATGACGGATTCTTGTTATCGGATAATGGGCAGCAGTATGTGTTCACACCAAACATTACATATTCAAACAACAATGTACCAAACGCTACAATTAGTTACGTATCTTGGAATTTTGAAACCCCTCGTTCTGTAGAATATAGAACAAACGGTCAATAGTAGGAACAGGTGTTCGTAGACGCTCCCGATACTATATATAACGCTACAGAACTGAACAACAAAGCACAATATGCAATAACAATCACTTCTGAATTAAACGAAGACGTTTCATATAGTAGCAACCTTACATATACTGTAAAATTCAAGAATGGAACCGAAAAACAGCTAGTTACAAAGATAAAAATTGAATACGACCCTGTGGTTTTAAATTCTTCAAACAGTAGCTTATACGTTCCATTAAAAGCCTTATTTAGTGGCACGCAGTTGGTAGAAAACGAATTTAGAAAATCTGAACTTGCTACTATTCAAGGGCTTCTCCGATTAGGGGCTAATAACAGTTCGATTTAGTTCTACACCCTAATAAATGGGAAAGAATATTGGATATTGGACTACTTACCAAATATAACAGATCTTTCAGTTTAGCAAGGATCGCTTGACAGCAATGTTAACAAAAATGTTTATTTTTACAAAAACGGCTCGCAACCTTTTGATTTATCAAAAATGCCAAAAGTGGAACGCTTTAATATATATTGTAAAGGTGACGTATGCGCTTCCTCAACCCATAATAAATTAACTACATTAGGTCTAGGATACATAACTGGGTTTAGCGATCGAAATTTAATAGCTCTCACTTCATTAAGCATTGCTCGCAGTATTACGAATTAGAACATATACATAAGTATCACAGACTCTGTTCTAAATCGAAGAGTAGACTTTCTCCAACTGCTTTTTGATAAGTGTTCTGCGTCTAGACAAAACATAACCGAATTTTCGTTTAATAATTCTGGAGCTTCTGGTAATGCTGCTACTTGGATTACGTATGATTAGTCAAATATGCTTTTTAGTATATTAAGAAGATCGTTGTAGGAAAATCCAACAACAACTGTTTCAGTGTGTGCAGGAACGTTACGAAGTAATATGATTACCTCAACAAATGCATCATGGTGGGACGCTAACTATTAGTATTTTGATTTAGTATTTAGTTACAGTAGTCGCAGTTTGGAGTTTACTGCTTATCACGAACAAGATATTGTGAAATGGGCATACTTTTGGATAACCGGTAACAAAGAAGGCGGTTTTAATAATAGTATGCTTTAGATTATTCCAGTAGCTGGCGTAGGGCCGATGAATAACGATAGAGGTACGGCTGCGGAAAATCAAGAAGGTATGCACTAGGTATCTACTACTATACATTTCCCGACAGCATGTTATATGGCACCAGAGCTGACTGTCACTAAGTATAATGCGAGCGAGCAGATAAAGTATAATGTTACTGCGGCTAATAGCGACGATTATTCAGAGGATTATTATACTGCCGGAACGTTAAAAAGTTTTATCGCACCACTTAGGAAAATCACTGCAGGATATAACTGGGAAGACATGATACAGCCACTAAATCAAAATTGTTTCTTAGGTGGCGATGTTTTTACTAGATGCCGGTATATGGATTATGGTGACGCTACGTTGTGGGCTAAAAATAACAAATATAGAAAAGTTACTGTAGATCATGTTGATTATTGGAGAAACCAAATAATGGTGAATTGGCAAATTCCAGGATGGAAAGATGGACAAAATGAATAGAATCCGTTAGATCCAACCTCTGGCCATAACGATAAATGTTATATACTCATACCGAGTAGAATAGCAGTATCTGTAAAAAATTCGATAGACAATTAGACACTTATATATAATGGAAATTATAGCCCTCTACAGGCTAATTTTAAGGACCACGTTTTAGTGTTTGATGATTCTGTTTATCCTAGAAGTGCCAATGGTCAATACTCGCTGTGGAAGAAATTCTATGACATATACACGCAAGATCCTCCATCCGGTCAAACATACACGGAAGAGGATAGATACAATCTTGTTGTAACTGCGTTCCTTAACGATTTTCCAACTTTGGACAATTATATAGCAGAACACAGTGTTTAACATAAAGCCCTTAACTTATATGGAAGTGTTGGAGGTTCGATTCCTCCAAGGGCTTCAATTGTCTACTTGGTAGACGTTTTACTTTATTTAAGCGCTAACACATAGCGACCCGTTATTTACGGAGTGTCAGCCTATTTCTTTTTTAACAACAACTAAATTTTGTATTATAATGTACAAAACACTTGCAAAAATATTAAAATTACATGTTTGATATTAAAGGTGATAAGATATCTCTCAACAAAGAAGACCTTGCCATACCCCCATTTAAAGATCATTATAATGAAGCAAAGGACAAGGCTTTAGCATTGAAGGAGATTGAATACGTTGTATGGCTGTACAAGTGGAACACGCCTTATGAGGCATACCCGATTAATTAGAGAGCTTCCGTCGTGGCCAAGGATGTATTCAAAGACGATAAGTATCAACCTTCAGACGCCGTAAAGGTGCTAATTAAGCGATTTAACGAGTTCTAGGAAACTCCTGGTACAAGACTCCTTAGCGCATCTTAGACAGCAGCAGAAGGGCTTATAGCAGCCTTAAATGACTACTCACAAGGTATGATGGACATAGACACTGCTATAAAGGTTACTAGAATATTAAAGGATGTAGGAAACATAGTTAAATCACTCGACATTGCTATGAAGCAGGCTAAAGCTGAACAACTTGATAGTGGTCGTGTTAAAGGTGGTGGTACTATAGGTTTATATGAAATGTAAATATGGTAGACTTTAATAAGAAGATCTACAATACTGACAAATTCAGGCAAGCTGCAATATTCTTTAAAGAGCACGGTTGTTATACATTAGCACCGCGTGGTACTACCGACTATGTACAATATTGGGACCGAGAAACAAAAAGATGTCTCAACGGTTATGTTGCTCCAGATGGAGACGCTATAACAGGGTACCACTACTTCTATTTAAATTACTGCCCTATCATGAAACTCGATGAAGTTGAATATATTGATAGGTACGGTAACAAAAGAAAGAGACGTGAGCGTATCTTTGGATTTCCTAGATTTTGGGATTACGACTATTATTACTTCAACGCAATAGAACAAGCAGAAGATGAAGGAAAACATATGGCAGTGCTTAAGTCACGTCAACGCGGATACTCTTTTAAGGGTGCCTCCATGCTCGTACGAAACTATGAACTTATTCCAGGATCAAAAAACTTTGCCGTTGCTTCAGAACAGAAGTTTTTAGTAGGAGATGGACTCCTTACTAAAGCATGGCAAATCATGGACTTTATAGACAAGAACACTGCCTGGTCTAAGCAAAGACTCACCTCTACTCGTATGGAGCGTGTGTCCGGATTCAAGATAAAAGATGAGTTCGGTAAAGAAACAGAACAAGGTTATTTATCAAGCATCACAGGAGTTACTCTTAAGAATGACCCTGAACGTATCCGTGGTACTCGTGGAAAACTTGTGCTATGGGAAGAAGGTGGTAAGTTCCCAAATCTGTTAACGGCGTGGCGTGTTGAACAACCTGCTGTAGAAACCGATGACGGTAGAGCATTCGGTCTTATGATAGCCTTTGGTACTGGTGGTACGGAAGGCGGCTAGTTTGACGGTCTTAAAGACTTGTTCTATCAACCAGATGCATATAACGTGTTAAGCTTTGACAACATCTGGGACGATGGTAGAGAACAGACAAAGTGTGGGTTCTTCGTGCCTTCATGGAGCAATATGGAAGGAGAAGACAAGGACGGGCTACCTTTAATGGACGATGACGGAAACAGTTTAAAACAACGAGCTGTAGACGAATTGATATACCAACGTAACAAGATTAAAGACGGTGGAGCTACATAGCAATCCATCGACCGTTTTATATCAGAACGCCCATTAAAGCCACAGGAAGCCGTACTTGAACTTGGTAAGAACATATTCCCAAGAAAGATGTTAATGGATTAGTTGACTAGAATACGCACCAATACTAAACTGGCTAACATGAAACATATAGTAGATCTTAGCTGGGATGGTAATGGAAACGTAGTGGCAACAGAAAAGAAGTCCGGAGATATAACAACATATCATTTGAAGAAAGATGATAAACCAGAAGGATCTATAGTCATATGGGAATACCCGATTAAAGATCCTCCGTTTGGTTTGTATATTGGAGGATGTGACCCATACGATCACGACGAATCGTTTACGAACTCTTTGGGTTCTACTTTTATATTTAAACGAGTAAAAGCTGGAGAAGCCTGGAATGACGTAATTGTAGCAGAATATTCTGGCAGACCTGCGACAGCAGAGGAATACTACGAGAATGTACGCAAGCTATTGATGTTTTATAATGCTAGGTTGTTGTTTGAGAATGAACGTAAGGGTATATACCCATACTTCACAAACAAACATTGTGATTACCTACTTGCGGATTAGCCAGACAAAATAATCACAGAGATATTTAAAGACAGCAAAGTACAAAGAAGAAAAGGCTGTCATATGACAAAAGCCATACGAGCTTATGGGGAAGGTCTTATATTGGAGTGGCTACTTGAAGAATATGAACCAGGACACCCAAATATAGAACGAGTTTACAGCGAACCTTTGATTGAAGAACTTATAGAAAATGATGGTGTAAAGAACGTTGACCGACTGATAGCTTTGTGTATGGTAATGATATATCGTGAGGAATTGTACTAGATTAAAGTACAAGCTCATAAAGAACAGAATAAATAGGTCGAGTTGTTTGAAACTCCATTGTTCGGCTCACATTATTGGGACGATGTTGGAGTATAGGAACCTGATCCAATATTTTAGTTTTAAACATGAATAGCTTAAAATTAGTAAAAGGTAACGACTTTACAACAATCATAGAAGTAAAGGCGTATAAATATAATGGCGAAGAGATAACAGACTTCGATCTAGGACAATGTACCGATATCAAGGTTAGATATAAGGTTGAAAGTAGCACCAAAGACGTAACAGATTTTGAGGTGTTAGAAAACAACAAACTTCAAATAACCTGGGACGGACCAAGTCTATCTTTAGGTAAATACACCTTGGAAGTTATCGGTAAACTCAACGGATTAGATTGGAGGTTCTACGATAAGGAGCCAATCTTTACAATAGTCAATACAAACTCTGAAGCCGTAATACCACAAAACTCTATCGTTAGGGAAGATGTGTATAGCATAGATAAATCTGCCGTATACGTAATCTACCCGAAAGGTGACACTGGACCACGAGGGCCTATTGGTCCAAGAGGTCGTCAAGGTGAACAAGGACCTGCTGGAGAAAACGGAAAAGATGGACAAGATGGTAAAGATGGTCTTTAGGGTCCTGCTGGACCACAAGGCCCTTAGGGTATACAAGGCCCTCCTGGTGTTGTTGACACTACACAGTTCTATACAAAGACTCAGGTGGATGATATAGTAGATGACGTAATTGCTAGAATACCAACAGATGGTAATTGGGTGTTCGGTGATTCTTTCCCAGTTACATTCTATAAGGAAATTAACCTTGACGAATATGCCAAACTCACAGATCTTTAGGCAGCTATTGCAGAAATAGAAGTGTCTGCTGGACCTAAGGGCGATAAAGGTGATAAGGGCGATAAAGGTGATACTGGTGAACAAGGTCCTGCTGGACAAGACGGCATAACCCCCGTAGTGATTGTACACACAACACAGAATGGTAATGCAGTAACCTTTAGTTACGGAACTGGAGACAACAGAAACGCGTCATTCGAAATACTAGATGGTATACAAGGACCTAAGGGTGATAAAGGAGACAAAGGAGATACAGGCGAAACCGGTCTACAAGGACCTCAAGGAGTCTAGGGAGAACAAGGACCAAAAGGAGATAAAGGAGATCCTGGTACTAACGGTACAAATGGGACAAATGGACAAGACGGACAGGACGGTGCTGATGGGCAAGATGGAATAACTCCACACATCGATTCTACTACCGGTAATTGGTTCATAGGCGATACCGATACTGGTGTACACGCACAAGGACCACAAGGTCCACAAGGACCTGCTGGATCTGGATCTAGCGGTATACAACAAGTACAAGCAGACTGGACATAGAGCGATAACACTGCCGTAGATTATATAAAGAACAAACCAGCAATACCTGTAGTTTCTACTGCTGGAATAAGTGGATCTTATAATGATCTTACAGATAAACCAGTGATACCTGCAGCAGTTACAGAATCTACTGTTGCTGGATGGGGATTTACAAAGAACGCTGGTACATCTACATTCTCAGGGTCATACAACGACCTTACAGATAAACCAAGTATCCCAACAAATGTTAGTTCGCTTACAAATGATGCTAATTATATTACTGGAATGGTTATCTTAAGCTACGGTAGTTCTACATGGGATGATTTTATTTCAGCTTATAGTGCAAATAAAGTTGTATATTGTAGAGCATCATCTAATTCTAATCCGGCATCGGGTTCACAAACCAGACTAGCGTTTATGGCTTATGTAAATAACGCTTCTAGTCCAACAGAAGTAGAGTTTTAGTATTATCGTTCAGTATAGACACATAGTGATAATCAATAGGGAGATTAGGTGTTTGTATATAAACTTGGTAGTAATGGAACATGGACTGTTACTACCCGCAACGCTTTTACAAAGATTGCTGCTGGTACTAATATGACAGGTTCTTACTCTAATGGGACATTAACTTTAAATGCAGCAAGTTCATCATCTACTGATTTAACTGGTTATGCAACAGAATCCTGGGTTTAGCAATAGGGATATCTTACTTCTCATTAGGACATAAGCGGTAAAGCAAATAGTGCGGATCTTGCAACAGTTGCAACATCTGGAAGCTACACAGATCTTACAAATAAACCTTCACTTAGTGATATAACTTCACAAAAACTAAGTGTTGGGGGATCTGGCACTACAACAATGTTAGAAATCAATTCTGATAGTTCTAGTAGTATTGTATTTAATGGTAAAAACGTTCAAAACAACAGTTCTACTAATATAATGTTGATGCCTGCTAGTACTGCCAACAGCCTAATGTTTCTTTTTCCAAACAAAACTAGTGCAAATAGTCCATATACTTTAGCAACTACCTCAGATATTCCTAGTACAACTGGTATGGTTACATCTAGTACATCAGGATTAAAAATCGAAGTTGTATAGTCATTGCCAGCTAGTCCAGATTCTAATACAATTTATATAGTATAGTCAGTATCATGAACGGATTTGATTTAAGTACAATAACAGGAATTTATGTTGGTAGTGTACAATATAGTGCAATATATTATGGAGCTACTAAAATATGGCCGTCTGGAGGAGTAACACCGCCTGCGCACGATTATTCGTTGGATTATTTTACTATTACTTCATTAGATGATAATAATGAAATTCAACTGAGGTCTTATAACGAGTATGGTTATTAGACGTTTTCGATACTTGCTTCAACAGATAATGGTGAAACATGGACAGAAGTTGTAGAGTCTTCTTATGGCAGAGAAATTGCTACGTTGAATGAAGGAGAATCAGTAATAATAAAAAAAGGTAGTGAGGCTTGGGGTGCAGAAGACATCTAGCCCCATTTTACATCTACTGGTAGATATAGTGTTAGTGGCAATATAATGTCTTTAATATACGGAGATAATTTTACTGGACAAACATAGTTCTTAAGTGGATCAACCAACGTGTTTTAGTATATGTTCCGTGAAAATTCATACTTGATTGATGCACAACATTTGATATTGCCGGCCACAACATTGGTTGAAGGTTGTTATCAGGGTATGTTTTCTGATTGTGAGTTATTAACAACTGCACCTGAGTTACCTGCTACTACACTTGCAGACCGTTGTTATTATGGTATGTTCCGAAGTTGTTCAGGATTAACAACAGCACCTGCACTCCCTGCTACTACACTCGCAAGTAATTGTTATTCAAATATGTTCGTTGGTTGTACATCATTAACAACCGCACCTGAGTTACCTGCAACTACACTTACAAATAATTGTTATTATGGTATGTTCCAAGATTGTACGTCATTAAATTATATTAAATGTTTGGCTACTTATATATCTGCATATAATTGTACATATCGTTGGGTTGCTGACGTAGCCTCATCTGGAACATTTGTTAAAGATTCTACAATGACTTCCTGGACTACAGGAGATAATGGTATACCAACGAATTGGGCCGTCACGTATGTAGGGTCAACTGGACTACAGTGGTCTTCAAGTACTTATGACTATACTTTAAATAATGTATTTACTGCTCCGACATTAACTAACCCAAACAACTTGACTGTAACGTATTCGTCTTCAAATACTTCTGTAGCAACTATAGACAGTTCTACTGGAACGATTACTCTACAAGGTACAGGTACTACTACAATATCGGCAGCATTTGCTGGGGATGATAATTATAATGCACAAACAGTTACTTACACACTAACTGTGTCTAAAGCAAATGCAGGGTTGTCTTGGTCAACTGATACCAAAACACAACTGCTTAGCGAAACATTTGATGCTCCTACTTTAAGTAATCCAAACAGTTTGACAGTTACGTATTCTTCATCTGATGCTTCTGTAGCAACTATTAATTCTTCAACAGGAGTTGTTACGATAAACGATGCTGGAAACACGACGATATCTGCTACATTTGCTGGAAACAGTGTATATAATTCACAAATTGTATCGTATACATTAAATGTTGTGGCTAGTTTGACTAAAGACTGGGGCGTCGACGCGGTTAACGAATACACTCCAGACATCAATAGAAGTTATATAACCGACGTTTCTAATTTGACAGCCGATAAGATGACTGTAAATTATGTTAAACCTGACGGTACTTCAGGATCGTTCCAATCAAGGTTCTTACGCACATCAAATTCTTATGGCAATCCTAATCAAGGAATTTCCGGATTTAGAACTTGGATAAACCATTATGTAAGTAGTTATGGTAACAAAATCAGTTGTTGGGATGATATTAGTTCAAATACTACTATATTGACAACATGGGCTAATACAACTGGTGTACAAGTTGCTTATGGGTGGATGTCTGATTTATCAACATCAGGTCAAAATTGGGGTGATAAATATACAACCAAGAAAATTGGAGCATTTAAAAATTGTAACTTACTTGGTGTAATTGTTATGGATGGGGATTTAGTTAAACCTGAACAATATTGTAATGTGTCTGTCAAAGCGTGGGATGGCAGTCAAATGACTAATGACGGTCGCCCTTGTGTGTCATTTGATGCAAACACCACAATTAATGCTAAAGGCGCATTGATTGCTATTGTATATACTGAAAATTAAATAAAAGCCTAATTAACAATGATAAGAATAGAAGACAACTTATATAACTCTTCGTTTCCTCAGCAAAAGGTATCTCTCAAAAAGAAGGACGAGAAATGGCAACATGACTGTGTCAATTATATAATTGGCGAGAGTGATGTTACATCTGGTGGTGGATAGACCAAGACCAGATTCGGAGAGATACAAACATATTACAACTTATATAATAGTATATTTGACGAAAAGGATTTTAAGAGAATAACAAATCCGTTTAAAGTTGAAGACGGGTTCCCAGCAACACCGCAAGACTTTAACATAATTCGTCCAAAAGTAGATCTTCTAATCGGTGAGGAAACGAAACGACCTCTTAACTTTCGCGTAGTTAGGACGTCACAAGAAGCTGCTTCTGAGCTACAAGAGAAAGCTAAGCAGATGCTATTGAACTACATAATGGCTTCAATCACAGCAAGAATGGGCGAAGAAGAAGCTATACAATTTTAGCAGCAGCTCCAAAGTGGTGAGATTATGCCACCAGAAGAGATTGCTAAATACATGAATAAGGAGTATAAAGATGTAGTAGAAAACACAGCGTACCATGCTCTTGCGTATCTTAGCGAGAAGCTTTCTATTGATAACGAGTTTATTAAAGGTTGGAAAGACGCCCTTATTGCTGGCACTGAGATTTATTATGTAGGCATTAATAACAGTGAGCCCTATCTTGAGCGGGTTAATCCCCTCTTCTTCTCGTACGACAAAAGCCCAGACTTAGAGTTTATAGAAGACGGAAGTTGGTGCTGCAGAAGAATGAGGATGCCTATCACATAGATATACGATAGGTATTACGATAAACTCACTGAGAAGGATTTATCTAAACTTGAAGAAATGATGACAGGTAGACCTTCTAACGATATGGGCGATAAAGATCCAGTAGACGACTTCAATCACATCAATATTCGTATATACGATAATCCAATGTTTGATTAGAAGACTAGACATGCAGTAAACGTATGGCACTGCTGTTGGAAGTCGTTTAAGAAGATCTTCTATGTCACAATGCTCGATGAAGCAGGACAACCACAAATAGAGATAGCCGACGAGTCTTACAAAAAGACCGGTATGGAGCTCAGTGTTGAGCCAGATTGGATTGTAGAAGTGTGGGAGGGCTATAGAGCAGGTACTGATTTGTATTTCGGTATACAACCTCTTGAGTACCAACATGTAAGTATAGACAATCCTAATTCATAGAAACTCCCATATACAGGAGCTGTGTATAGTGATACCAATAGCAAACCTAGATCACTCGTAAGTATTCTAAAGCCTTTACAGTACATGTATATAGTACTGTGGTATAGACTGGAGCTTGCTATAGGTAGAGATAAGGGTAAAGTTGTAACCATGGATATTACGTAGATACCTAAGTCCATGAACATTACACCTGACAGATGGTTACATTATCTATCTTCAGTTGGTGTCAACTTCATCAACCCTTATGAAGAAGGCTGGAACATCCCAGGACGCGAGGGTGGTAAACCTGCACAATTCAACCAAATGGCAGCATTAGATCTTACGATGTCTAATGTCATAGGCGAATATATACAGCTTATGGATAAGATCGAATAGCTGGCTGGTACGATTTCAGGTATTACCGAACAGCGAATGGGTGAGATAAGCACTCGTGAGCTGGTAGGCAACGTAGAGAGATCTGTAGTACAATCTTCAAATATCACAGAGCCTCTGTTCTGGACTCACAACCAATGTAAACGTAGAGCACTCAACATGCTCTTAAACACAGCTAAAGGTGCTTGGGAACAGACAGGTAAGAAGAAGTTGTCATACATATTTGACAACGGAGAACGTGCTTTCTTAGATATAGATCCTAAGTTCTACTTTGAAGATATGGATGTGTTTGTAAGTGATACTACTAAAGACGTAGAGAACTTACAGAAACTGCAGCAGCTTATACAACCAGCTATGCAGAATGGTGCATCGCTCTTAGAAGCTGCAGAAGTACTTACTACAGATAATCTCAACTTGCTTAAACAGAAACTTCAAGAGATGCAAGAGCGTCAAGAAGAAGCTGTTAGACAGCAACAAGAAGCTGAGCAACAGCAGGCTATACAGATTCAGCAAATGCAGAATGAGCAACGTGAACAAGAACTTATGCTTGAAGAAGCTAAGATGGAGCTTGAACGCTATAAGATAGATGCTGACAATCAGACTAAGATTGCTGTAGCTGAGATATCTGCTTATCGTGGTACTGAAGAGAAGGATGCTAATCAGAATGGCATACCAGATCCTATGGAGATTGCTAAAGACGCTACTCAACAGCGTAAGATAGCTTCTGATGAATATACTAAGCGTTATGAAGCTAGACAAAAGCGTGAGATAGAAGATCAGAAGATCAAGCTTGAACGTGAGCGTATGCAGCATGAGATGGAGTTACAGAAACAAAAGGACAAGGCAGCTGAAGAACGTGAACGTATTAAAGCAAGAGCTGCAATCCGTAACAAAGTATCAGGGGAGAAGTAATTATGAGAAAGGATCCTACTGAATTTAGAGAAAGGTTTAAGAGGTGGAAAGCCGGTGAACGAGTATACGACTCCGGCTATGCTACTCCTACAATGAAAGAAGAATCCGACTACAGAGCGTGGAAAGAAACGTTATCTTGGTAGGACTACAAATCAGTTCCTGCATATGACGATGGTAAAACACCTGAAGAAACCTATTATGGAAAACGTCTTCCAGATGTGACTATAGAAGCACCTAAGGTAAATCCTTATGTATATTACGACGGATTTGGTAATGCGGCTACTATAGATAGTAATGGGCGTAGAGTTTTGCATGATGCAAAAACTTTTAATGCTACAGGATTTTATGCTCTTCCAAGTGCTGAAGAATATGAGAAGTAGCGGTTGTATCAGCACAAACTAACTGATCCTAATCATGCGTACGAATTTGGAAATGCTGTTAGAGGTTTAGTTGAAACATTGGTTACCGCACCAATGTTTGACGTTGCGTCAGAACCTATAGGAGAAGCTGTAGGGTGGGCGACAAACAAAGCACTTTCTGCTATAGCAAAATCAAAATGGTTGCCAATGCAATATATAAGATACGGGCTCGGCAAACTCTATAACAAAGCAGTTGGAAAAAACGTAGAACTTCCAATAATGTATAGAAAAATAAAAACGTTACCAGAAGTTCAAAATGGCAAAGTGTCATTTACAAATCCTGAAAACAGGTTCTCTTTTATAAATGGCGAGGCGTCGCCTCCTATTACAAACGTTACTACTGACATGGGAGTACTATCACATTCTTCTGGAGATTGGGATGATGCATTAACATTAGCAACATCTAGCAAGCGGTTACTTGGAAAAAATGTAGTTTCTACAAAACCTATGGATACGTTTGTGTACGGTCAAAGAGTCGCAGTTCCTGTAAACGACACATATTTGATAAGCGGCATACCGGAAGAATTACAGTTTGCCAATTTAAATGGGTTTCGTACAATAACAAATGACGCACTATAGTAGGCATATGAAAATGTAATGTCTGGAACAAAAACATTAAAACAAGGGAGATTTAATCTAATAAAACAAAATTGGAAACCGTACGCAGAAGCGCAAACTAAGTTAACAAGGTCCAATTTTAAATCTCCTACTATTGACGATTATAGATTTATGGATTATGTGTTTAACCCAGAATATGCCAGCGACGTGTATCCAATGTACGAAACTTTAGAACAGTTGATTAAAAATCACCCAGGGTTTGGTGCAATAGTAGGAAATGCGTAGAACAGAATGTATTTGCAAGATCGTTCAAAATTCGGTCAAGTTCTATATGACCCGACCCCGTCTGTAGAAGCTCAGTTTAGAAAAAAGCTTGGAATAGATCTTAAGAAATACGTTCCAATAAATTCACCGAATCGATATTTAGGTTGGAACCCTTCTTACGATTTTATTTATAACACATCGTTTAAAAAATGATTTATGATAGCATCACATGATACTAGCACATGTTCTCTACTTAAGAACAACATAAAGAAACCGTTCTTTAATTTGGTAGATGGAATGTGGGCAACACAAGATGTATCCATACTCTCACAATATAGAGACTATGGGGTACGCTACTTCGACTTTAGAGTAGCTAGAGATAAGAACAAGTGGAGGATGTGTCACGGGTTAGTAGAGTTTACATACTCGTTTAACACATTGGAAGACTTGTGTAAGAATATGAAGAAGACTTTCCCAAAAGCATATTATAGAATATTGCTGGAGAAAGGTTCTAAGAAAGACGAACAACTTTTTGAAGAGCAATCTAAAGGGTTGGGTAAATACTCAAAGCTCGATTGGATTGTGATCAAGAAAGGATGGAAGACAATTAAGCCTAGTAAGTTTAATATAGTAGACTATACTTGTAAACTAAATACAGCTAAAGAAATCTTTAGTATGACAAAGTATGGGTTCTCTATTGAGAACTGGGCTAAGAAGAATAATCCGCGGATCACGGATGAAATGATCCTTGATAAAGATACAGTTTATTTTTATGATTATGTAAATATAAACAACAACGAGTAACTTAATTATTTAAATAATTATGGCAAAAAAGAAAAGCGATATACCATCTGCATTTGAAAGTGCTATGAACGATCTCGGTTTTGGTGGTGCTGACATTGAAGGAGGCGTAACCAACATGGACGTTCAAGATCAGTTTGTAGATGTGGAAGATATTGATGACAACAACAAACCAGATGATACAAAGTCTGAGGAAAACAAACCTGAGGATAAAGCTGACGAAAATGTAGATAAACATGATGACGACAGTGAAATCCCAGAAGAGGTGTTGAACTAGATGGCTGACCTTATGAAAGATGCTAACAAGGGCCAGGAGGACGAAACAGAAGATACTCCAGACGAAGACGTTACCGAAGCTGATGTCGTAGAAGCACAGCAAGTAGGTGCCCTGTTTGACGCTGTTGCGGAATCATTTGGTTGGAATACCGCAGATATTAAAGATGACGACAAACCAGTTACGGTTGAAGGTCTTACAGATTATCTGCGTAAAGTAGTAGAAGAGAACTCCGTTCCTGAATACGCAGACGAACGTATTCAACAGCTCGATGAGTATGTAAAGAACGGGGGCAATTTTGAAGACTTCTACGCTGCTCAGCAGCAACAGATCAACTATGATAAGCTTGATCTGGAAGACGAAGGAACTCAAAAAGCAGTTGTACGAGATTTCCTCAAGATGAGCGGTTATACAGATCAGCAAATAGATAGCAAGATCAACCGCTATGAAGATGCAGGAATGCTTGAAGATGAAGCTACAGAAGCTGCACAACGACTTAAGGCTATTAGAGCACAACAAGTTAAGCAGCTCCACGATCAGCAAGAAGAATATAAAAAGAAACAGTTGGCTGATCAAAAGAAGTTTTATGACGATATGACCAATGCTATTTCTAATCTGTCTGATATCAGAGGATTGGCAATACCTAAGGAAGATCGTAAAGCATTGTTTGATTACATCTTCAAAGTAGATCAAGACGGTTTGTCACAATATCAGAAAGACTTCTAGGCAAATCTTTCAAAGAACCTTATCGAGTCTGCATATTTTACTATGAAGGCTGACAAACTGATTCAAGAAGCTAAAAATCAAGGACAGACTACAGCTGCACAAAAGCTTAAACAAATGTTGAGGCATACTAGTAAAAATCATTCTAGTTACAATGCCCAAGAAGAAAAACAACGTCCAGCATGGGAAATTGCGTCAAAATTCCTTTGATGGCTAATATGAATCAATTAATTAATTATGAATAATAGTTTTTTGAATAACATTCAACTTTATCGCGGACGTCGTTTCAGCGATCTCGTTGATGAAAACATGATTTCAAACGCACTTCTGACAAAACCTCATGAGGTATCTGGTTTGCTGTCATTAGTATTTGGTACAAAGGACGATGGTGTATCAACTGCAATCGATCTTATTACTGGTGGTCTTGGTAAGACTATGATCATCGAGAACCGTGAATATGAGTGGTCTGTAATGATCGACAGCGATCATGCAGTTAACATTCGTTGGGTCAAAGGTCTCGTTAACGGATCTATGGCAGAGATCACTGCTGCTAACTATGCTAATGCTACTGCAGGTCTCAACAACTCTCCAATCTACATTGGTTGTGAAGAGCGTTGGTTTGGTCCAGGTGCAATCCTTTCATTGGATGATGTAAACTATCAGGTTCGTATCAACGGTGTTCCTTATCAGGATGGCTCAACTTGGGTATACGAGTGCTATGTAGCTGATGGTTTCTCTGGTTCTTATATTCCTGGTGAATTCCTTCTCCCTGGCCGTCAAGTAAGCCGTATCGGTTCTGCTTACGAAGAGTACAGCGATGAGGCAGATATCATCAACTATCAGACTCCATTCAAGATGCGTAACCACCTTCAGACTGTACGTCTCACCTATGATATCACTGGTGATGCTTACAGCACTGTTTTGGCTATTGCATTGACAGATCCTGAGACTGGTAAGAAGTCTTATCTCTGGGCTGACTATCAGTATTGGAAGGCTCTCCGTGAGTGGAAGAAGAGAGAAGAGACTATGCTTCTGTTCTCTAAGAGCAACCGTAACGCTGACGGTACTTATACATTGAAGGGAACTAACGGACGTCCTGTTCCTGTAAGTGCAGGTCTGTTCGAGCAGATCGCTCCAGCAAACGTACGTTACTATACTCACCTTACTGCAGAACTTCTTGAGGACTACCTCTTCGATCTCTGCTACAACATCCTCGGCACTAACGAGCGTAAGTTCATCGCTCTTACTGGTGAGATGGGTATCCGTGAGTTCGACCGTATCTTGAAGGAGAAGGTAGCAAGCTTCAACCTTATCGATACTACATTCGTAACTGGTTCAGGTCAGAACCTTACACTCGGTGGACAGTTTACTACTTACAAGATGACTAACGGTATTGAGCTTACTCTCAAGCGTTGTGCACTCTTTGACAACATGGAGCTCTTCCGTCAGCTTCACCCACTGACAGGCAAACCACTCATGTCTTATACTTTCCTCTTCGTTGATCTTGGTCAGCGTGATGGACAGGCTAACGTTGTTAAGGTTTGTCGTAAGGGTCGTGAATTCGTACAGTGGTACACTGGTGGTTCTGTAGCACCTAACGGATATGCTAACAGCATCACTACATTGCGTTCTAACAGCCGTGATGGTTACCAGGTTCACTTCCTTGGTGAAATGGGTATTATGCTGCGTAACCCACTGTCTTGCGGTATTCTCTACTGCGATGCAGAAGATGCAGAAATTTCAAACAGCAGCGACGTAATGATCGGTGCGTAATATCACTATAAAAGAATAAGGTTTGGCGGGGTGAAACGTATAGATAGTAGCCCCGCATAAAACCGCTATTACAACTCTAAGTAATTATGGTAGTTGAATTAAAAATCAAGAAAAAGAATCCCTGGGCTGGTTTGGTAAAGTATAAATCATGTTTTGATTACATTGCTCCATATTATACAAGATCTGGGTCGATTTATACAGGTTTGACACCTGAAGATGAAAAATATTTTGAGAAAGCTCTTGGTTATGCAGAAGGTACTCTTGCACGTACTAGTGATTTCTGGACTACATTCTGCGTTAAGGTTGGTTCAAGAAGCGTAATTCTTGACGACTCTTATCCACGCCAAGCAATGATCATTAAGTTCCTTAGTGGACATAAACGTGTAGCTACTTCACTCGATAAGCTAGATGCAGGTAAGGATTACCTGTTGATTAACCGTGAAGCTGAGGCTATCGAAACTAACAAGATTAATAAGATCCGTCGTGAAGCTATTAAAGAGTTTGATAAACTCAGCTTGGATCAGATGCGCAAGTGCTTGCGTATTCTCGGTATCGGTGGATCTAACATGTCTAACGAAGTTGTTGAGTCTACATTGTTTAATCGCATCGATAAGAATCCTAAGGAATTCTTTGAGAAATGGGTAGACAACAAGTCTAAGGAAACTGAATTCTTGTTGGAAGAAGCTATTGCTAAGGGTGTGATCCGTAAAGAACGCACACAGTATTATTATGGTACTGAGATGTTCGCTGATTCGCTTGCAGACGCAATTGCTTATCTGGATGCTAAGAAGAACCAAGATCTCAAGCTTTCTATCATCAATCAAGTAGAAAATAAGTAATAAAACATAACGACATATGACGTATAGTGATATATACACTAAATTTTTAATCGAATATGACAAGCAGAATATTACTTCGTCATATCCGTCGCTAACTGTATACGAGATAGGTACGATTCTTGATAAAGCTTATCTTGCTCTTATTGCACAAAAGCTCACAGGTAATAATCCTAGACGTGCTCCATTCGAAATAGACATCAAAGCTATTGAAGATCTGAGACCGTTGATTAAAACTACAGAACCTATACCTGGTGATATAGATTATAACACCCAGGTTAGCAATGTCACGCCATACGAATTATCAATACCAGATTATCTGTATTTCGTAAACGCGAAGATATACACAGAGATCGACGATCGTGTAGGAGCGGGCAAACGTATAACAAAGGATCCGATCAGGCTTGTAAATCACGCTCAATTTGATAACTTTGTTGCATCTTCTTCTAACATCCCGTGGATAAAAACCCCTGTCGGATGTCTCGAAGGAAACCACTTATTAGTAGCGACAGACCCGTTTACAGGTTATATTGATCCGCAAACAGATGTCGATTTCGGAAAGAAATATCCGTATGACGCATATCACGGAGGTGTTATAATTACGTATGTTAAACGTCCTCAACCTTTTATTTTGGAGGACGATAGCGATGCGTTTCATGGACACGTGGTAAACGGACAAAACGTTCAATACGAGTTTGAGCTTAATGACAGCATGGCAGAAGAGCTTATCAACCTTGCGATAGTGATGGCATTAGAGACCGTCGAATCTCCTCGTTTACAAATGAAAGAACAAACTAGAGCACTTGAATCATGACACTACTCGAAACCAGAAAATTAGGCATAGAGTTCGAAAGACGGCTCTAGGCACTTGATCCTCAATTTGAGGTGAATCGAAAACTAGATACTGAAACAATTTACGCTTATCTTAACGAAGCACAGCGTCAACTATTTAATCAGTTGTATGCGCAGGCTATTACCACTCCTTCTGGCACAGAATAGTCCAAATACATAAGTAGTGTATTAGGCATGCTCATAACTCGTGCACAGTTGGATGACAGTACTAGTACTACTGACGAATATGAAAGTAGCAACGATAATAAAAACAACAGTTTATATTATAACTTACCTGACGATTATTTCGCATACATAAGATCAAATAGTGAAATTCTTTCTACAATAACTCCACATCAGAGTAACAAACGAGTATAGAACTTGTTTCTTAGACACGAAGACTTCTCTCGTTATGTGAATGAATATTTTGATGAAGGCATTATTCTTCGTAGACCGATTGCGGTTATAGACGAAAACAAGCTCCATTTGATCTGTGATAAGTATACTACTATATTTCATGTTGTTTTGTATTATTACAGACTTCCAAAGAACATGAGTCTGTTTACAGAAACCCCGTGTGAGATGCCATACGTATGCTTCGAACAACTAGTAGAAACTGCAGTACAGCTTTATTTAACTTATGCTAAAGGGCAATTGGATGCAGAAAAAGAAGCAGCACAAAAAGAACAGAAGCGTAGACAAAAAGAAGATGAACAATGACGAACATAGAAATAGTAGCAAACTTTGAACGCGAAATAAATAAACTTGACGACGTTATTGGGAAGCCTGCTATAGACGATTCATTGTTCTGGTTGAATCAAGGTGTACACAAATTCATAAAGCTTAGATTCAATGGTGACTTTGTTCATCACACTGGAGTAGAAGAAACAGAGAAACGTAGATCAGATTTGATTAACTTGTTTGTAACAGAAGATCTGACTCCGGTTAGCACAGACGATGCAAACCCATCTTACAATAGTTATGAATATGAATATCCACAATAGTTCATGTTTGTACTAAATGAAGATGTGATAATAAGCGACAATGACGGTGGACATAAGATGAACACTTGTGTGTTTGAATGTACTCGTGATAGTTTTATGTATCGCGTGAATAATAGTCTTACAGACTTTCATTATAAGAATCACAGAGCAAGACCATTACGTGTGAGAAACTCTAATGGATGCTCTCTACTTACTGATAAAAACTATCAGATTGAGAAGTATACACTGGGATACATTCGTAAACCAGCTGAAATAGTTCTTGGAGATCAATATGATCAAGAGTACCCTGATTTCCAAGATACAACTATGTATGAGATTATTAAAATGGCAGCTCAGATGTATCTGGAAAACCAGAGTGAAGAGCGTTATAAGTCTCTTACTCAAGAGGTACTCACTCAAGAATAAAAATAAATTTTAACGTGGAAACCCCAGCTAGTTAGGTCTAGCCTTGTGTATAGGGGGAGTAGAAAAAATTTAAGAAATTATGATTACATATGTAAATACAGTGCTTGTAAGCAACGTTAGCGGTACTAATGTAGCAAGCGCTCTTACTAATACAAACGGTGCTGACAATGGAAAGTACGTTGTAATAAACGCTGATACTAACGCTATAATAAGCACTGCTGAAGGAATGGATGCAACGGTTAAGCGTATCAAGGTTGGTATGTTTACTGGTGAAACTTCACACTTTGTTAACCCTCAGACAAAGGTTAGCAGCACAGTACCAGTTATTCGCTGGTCTAACATCATCAATCGTGATGATATAAAGAAGTTCTCTAAGTTGAGCAAAACATCTGCTGTTGTAACTGAGGATTCTGTTAGTCTTAACTTCAGAAGTATCCCTTCTACAGTTACTAACAAGTGGGCTGAAGGTGGAAAGCGTATTATCGTACGTCTTACTTTCAAAGATCTTCCAACTCGTTATCGCAAGTGGACTGAGAGCTATGAGTACGTAACAGTTGCAGGTGACACAGTTAACTCGATTGTTAAAGGCATTGTAAACCTTATTAACAAGCAAGTAAAACGCGCTCGTGTTATAGCATCTCTTGGTACTGCTTCTGCTGGTTCAAATGCTGGAGACCCAGACACAATTGCTGCTACAGCTTCTGGTTCTGAGAGTGGAGCCAACGCTGTTATTTTGACAGCAATGCCTTATGACGACGATAACAGTGCAGAAAGCCTCAACCGTTTTGATAAGGTTCGCTTCAACGCTAACATTTATTGGACTGATCCTGCAGCTGAAGGATGGGCTGCTTTGAACAAGAACTTCCCACAGGGTTTGATCATCACTAAGACTCCTGGATTCCAGTATGCTGCTTCTGGTAAGCTTGTACGTGATCGTGAGCAGGCTGCTCTTGGTTACATGGGCATCCTGAACCATGGTGAAGGCACTTGGCCAATTGTACAACCTGCTATGAACGTCAATATCGCCGAGAACTACAATGCGGTAACTCTCGAATTCGAGAACATGTATCACACTGCAGATGATCTGATGCGTAAGACTAAGCAGACTGTAGAGTTGTATTTCTTGGGCAACTTCGGTAGCACTAACACAATTGATGCAATTCTTGCTGCATTTGCTGGCGCAGTTGAAAAGCCTGTTTATACTGGCCCTGCTTATCAACCAGCTGATGCTGAAACTGAGGACTTTAGCGCGTAAACTGATTGACTATGCAGACGGAGAATAAGATAACTGCAATGCTAAAGTCTGACGTTAAAATAAACGTTAGACTTGTTGGAGAAGATCAATCACATACAGTTAATATCCAATCCGTTGATGCTTATTTCATACATAAAGATTTACGTATAAAGGCTGAAGAAAACAAAAAGCATTTCAAGTTCCTACGTAGATATCCTATTGAACCTTGTGTAAACAATCTGAGATCTACAATATGTTGCTTGAACAATCCTGGTATTTACGGGTATAACACAAGGCCAGTTGGCACTTGTGCACCCGTATACGCAGGTTTTGGAGTTGCTCCATTTGCTAAGAACCATAGATTCTTACAAACTGGACCAGATGTGGTAAAAGCTGCAGTCTACTATACTGCAGACAGATCTACAGTAGAGATATATTTCCCAGCAGTATTACAGAAGAAAGCTGGTGAATACGATTTGGTAATCAATGCTAGACTGTATGACAGTAATTACCACTTCAATAATATTCGAGTAGTTTCTGTTAGTTATGAGTCTATTGTAACATTAACTCCAACTGCTACTGGTTTCCCCAGTGGTATTTCAGATATAGAGATCAATGGTGATAGTACTATCATACCAGATGATCCGGATCAGCCTATAGAATATGATGGAAATGACAGGTATCTGGAGAGTGCAGTGTTGAACAGAGGTGATAATGGAACAGAAGTATTGTTTGATTTGGCAAACAGTGACGATGATGTTACGCTTAACATCTCTGAACTGGTTGACTGGTATGAAGGAGATTGAGTATGGAACTAAAATTGGAACGCGCCTGGAAAAAGGACACTTACACGATAGGGAATCTTTACGTTAACGGAGTTTGGTTCTGTAACACTTGTGAAGATAAAGACAGAGGGCTTAAGTCTACTATGAGTCTTGATGAGATTAAGAAGATCAAGATTTATTCTCAGACTGCTATTCCTACTGGCAAATACAAAGTTGCCATGGATGCTGTCAGTCCTAAGTTCAATCAGAAACAGTTTTATAGAGATGTATGTGGTGGTAAAGTGCCAAGAGTGCTTAATGTGCCAGGTTATGACGGTATACTGATTCATGTAGGCACTAAAGCAACACAGTCAGCAGGCTGTATCTTGGTAGGCCATAATAAGGTTAAAGGCGGTTTGACCAACAGTAAAGAGGTATTTATAACGCTTTATGAGTTGATGAAACACGCTAGCGATAGAGGTGAGAGTATAACTATAACAATAGAATAAGCCATGAAAGATTGGAGAAATAAGACTCAGTATGCTACAGCAGTGATTGCTGCATTGAGTGGTATTACTTTAGCGTTTGTTCAATACTTTTAGACTGGCGATCTTACCAGCGGAATTCTCGGATATGTCGGTGAAGTATTAGTATTTGCTGCTGGTGTATTCGGAACTACCATGTACGTAAACGATAGAGTAAGTGAATTGAAAACTTTTGTAAAAAAGACCAATGGAATTGATGACGATACTGATGTGGTTTAAGAACCACTATAAGATCGTTTTAAAGGCTGTTTTCGCGCTCGCTATTGCATTTTTATGCTTTTGGTGTATAAACTTACATAAAGAGAATAAAAAGCTCTCAGAGAGCTTAGAATTAGCTCAGAATAATGTTGAAGCCTACTAGGGGTTGTTTACCAATTCCTAGCAGGCTTTAAATGTTTTAAAGCTAGACATGGAAGAACTACAGCAGTCAAACGATTCAATATTACGCAAAATGGACAGCGTAATGCGAGAAAATAAAATAAAACCTAAACAAGTTGCAACCGCTGCAACTCAAACCTAGGTTATCAACGTTATAGCTAGTAAGGAGGTAGGAGGTGAGATATTAGTTAAAGATACTACATATAGCGATAGTATCAAATATAATGACCTTACTACTGTATACTACACTATAGGTAAAGACACTGTTAGTGTAGGTCTAGATGTAAAGAATGAGTAGTACTTATTCGTATATCATACTAGAGAGTATAAAAACAAGAAATCATTTATAAAGCGACTCTTTACTTGGGACTTTAAGAAGGTTGACAGATATAAGTATGACATAGTAAATACTAACGACCTACTAAAGACATCTGATGTAAGAGTCATAGAAGCAAAATAAAATGAAGTATATTACTCTACAAGAAATAATAGACGATATACTTCTCCTTGTTAGAAACAACAACATAAGCGAAAGTGAAGACCTATCTAGAGCGTAGATTGGTTTATGGGTTCGTGCTTATCGTAGACAGCTGTGGAAAGAACGTAAAGATGCGTTAAAAGCTTAGATAAAACAGCTGAAGTAGATGTCTTTACAAGCGTTGTTAGATGCGCTAGATGAGGATTATTTCTACGTAAAAGAAACAGAACATGAGCTAGAACCAGTAGAACTACGCGATGGGTCTTTTAGTTATACTAGAAGAACTAGAGACACTTTCGAAGGTTTGATGGACGACGCGAGATCTAGTATCTTAGCTGTACATGATGCTGACGGGGAGAATATACAATTAATGAACCATATTCGTAGACATTACCACAATAATCGTAAGTATACATTTGGGGAGCTTACTGCATACTACATGCCTACAGATAAGCATGTATATGTACAAGGTTTACAAGATCAAGGGATCCTCCAATATGTTTATGTACTAGGTCTATACGAAAAAGAAGACGAAGAGGACGGAGGAGATGGTGATGACGACGATAATGACCTGGATGAAAACAATATTAAGATTCCAGCATGGATGGTCCCAGGAATTAAAGAAAGGATATTGAAGAATGAATTGGCGTTCATGCTTAATAGACCTAGCGATGATAGCAATAACTCAACGTTAGCTAGTGTAAAACCAAATGGACCACAAGATCAAGAAAAATAAAAAAGCGTACACGTTTAGTGATATGTATCGTAATTTAGCCATAGACGTGCCATACAGCCTCTACATTCGCATATTAGATGAAATGTGTAATGTTATTCTAGATCACGTCTTAAATCGCTCTGAGGGCTTTAAAATGCCCTTTGGCTTAGGGTTTATTTAGATAGGCAAATATAAACCAAAATCATTTGACAGTTCTTCATTGTCTGTAGATTATAAGGCGAGCAAAGAACTAGGAAAAACGATATATCACCTCAACGAACACTCAAACATGTTTAAATATCGAATGCACTGGTCTAGGATCCCCTAGACCTTTCCTGATAGATATAGGTATTAGTTGTGTTTGGTTAGAGAAAATAAACGGTATTTGGCTTAGTTGATATTCAATAAACAAGATTATTTAGAAATAAATGATATACAATTATACAAAGTGTGAATCAGTCATTGCTAAAATTATGGCTGATTTAGATTCTTCAGAAGTAGCATAGCGTACTACAGACATACGTGAATGGATCTTTGAAGCCGTAGACAAGATTGGTGCTCCTATGTAGTATATCAGTAAAGAGGCCGTATTTGAAGTATAGGATCATCAAATTCCACTTCCAGATGGTCTATAGGTGCTAGATGGAGCTGCTTATTCAGAGTCTCCTAAAGGTGGATTTAAACTGATGAATAAGAATACTGGTGTGTTTAAAGAACCAAAGCGGAGACCTCCGTTTCACCACCATCAACCTGAAGGACATAAGATCATAACATCATAGTCATAGTTCTATACTTTATAGGATCCCAAAGTCAAAGCATTGTATGAAGACAAGGGCGAAGTAAAGTATTTCATAAAGCCTGGTTGGTTAGTAGTAAATAGACCTACAGGATTTGTAAAGCTTGCATATAAAACAATAGCTACTGACGAAAGAGGATATCCTCTGATACCTGATACTACTTCATACCAAGAAGCTGTATACTGGTATGTAGTTATGAAGCTCAATTTCCCTAAACTGCTTAGCGGTGAGCTTGGCGGCAATGTAAGGAAAGGCGTTAATACAGGCTATACGTTGTACAGCTACATGCAACAGCAATGGAACTTCTATAGAAATCAAGCATATGCTGAAGCTATGATGCCTACTGCAGATGACATGGAAGCTATACGAAACGATTGGAACAAACTAGTTCCAGAATACGATTCAAGGCTCACTAACTTTGAAAATCAAAGTAGTAGAGAAACAATATTAAATGATTATTATTATGGATACTAATCGAAACGATGGACAGAATTATCAAATAAACACCTTCAACAAAGGTATGAATACGGATACAGCGTTAGATGCTGTTGCTGAAGGTCAATACATCTTCGGTTAGAACATCCGTATATCGAGCAACGTATTACTCGCAAATGACAATGCTAGACCAAATATCGATCCGAATAGTAAAGAGGGGTTGGTGACACCTATAATCATAGGTGAGGAAACGCCACTTATAACTTTGGGAAACGTCGACAGAATTCTTGCAACAGGATCAATTGGAAATATCGGTGTAGTCATAGTAAGATATATAGAAGACCCTGCTGTAGAATCAGTAGCGCGTAAATGGAAAGTATATAAGGTCGTTAAAGACGGCAATTGGTTAACACCTAGTATACTATATGAAAGCAAGAGTACTACAGATAAGGATAAGTTTTCCATAGTCTTAAACAAAGAACAGGAGGGCATAATCAAGTTATATATAGCTGACGGATACCACGGTATAATGCAATTGTTTGTGGAAGGTGGGACAAACCCAAATTATACAGATGACGATTTAGTGTCCGGCAAATACTTTCCTTCTGACAAAGCAATAATCAACGGTACTATTTCTGGTAAGTTAAAAACACAGCAAGTACAGTATACTTACAGATTCTACAAAAGGTATGGTATATTTAGCAAGCTTGCTCCGCTTACAAACAAGATACAAATAATCAACAGCAACAGAGATACAGAACAAGGAAACGCAGAAAACACCACTACAACAATAGGTATGTCATTGTCAATACCGTTGAATGACCAAATACATGACATGTTTGATCATTTGTAGCTGATACGTGTTTCTTATGTTGTTGCAGGACAAGTTCCAGAAATAAGTATTGTTAAAGACGTAATGCTCAAACCTGGTAACGCATTCGACATAGTTGATACCGGAGAGGATGCGTTATAGGAGTTAAGTCTAGATGAATTTGCAGCATTAAATACTCAAACATTGATACCAAAGGTTATAGAACAGAACCAAGGATATATGTTTGCTGCAAATGTGAAAGATGACACAGTGTTCACTGTAGGAAACGACATATCGTTATAGTTGGATGTTGCTATTAGCAATATTGTTGTAGAATCAGAAAACCAAATTGATAATATATACAGACCAATATTTTCATACAACCCTCCAAGCAGCAATAATTCTCCAGGCACTAACCATATTCAAGAGAATTTTTCGTTGACTGTACCAACAGTAGACAACTGGCATGGAGGAGATGGAAACAATACTAATCCAAATCAACAAGAGGACACGAATGCCGAATAGATTGCACAATTCATTGCAGAATTGACAACTACTGTCAACGAATCAGTAAATCACACCATTGATAATGTATATCACGTGGTATCTACAATAGATCAGGTCATAAACGATATAAGAACAAATCCGTTAAATAACTTTTCTGACAATGTTACAGGGTTTGGTATATAGGATTATTTATAGTCGTGTGGTATAGATATAAACAACTGCGGCAGTTACGATGACATGTTTGTGTCTAGTATGTGTAGGTCGTTAAAGCGCGGTGAAACATACCTTTATGGGTTGGTATTGTATAAAAAAGACGGTACTCATAGTGACGTTATATGTCAACAAGAAGTGACGATACCGACTGAAAAAATAATACCATCTTGGTATTACGACAACTCTACAAACACGTTGTTTGCGCTACCTATAGGTATCCACGCTACAGTAACAATACCGAACACTTATACTGACATTATAGGATATGAGATAGTAAGGTGTGAAAAAACTCCAGCAACTTCTAAGATGTTGTTAACGTCAATATTATCTAGACCTGTTAGTGAACCATTGGGAGACAACAAATATACACCAGCTTATCCTTAGTATATTTTAAATACGGCAAACACAGAATTGCACAATAGTGTTAGTGAAAATGATGCGGATTAGGTCTTGTCAGACATAATTTTGTATAGTGCCACAACAGCTGATTTTCTAGTAAAGCCACTCAGTTTGTTAAATGAATCTGACATGGTCGGGTTTACAAATCAAATTAATTCTGTAATCAACAGTTCGTACACCCCGATAATATCTACTACACCGACAGATTTTGCAACTGTTGTTTTCAATGCAATATAGGACGAGGATTTGCATCCTGGTCTACCAGGCGTTATATAGGACATATAGGACGCGGTGAACGAAGAAAACACACGACTGTATGTTTCAGATACTAATTCTGTAATAAGAGTTGCACAAACACAGCATACTTAGGACTTGGTATAGGTCTTTTCACCAGAAATATTATTTAGACGTCAAGATATACTAAACGTGTTGTCAAACAGTACGTTGAGTATGTCACCCGTATATCATACGGCGAATGCAGTATTTTATTCTGACACAACGAGTACAAATGCTGATCCAATTTAGTTATTTCCGGAACATATACCAACACAAAACTATAAAGACAAGCCAACAACCTGTGGCGTTTTTGATTATACACAGCTTTATGAGCTAGAAGCCGACGTTCCTACAATTTAGATAAAGCGTATAAAGGATGTCAAAAACGCATTGTGGTATTCTGGATTCTCGCAAATCGATACAAACTCTAGTGATTCCAGGATTGTAAACGGTGTAAAGTAGTACAAAACATATAATACGTCTATCGGCCAATACGAGTATGTAAATTGGGTTTGTAATGGATTATACGATTTGCCAATAAGTGCAGAAGAGGCAAAGAGCGATGTTCGGTTTGCAGATATAAGTAGTGATGAAGCCAAAGCGGGACTCAGGGTTTATAATGATGCGGTTCATTACGATTTTAAAACAAATTTCAATCCAACTAATAATACCGAATAGCATCCAAAGAATCCTATAGTACATGCTCCAATAGGGCCAGGCCCTATATGTTTTTTAGCTGAGCTTAGTGGAAACGGAAGTAGTTTTTCATATACGCTAGAATCGGAGGATTCTCCGGTTAGATATTTCCCAACTGCTATTGTTGTCAACATTATAAATAATTCTTTTAGTGAGTATACTGACGATCAGAAATTGTATACTCCGTATTATGGGTTTGGAAACTATCACGCATTGCCACAAACCGTTAATGAAAACCAGCCACGTGTTGGAAAAGCGATAGTATTTGATGGAGATGCGTATACAACGATGTGTGAGTTTGTCACAATGTTTAAAGCATACGATTTTAAGTCATTGAATGACAACATCATATCAAACCAATACATATGTAGAGCACCTATGGAATCTACAGTAAATACTTATTTTGATTACGGTATGAATTATCGTAATACATAGAATAAGAATCTACAGTTGGAACCTGGGTCTATTACGAATGTGACAACTCAAGACAGACCACTACATTAGTATAATTAGATATACTCAGACAATAACACTAGTGTTTCTGTATATACTGCACAACCATTGGAATCTAGAACTAACCAATTCCCACAGAGAATTTGTTATTCATAGCATAAAGACAACGGAGAACAGATAGATAGTTGGAACATCTTTAAACCTGTAGACTATATAGATGCAGATACTAGATATGGGGAAGTAACAAATCTACTTTCTGCAAACGATACCATATTCTTCTGGCAAAATAGAGCGTTTGGTAAATTAAGTGTAAATGAAAGATCCCTTATTACAGACAATAACAGCAATACTATCCAACTCGGTCAAGGTGGTGTGCTATAGCGTACAGACTATCTTAGCACTAAGTATGGTATGCGTCTAGAAGATTATTCTGCTATTAATACAGAAAACGGATTATTCTGGATAGACATCTTAAACAAAGCTGTTGTAGCTAATACACAAAACGGAGTTACTAATTACGGTGAGATGTTGAATGTACAAAACCTGATAAACAAGAACATAACGACAGATGTACCTGAAATTGATTATGACTTGTAGAACTCCGAATTATTATGTAAATGTTTTGGTGACAACCAGTTAATATTTAACACAAAGTACAATATAGCTACTGCAATATACAGTAGACCGTACGATAAGATGTTGTATTTTAACAACGTTTTGTATGGGTTAAACAAAACTATAAAATATAGATAGTTTAATTACTTGACTACTAATGGTGGTGAGTTATTATCGCCTACAGTTTTACAATTTGCAGTAAACAATAGTCCGTCACAAACGAAGGTGTTTGACAACCAAAAGATTGTTGTAGCAGCTAAAAATTGGAGTACTCCATACACACAACAGCTTGAATTCAAAACAGACGCAAATGCTGGAACAAGCAACGTTTCATTAGGTTGGTTACTAGACAACCAACAATTACCACTAGGAAGAGTAACAGATAGAGAGCATAACATATGTTATACCATTCCAAGAGAGTCTGGAGAAGATCCAAACTACAAAGTTACACCACAACTTCGTATGCGTGGTAAATGGATGACAGTAAAGATCACAGATGCTACTCCTAAATAGGACTTTGCAATCTCACATATAATAACTAAATTTAGACAATCTTACAGCTAATGAAAGGATTTGATAAAGCGTCTATGGTTAGACGTAATAAATTAATAAACAACTTACCAAGACATGATCTGGGTACTACACCTATAAATAGAGGTTATCAAAGCGCTAGCAATAGTATACCTTCACCTTTTGTTAGCTAGCCTGGGCAAAACCTATCATAGATGGTATCTGGATAGAGATAGGCCAACACTGCACAAATAGTTAATTCTGGTGCACAACTTGCAACACAAGCTAAAGGAATAGTAGATATTGGCAAACAGCTCAAAGATGGTGCATTTGGAAATGCTGAAAGTCTTGCAGCAAAAGGTACTGCAGCTGGGCTTAATGCAGTTGCTACAATACCTAGCGCAATGCAGTTGTATGACGCGATAAACACAAAAGGTTCTTTTGACGGTCTTGGTGGCAATGATCTCGACATGCTTGCATCTAGGAACACCGAATACCGAAATGGAGTGGCATATGAAAATGTTGGTAATGTAGATAGTAACAACATAATGAAAGCTGCTAGAGCACGAGAGTTCGGTGAGAATATGAATCTTACTACTAATGCCATAGGCACAGGAGCGGGAGTTGGAGCTACAATCGGCTCATTCTTCCCTGGAGCAGGAAACCTTATAGGTGCTGGTATAGGAGCTCTCGTAGGAGGTCTTGGTTCGTTGCTTGGGTGGAACAACGATGAGGTAAAAGAACAGCGTAGACGACTTCAAAATTGGCGTATTGCCAGTAATGCAGCTAACACCCAGAATGAGGCTGTAGCAAGCTCTAAGGGCCTTATGGGGGACTTCTACGCTACTCATGCTGACGAAGGACTCAGTCCTGCATATCTTAGCGGAGGGGAAACAAAAGTCAATACTGACGGTGAAGGTAATGTCACCAATTTTGAATATTTTCCAGTAACGCCAGCAACGCCAATGCACGCAGATAACATATTGACATCTGTTGGAGAAAATGATGGAGTTTTTGGTAGAATAAAAAATAAACGTACAGGAAGGATGTACATGACAGATGCTAGTAAAATAGTACACGATCCTACATTGCCAAAACCTGATAAAAACAACTTACTTACATAGTTGTTGTGGGAACAAGACATAGATTTAAAAGGAAAAAACGCGAATATGAAAATAGGAAGATTTGATCGAGGCAGATATATGGGACTACTCAGTATGATACCAGGTATCATGGAATGGGCTACTGGGTAGAAACAGGAGAATTATTATAAAACTCAACCACCTGCTGCAAACAACCCAGCTACTATAAATAACAACGCTGTCGCAGCATAGGCTAAATTAGATGCACTTCATTATTCTCCGTACAATCTGTATAGAAATTTGTACAGATTAAATAAACAATAGATATACAATCTAAATAACGCTAGCATATCTCCAGGAATGCGACAGGCCCTACGTAATCAGTATACTTCAGATCTTGCCTATCATCTTGCAGATATTAATTCACAAGCCCAATAGATAAATAATCAATACACAGCTAATGCAGCTAAGACAGCATTAGAAACTGGAGAAGCTGATGCACAGCGTAGAATGGCTGGTCAGACAGAGTACAATAAGGGTATTGCAAACGCTGTTGCAAGACAGCTTAAAGGTATAGAAACAGGATGGCAAACTAAACTTAAAGGCATCAATACGGCTTTTGGAAACTGGTTAAATAACTACTGGACTGATAGAACTATTGGTCTATATGACCAGCAAACTAGAGCAGAAATCGCAAAGATATTGGCTGGGATAAAAGATGATAAGAAACAGCAAGTTATTCAGCCTATAAAGAACAATTATACTACACCGATACGCGCTATTCCGTAGACTTTAGTATTCAACCCAAAAGCAGATAACGATCTCGCTAATGTTTACTACTGGATGAATTTAGGAAAGTAATTAAATTTAAATATGATACTAGGATATGAAGAACCAGTATAGATGCCTACAATGGACATCTATAGCACTGACCTCATGAAGATGTATATTGAAGGGGTCAGAGAACAATATAAAGAAGGCTTGGATGAGTACAAGGATTTCATGAAGCAGTATCAGGATTTCTATAGTAGTCTACCAGGAGCCAATGAGTATTGGTACAACAATACAATAAAACCAGCACAGGATCTTATCGCACAGGCTTCATCACAAGGAATAGATCTGTTTAAGTCACCAGAAGGTAGAGCTGCCATTCGCAATATGATGAACAGTGTACCACTTGGCAAACTAAAACAAGTACAAGCTGCTAGTGAAGACTATAATAAGTACCTGGACAGTGTTGGAAAACTTCAAGAGTAGGGCAAATATAACCCAGCTTTCCAAGATTTCATTCTTAACTAGATGTATCCAGGCGGATATCAGCTTGTAGATAGTAACGGGAATATTAATCCTTGGAAAACGAGAAGTGCTACGCCATATGAAGACATGACAGAGTATACAGCTCCTTGGTTTGAAGGCATGAAAGATAGTTATCTTGGTTCGACGCCTGATGGTAGATATAACCTTATCGGTATAAATGACGATGCTATGAGACCTATACTGGATCAAAATATGGCTGATTATATGGGTAGTCCACTGGGTCAATTCCATTTTCAACAGTTTGCTAATACATTACCGCCAGGTACTACTCCAGAATAGGCATTTAATGCTTTTTAGAACGAAATAATGGCTAAGAATCGTAGGATACAACACGTCGAAAGAGAAGCTGATCCATACGCTAAGGACGACCATTCTACAGCTAATGAGATACTAAAGGATAGAAAAAGACAGGCGTTACAGCATTATTATCACACTTTAGAACAGGGTTCAGATGGTAACGGAAACGGTAAGAAAATAAATGCACAATACAGCCATTATGTGGCAATAGATCAAGCAAGTGGCGGAATAATTGAAAAGTTATCTGGCATTAATCGTGGTATAGACCAAGAGTCTGGCAACGCTGTATATTATGTCACTAAAGCAGATGGCACCAATCTTCTAGTAACAGAGAAGGATGCTCAAAATATCGCTATACGGAATGCAAACCGCAATCTAACTGGAACCAAACACGTATTCGATATTTTAGCAGCAGAAGACGTTAGTGCATTACCAAATGCAGTACTCAGCGATACAAAAGGAGAGGACGATGTTGTGGATTGGAGTAAATTGAAGTCCAAAATATATTCAAAAAATTCTGTAGATATGTCGTCTGGGCATCAAAACTTAGTTGTTCGCGAAGATCTTCCAAACGAAGTATTGAGAAGGATTATAACAAATACGGACAGCGAGAAGGGCATTTAGTACAACGGCGTAACATACAAACTTTCTGGCGATCCGAAATCGACAAATAGATCAGCTGCTATTTGGGAAGGTGGCGGCGTATAGGGTGTTTATACAGAATATGAAATCCCAGTAACAAAAATTGTAAAACACGGTTGGCTAAGTTCGGATGACACAAAAAATACCACTGTAAAGTTTATATTAAAATGCGGAGAATATAAAATAGAGCCCACCAGTGGACAAAAAGTACCATCTGCTAAATGGTCCACATACATGAACGCCCAAGATAAAACCGTTTCTGGTAAGATAATGGGCAACAGTAAAGGTGTGACAGTAACAAACGTTATAGAATAATTATGAGAAAGCCTATAAGACCACTTAGAAAAAACCCGTATAATCTTTATAGCGAAGTTGCTACAGATAGAGAAGAAGCTTATCGTACAGCTTACGTAAAATAGAAATAGCGGGAGTATGAAGAAGCGGTTGCAGAATATGAAAAACAACAGCAAGCTGCCGCTAAAGCAAAGGGAGATGCCGAAAAAGACGCAGAAGAAAAAAAGGAAACAGGTAGATAGAGAGCAGCTGCTTAGGAAAGTGGCCAAACCACTAGTTCTTATGAATATAAACCACAATCACAAAAACCAAAAAAAGAGAATCCACAGTTACCAAAATCTGATATTGAAGACAAGTGGAACTTGGCAAAACAGGCACCCAATACAGAAAAATAGTGGCAACCTCTCGAAATTCCAGAAGCCGGCAGTCAACCAGTAAAAGTTTGGCCTACTACGTTTTATTCTGAAGAAGAACAGAATGAGTTTTTTGATAATCGTGCAAGAGTTCAAGCAGAATTATTGTTTTCTGACGAAATACGTAAAGCAGAATAGCAAAGAGATGCCGCAATTGCCGAGTATGATTTTCAAAGAACTAAATCATACGGAACTGGGCCAATGGCATCGATGTCAGCTGCAAATTTACCGGCATATGAAACTGCTGTTGAAAAAGCTAATGATAACCTTTAGCAAGTTTTAAAAAAGCGCGACCGCTATTTATAGACATTGCGAGATCTTACTAACACCAATAACATTTTTAGTGGACAACTTGCCAATACGATAAAGCAATCCGATGCGTATTTGGATCAAAAGTTCAAAACGAACACGGCTTTTAATGTTGCGATTGCAACGAAAAGGTTGGGTACATAGGATTATCATAACAAACTTTTGGATTATTCTATATAGAATAACAAATAGCTGGAATTAGGTAAACGCTTTATGGAACTGTAGGACTACTTGGAAACGAAGTAGATGCTCCCAAAAAAGATTACAGATTTGCCAAAAGATTTACAACCGGCCGCAATCGCCGCATTTACTAAAAATGGGAAATTGTTATTGGACGATGAAGAATTCGTAGATCAATTCAACGCCAACATGGTTGTTAAAAAGTCGCAATTTGATCAATTGTCTAATATTGCACAAGGTTTGGCAATGACTCCTGTAGAGTTGAGTAAAGAGTACCTTATGTAGAAAAAAGCAGAACTTGAAATACTGAAAGATCTGGAAAAAACTAACTACAAACCCGATAAATCTTTTTCTCAATATCTAAAATACACAAATTATGGAGAAGCTTCTCGTACACAACACGAAGAGGCTGTTGGTAAATATGATTCCGCTATTCGCTATATAGACAAAGCGTTGCGATACAAAGCCTTGTCAGATGCTGTATTGCGCGATAATGAGAATAGTAGTGGCGGTATTCTGACATTTGGTAGAGCTGTTTGGGAAGGATTGGCGACAGCATTTAATAATAATAGTATTGAAGAATTGCTTTCTAGGACCCTTAATTTGTGGACAGGGCTTCCTGATATTATAGATTCGAGAAGGGTGCTAAATGTCGCAGATAAATTGGAATCTGGAAAACCAATTACGGATGGTGAAAACACATTACTACAAGCGCTAGCCTTGGAAAATATTGCAGATTCACAATGGGGTAAAATATTGAGAGATAGTACCGCATACCGTTGGGGGCAGATAACAGCAGAGTCTATACGGTTTATGGCAGATTTTGTAGCAACAAGAGGGGCTCATACCGCAATTTTAAAGGGTACGAAGACTGCAGCAAAAGGGCTAGCAAAAAGCACTTCTAAGGTCTTAGAAAATGCAGCAATGAAGAACTTGGCAAAGTTTGGCAAAAGTCCGTTCCTTGCAAAGACTCGTGATTTTTTGACTACTTTGACTGGTGATGCACTATATGCTGCATTGTTGACCAATACAGCCGGTCTTAGAAATACAGCACAAGATATCAACGAATACCGTGCAGGAAATTTATAGTATAGCCAAGATGTGTTTGGAAACATCCAACCCGAGAAGTTTAATGATAGAATGAGTTCAGCGGGTGCGTTTTGGAAAACTGAAGGATTAAATTTCATTGAAAACTTCTCAGAAATGATGGGAGAATGGGGGATCGGAAGAGGAATACATGCCTTGTCAAAACGTTTACCAGGTCTTGGAAAGTTTTTAAGAAACGTTGAATTTGGGTATAAAAGAAACCTTGTAAATAACAATATAAATGCTGCCAAAAACTATTTACAGAACGGAATCTTGGAAAATAATACCCTTCTTGCAGCCTCTAAACTTTCAGAATATATACCCAGAATCGATAGAGTGTTCAATAGTCACGTTTTAAAGGCTGGACAGTTTCACGGATTCTTCGGAGAAGTTTCCGAAGAATATTATGCTATATTGTTACAACATTTGTTCAATTTGCAAAAAGGAGAGCAGTGGGGAGATTTGTGGAATGACGTAAAAAGCCAGTCTCTTGACATTTGGGGTGGTATAGCTGCGTCTACCGCACTTCTCAGTTCAATAGGCGTTGGAATTGCAGCTCGTAATCAATTGCGCTACGATAATGCTGTGGCCAATTTGAGACATGCGTACGGAGAAAAAAATGCAACAGAAATACAAAAAGCGTTACTCTTTGCAGATCCTGAATATATGGTCGACACTCTTATGGCCCTACAAGGACAATACGGGTTCGGAAAAGACAGAACGTCACCAGAAAGAATAAAGACCTTTTTTGAAAATGTGTACGATACCGTAAAAAACAGAGAAGCGTGGAAGAACGTCTCTAAGGAAGACGCTTTGATGGAATACTTTAAACGCCTTGTTGAATTACGAGGCGCTGTATACGGTGAAACAATAGTTAAAAAAGCAGTTGGCGAAAAAGCGCATTATATACAAAATGCAGCAAGAAAGGCTGGTTATGCTACTCCTTCTTATAAACAGTTACAGACGATTGGGACAGTGCAAAGAATGATAGCAGAAGACGTGAACCAGCTATTAGGCAGCGAAGAAGATCGAAAATTAGGAGTTGCTGCAATTTATAGCCAAAAATACGGTAGTAACATATTAAACGTTTTGAAGGCTATACAAAATGAAGAAATTCTAGTAAAAGTCGATTCAAATCAAGACAAACAAGCACAAATAGAATAGTTGTTAAACGGGTTTACTGCTTATCATAATGCGACTAGTGGGCTAGAAGCAATAGACGACGCACTAAATATGCTGTCGGAAGATCGTGCAAAAAAAGTCGCAGAAAGAGTAAAGGGCCTGGAAAATGTCAACACAAAAGACATTCGAGTTTTAACAAAATAGGTGCAAGGTGCTGAAGGATTGGAAGACCGTAACATCTTTTGGATAGACGGTGACATCAAAACTCAAGTAAACCAATCTGATATCGAATATGATGAAACGATATTATCCAAAAAAGACAAAGACGCTAAAATATTAGTTTCTGATGGTGCGGGAATGTATCAACTGGTTACACACAAAGACCTAAAAGGTTGGAAAATTGGTGACACAATACCAACATAGTCGTTTGTAACAGATGCTTATAATAGTGAACTGCGCAAAGAAAGAGACTTCAGAAACAAATATTTAGCAGAATTTCAGCAACCTGTAACTGGCGAGCAGAGACCTCTTGGCGACAAAAACATTACGATATTAGATGTAAGACCTGGTGGCAGTATTGTTTACAGTATTCAAAACGAAGATGGTAGTGGAACTGAGATATACAGTGCGGAAAATATAGAAAGTTTAAATAAACTTCTTGATAAAATACAACAAGGTAATGCACAGAACATCACTAATATGTTTGAGCAGGATGCTGCCAAATTAGTAGAGATGTACAAAGAGTGGGATGCAGAAGAAGCTGAATATTAGAAACGTCTTCAAGAGGGTGTTGTTGAACAAGAGGAAAATCAGATGGACGTTTTGGAAGATGACGCGGACGAACCAGATGAAGCTGACAAAGCAGTACAAAACGAAGGAGCAGCGCAAAACGAAAAACAAGAGGTATCAGAGCAGCCGATAAAAGTCGAACCGTAGGTGCAGAATCCGCAACCAGTAGAATAGAATCCGAATCCACAACCTGTAGAAAATGAAGTCAAAGAAGAGCCAGCTGTAAAATAGGATAAAAAACCTAAAGCACGAAAATCACGAACCAAACTGATACAATATGGCGACAGCATGTCATTTGACCAGTTGAAGGAGTTTGTTGAAGAATATAAAAATATTCGTATTGCAACTACTGGATACCATCACATAATAGAAATAAACGAAGGTGGTAAAACGAGGTGGCGTTTAGCAAAACGAGTACACGACGTATTAAAGCCGATAAAATAGAAAGACTCTGAAGATGAAGCGTTTTAGAAAAATTATAGCAGGTTATAGGATGCAGTTGTTGTAGAAGGGACTAGATATGTATTTGATAACTTATTTAAAACAGCAAAAGACGTTGTATACGAATTGGCAAACGACCATTATGACAACAAAATAGCAAGACAACGATTTATAGATGGCAAAATCGATAGTCTGAAATTAGACAAGTACAAAGAATACCTAGAAAAGTTCCCAGAGGATTTAGATGAAGTTATAACAGCTCTTGCACACATACTTTCTGATAGTGCTGGTCCATCGGTTATTGCTGGACAACTATATGACACTATAAAGAGGGCTTATTTAGATGATTCTACAGACAACATTTCTTATGACGACGAAAACCTAACTGTTTATTATTTCGGAAAAGATGCTCATATAAGCAATTTTATAAGTAAGGACGCGTTTAACATAATAATCGAGGGTTGGGATGAAGAAGTAGATGGTTCTGTAATACATCATCCAGGATTAAAAGACGTTAAAGCTTATTATAAAAGTATAGGTTGGAGATTATGTACAACTCCTCATATTTTGTATGGCTATTTTTCTATTAACGACAAAACAGAACTTATAGCAGGAGAGCCTGACTGTCTGGCTTTAGATAAAGACGGGCATGTTCAAATAATAGATTTTAAAACATACAATGGCGACACAAGAGATGGTGCACCATATCACTATTTCGATTATGAAGAGCCGAAGTTAATAGGAACGGGTACAGAAATTACAAATGATTTGTATATAAAACGGTATGATTCAGATCTTGGGTTGTAGGTACAGTAGTATGCAGAACAACAGGCTTACTATAAAGCACTATTAGTTCAAAACGGAATCACTCCGTCTGGTGCATATTTACAGTTTTCGGAAATCCAGTATTCTAAAGATGAAGCAAATACTCACATTTTCATAAACGAAGAATAGGCCAAAAAGACTTTGTTTATGCACGACGGATAGCCAATTTTAGAAGATGTGGATGTAGAAAAAATAGATGATGATAAAAATCCGCTTCGTGCATGGGTGCAAGACTCCTTTTTGACAAAGGTTCGAAGTCTTGTCGCGAACTCAGCGACAGAAAGAGTCAAGCAGTAGGTTCGTGTATGGAGAGAGCGGTTGAAAGTGTATTTAGACAACGGCGATCTTTCAGAATCTGCTAAACAAAAAATAAAAGAATTTATAGATCTTGCAAACCAATTTAATAGAAATAAACGTGGGATAAATTACGCAAGAGTAGAGGCAGAGTTTAATATTTGTTTAGAGCGTGCTGAAGAGGAAATAAACTACAAAAAAGAGTTTGAACAAAAGTTAGATAATGCAATACAGACATTGCAACGTGCACATGGTCTTGCCGTATTTAATCCAGTTGAGTTTTTAAAGAGTTAGATAGATGAGTTAATAGCTGCCGCATTCCCTTATTATAAAAAAACAGTAAGCGGGGATCTTATGATGGTTTGGCCAACATTGACAAATGATCAAGAATTAGATAGTGGTTTAACAGATCTCATAAAGCAGACTGTAAACTCGATGATTGTTGCAGAATGGGCGCTAAAACAAGAATAGTATAAAGACAACCAAGCTATACTGTATTATGCAAATCAATTGTATGATTTTATTCCTGATGAAAATCAAAACAAATATTTCCACGATACTATAATGAATGCTGTAAATTCAGTATAGCTTTAGATCGACGCTGATATCGCAGACGAACAAGACGTTAACGCTTACAGAGTTACAGGTCTTTCGTACGGTAGTGAAGATGGACCTTGGAAAGATAGAAAAGATACCATCAGAAATTCTACAGCAACTTCTAAATCTGGAATCGTTCATAAGTTAAACGAATTTACAAGTGATTACGCATTCTTGTCTGACGCCAGATTTTTTATTCAACGCAAGGAGTCTTCTAAAAAGGAAGGACCACAATTTGAAGTAGTTGTTGAATATGATGTAAACGGAGAAACTCTTGTATTTACTCCTATAAACGTGTGGTTTGGACAATCTGGAAGTAAAAAGAAAGGTGAAAAGTTCACAGAAGCTGCAAACAAATTGCGGCAAATGTTGAACGACAAAATAAAGGATGGAGAACGTGTTAAAATAAACAATAAGAGAATAAAACGTTCGTTTGGTGACTTTATAGTATCTGAAAACCCAGAACCACTTACTCAAGAAAAAATAACAAACCTTACTGGGTTATTAGATATCCATGATTTGAAATACAACTCGTTTGGATACGATATAGGTATTACAAGAGTCGTTGCATCAAAAAACGGAATAGCAAGAGTTGTTGTATAGACACCACAAGGTGCAGATGGAGGACGTAAAACGCTGTATTAGTATACAGGCAACAACAAAAAATCTGCGCCAATGGCTGGTGGTGTTGTACTGTTACACAAAGTCGTACGCGATGAAACAAAAGACTTTGAACGTTCTCAAGAAAATATAATCCCTATAAACTTGGAATCTGCTACATTTAATAAAAAAACAGCTACGTTTGTAGCGTCTTTGTTAAAATAGATAATCCAGGACGGAGAAGATGCAAAATATAAAGACACTGACATAAGTGTAAAAGAGATCATAGAGTATTTTATACCATATGGCGAAAACGTAAGCAAAAAAGGGAAAACTTTGTTGCACGTGTATACAAAGGGGTCTACTGTATTCTTACGAGGAAAAATAAAAGGTGCTGTCGATAGTGGTAAATTAATCAACGAGGTGCCATTTGATTTTAACTATAAAGATGCCGATGGTAAAACCGGAATGGATTATTTTATAGATCATTTGGTCAACAATGGAGTAAAGGTGAACATCGACGAAGAGTTTATGAAATTAGACTCTGTTGAAGATCGTGGCCCATTGACATTTGGAGATACCGGAATCAAGATAGACGAGACCGATGAGGATATTAGTGGAGTTGCGTGGCTGATTAAAAACAAATTCTTACTTACTAGTTTTTAGGGGCTGCATGCGCCTCTTATATCTTTTGTAGAATCTGATGACTTTTTGGACGAAGAACAAACACCAGAAGAGATTGAACAGACTGTTGTAGATAAAGATGTTGATGAGTTTGATAGCGCGTTTGAATAGTTTGACAAAGAACAAAATAACGAACGCCCTGGAGAGGATCCTATTCCAGAAAGCACACAACCGGTATTGAATAGTATTGTCAGCCTGCAAGATGCTGATGGTACGATAGACGAAGAACAGGTTAGACAAAGAACGCTGCAATTATGTGGAGACGTTACTGTGAAATTTCAAGACGAAGTTTTAAAGTTTTTGGCAAACGGAGTTGCTGTTGCTGAATGCGGAGAAGACATGTTTAGATATTCTAGATTAGCCAAAAATGGTACAGAATGGCACGAATGTTTTCATAGGATTTTGGAGTTCTTAGTAGACGAAAAGACTCGTAAAAACGCATACAAAAGGTATCGTAGAAAATTCGGACAGTCTCTGACAGACAAAGAAATCACTGAAAAAGCAGCAAACGAATTCTGGTGGTTTGTAGAAAACAGACCGACTATTAGTTGGCGTGGAGTGTTTAGCAAGGATGTTTTGCAGAATTTAAAACATTGGTATGACTTTTTCACCAAAATCGGAAGTTACGGTTTGTATAAGTTGTATAAAAATGCAGCTGCTGGAAAATATGCTAATGCAAAAATAACAGAAGAAGCAAGACAAAGGTGGCGTGAACTCACAAAAAATACCGACGGCGTTTTGTATTCTACATTTAGTGCAAACGGAATTAACTTTGAATACATCAAAAATAACAACGAATATCAAGCTGTATTGTAGACAATTGTTTCACAGCTATTAGACCCATAGTTTTATCCTCAGTATGATCAAGTTCTTGACCCAACCGGTAAAGATTTAAAAAATATACACCTTACTGCAGATATGATAAGGCGTTCTAAATTGTTTATTGGTAGCAATGGTATTCTTAGAGATGGTAGATACACAAAAGAAGCACGACAGAAGTTGTCAGAAGCACTTGGATTAGGTGTAAAGGACAAGAAGGTTGTAAAAGTAAACGACAATCTTGAGCGTGTATTGGACGACATTCTCCGCAAGCTTGGAGAGTTTAGTGCACAACAGAAAAAGTTAGAAACAAAATTTACCAAAAAAGGAAAACATAGCCAAATTCAAAAAGTACAAGAACAAGAGCCAGTTGTAGCTGATGAGCTTGGTGAAGAAGTACGCATTGCAGCATCTCCGATAGAATACCGTACATACGACGCACAATCTAATGAGTTTGAACCAATAGTTAGGGCATCTGCACGTGTCAAGTTTTTCTTTGCTAGAATACCTGATATGCGCCCAGAATCGTATATTACCCCAGAAGGTCAGGTTCGTATAGCAAGTGTTCAAAAAACAAATGAAGCTGGACTTCCGTAGTATATGGACTTCAAAGAAGCATGGGCGATGGTACTTAATAAAGTGCACGATTGTAGAACTATTGTACAACTACGAGATAGGCTAAAATTGTTAAGTTAGGTCGATTAGAGGTTCGTTAAAGTTTGGGAAAACTACGAGAAGATGTTGAAAAAGGCCTTCGGTGAAAACTACTTAAGAGATGACCAGCGACTTGGTGCCATAAAAGATAACAATGCTGCAGGACTGGCTGTAGACATTGCACAAAGTGTATGTTTGGCAAAAAACGTACCGTATGTTGCACAAAGTTACCAGACACGCAAGGATTCTGAATATTTTGGTGCAGTCAGAATTATGGAAGCCAGTATGGAGTATCAAGTCCGCGATATAAAGAAACAATGGTCATCTGCGTTCAACTCTGGTAAATTAGACGTTATTGGTCGTAAACAAAACGGAGATTTGTATGTTACTGACAGCTAGCTAAAAAAACTAAAAGATGTTCATACTGTACTTTCTGCAATCTTAAAATTGTTTTCTCCTAGTTCTGACGTAAAGAAAGGATGGGAAACCTTCGTTCTTACAGAAAAGCTATTGAAAACATATAAGAATAAGGACAATGGCGGTAAATTGGATATATTATACGAAAATGGAAACCCAGTATATGAAAAAAAGTAGTGGAAATTTGACGATATTGATGTAAACGACCATGTTCAATTACAAGCACTTAAAAAAGCTCTTATTGGGGCATTAAACGCACTTGGAATAACCATTGAAGTTGAAGATATTGACTTTTATCTGCAAGACGTTTATGGAAGTGTTGACACATCAGCAGTGAAGTCGTTCTTTTCTGGACGGCAAGGTATCGGTCTAACAACGATCCGAAAAAAAGTTGGCAGTATCATAAATTCAGTTGGAGACGGTAGAAGCACTTTCCAATATTCCAGTTATCGTAATATATGGTCATACCAAAAAGGAGATAAGACTAACTATAACTCAATGCTAGATACATTAGCTACGGCCAAATTCAGAAGATCGTCTGCAGAAATTCAGTTATCGTATTTGACTATATAGGGAAAACGAGTATATGCTATGAGCGAGCATAACCCAATAACAGATATCTTGGACGATTTGAAAGATCTTAATTCTGACACCCTCGATAATTTGTTAGCAGACCCTTATTATAGGACAAAAACAGGAAAGTCTTTTTCTGGTTCTAGGGCATTATCGTATCTTAAGTCTTCTATCGATAAGTATAAAAGGGCTATTGATACAAGGCGTACAAATCAGACAGAGGCTGAGCGTGCAAATGAAGTATATAAGGCTTGGATTGAATTAAAAAGTCGTTTTGATCAGATAAAGTTCAACCCTGTACCAGGACTCAAAACAGACGAACGCGGTAGTAGAGGTGTGGAATATCTAGAGTTCTCAGAACAAGATGACGTTGTTACAAAATTTGGACTTTTAGCACATAACGACATCATAATGGAACCAAATTCAGATAAAACCACATGGGGTGCTGTTCACATGCCAAGTGAATTTGGTGCATTCGGCATAGATTGGGCGGTAGACGATAGTGTTGACACTCACGATAGAAACCAGAAAGCGATTTTAAAATTAATAGATCAACTAAAACTTGGAACGCATCGTATCACTGCTACACCTGAAGAAAAATTGTTGAAGCTGAATTATAAGTTTGACGATTCTGTTATTGACTAGTTTATACAATACGCACAATGTGAATACGATTCCGCTGTTTATCAGTTATAGCATTATAAGGATTATTTTAAAAACGGAAAACACGACTCAGAGTTGATTAACAATTTTGATAGTGCTTACATTGAAAGTGTAGACAAATAGTTTAAAAAAGAGGGGCTTATACAGGGCGCAATGCTTTCTACTTTCACCGGCATAATCGATGATGACGGTAACTTTGTTAGTTTTGTAAATATAAAAGGTAATGACGACACTATTAACATAATCGGGGCTGTTGAACAAGAAAATCTGAATAAAGCAAACGAACTGTTTTTTAGTCAATCTTTAGAAAGAAAACGTGAGCTGATGAATCGATTGCTTTCTTATCAGTTGCAAAAAGAACTAGAGTATCTAGATAGTATACGATTACTGTCCTTAGATAAGGATACTATGATTGTTAAAAACAACGGTTTGGATATAAAAAAGGTAAGAAGACTCAAAAAGGTTATAGATGCTAGAAACGAACTTGACAAACAACCAGATAAAAGAACAATAAAGATTGACAGCGATTCTGAAGATCCAGCACCTTGGTAGATTTATAATGCAGTATCCGTCAAAGAAGATGACGCACAGCTTGATTCTGATGCTACGATAATGTATGTTGCTGACATGGTTGCAAAATCACAAATGTCACATCAAGAATTTTTGAGAATGTTCTCAGGAAATCTGTGTTACTATGCTTGGAAATTTGACAGAGATGGAGATTTGGTAAATACAACTGATGACTATTTCAAACGACTCGGAGGTCTTGTGTCAACTGGTTCTCATAATATACTCGACATATTTCCAGATATCTGGTATACTTGCGCTGAAATGACCGATACTAAATTATAGGCAGGGATTTTTGAACCATTCAAAAAAGATGCTTATATACAAGATCTGCGCAAAAGAGTTGCGCAACAAATGTATGCCATGCATACAGTTGATGGCAAATCTGTACCAATTACTGTAGATAATCAAAAACGTTATGCTGTTGAAGTATAGGCAATTGTCGATAAAATAAATTCGTTTGGAGGAGATGTCGAAAAACTAGAAAAAGAGTTAAAGAAATTATATAAAGACCAATAGTACAAATTATATTTGGATGCTGGTTATAAATCGGATCGACTCGAAGAAATAGAACAACAGATAGAAAGGAATGTAAACGGTCTTATACAATCTATACAGAAAAATGCACAACAGAATGTTTCTGCATTGGAGAACGTTAATACTACAGACGGTGCCACATTCATAAGTGACAAGTTTTATGAAATGCTGTTGCGTGCTATAGGTAAGTGGGACGATGAGATAGCGGAGGCATTTTAGATATTAAGAAGTCTTGGTGATTATGAAAAAAAGCCTATAACCGAATAGCAAATTCGTGGTATTGGAATGAATGCTACAGAGGCTTATAATATCATATATAATGCCATGATTGGCACACAAAAATATACTGCATTTGGAACACGTCCTGTACGTTGTAAATATAAAGGAAAAGATTATATTAGAAACGAACAATATTTTGATAAAACTGCGTATTTTATAGTATTTGATTCTATGGCTACTGGCCATATGAAAGCAGTCATTCAAAAAATGAAAGAAGAGAAAGTTGACGTGTTAAAAACGAACTCTGGAATAAAAGTTGGTGGTAGAGTTAGAAAAAAGGGTGCAGTAGACTGTAACAGTAACACGTTTAAACAGTGGGATGAAGATCCAGGCTCTTATGATAAGTTTAAGTTTACTACATATAAACAGTCATTAAAACAACTTAGAAAACAGTTCAATACTGATCCAAAGGACAACGTCGAAATGACTCTTGGTTCACAGTATCAGAAGGTTGTAATGTTGTTGTTACATGCTGGACAAAAATATACGGTAGATGGAAAAGAGTTAGACGCGACAGACATTCGTGACGAAATAATGGACTGTTACAAAAAGATCGCAGACGCTGGAAAACTCAAACACGATTAGAAATTTTACAAAAAAGGTGAGTTAGATGTAGAAAAATTCTTAAAAATCTTAAGTAAGCAAATTGAAGATCGTGGTGCGAATGACCAACTACGAAAATATCTCAGTGTAGAAGAACTCAAAGACGGTAAAAAAAGAATAAAATTACCGCTTGCTGCTTTACCTAGCACAGAATGGATTCAAAGTATTGTGGTATCTGATATAAATAAGGATATTATCGACGTAAATACTCCAGGATAGGCTTTTTATCAGCGACCTGCTTGGGCTATGGAAGGTACTATGAGTGCAGCGCTTGGCGCTAAATTTAAGCAAAAAGAATGGGGTTATACACTGTACCATGGTGCTCAATTGGAGGCTGTGAATGAAATAGGATCTATGGATGTTGTACTGTCTATTGACTTCTTTAATTATCTTTTTCCACCTCGTCTTAAAAACCAGACACATGAGGCAAAAAAGGCGTGGTTGATAAAAAACGGTATAATTAGTGGTTTTATAAAAGAAAGTGATATACGGGAAGAAGGCACAGACGTAGGATTTCCACCTGAAGAATGCAAATTGGTCGATGGAAAGTGGTGGCATAATGCAAGAACTAACATTATTGGTTATCGTATACCAACACAGGCACCATCATCAATACACGCAATGAGGTGCGTAGATGTGGTAGTCGCTGTTCGAGACACCATAATAATGCCAAACGATATCACAGCAATCACAGGTTCTGACTTCGATATCGATAAATTCTTTTTGAGCACGTTTTTCTATAATTCTCGTTTGCCAGAAGACATAAAATCGAAAATGGATGAAATTCTCTCTACTTTCGAAGATGGTAAATATTAGACAGAAGAAGATTTGCGTAAAGAATACAAAGAAGCAGAAGAAAATGGAGACAATGAGCGAGTTAATCAACTTTCAAAACCTCTTATTGAATTAGAAAAACTGTGGAATTATTCACATTTGACTAAACAATTTGATTCAAATACCAACGCTAAAGAATACTACTGTAACAGACTTTTGGATTTACAAATAGCATTGTTGACAACAAATGATAAAAACATGTTGCAGTTACAGGGTTCTATTGATGTTGACAAGAATATGTTTTCGGAAGTGGCAGACGAGATTAGGTTTAAACACGGTGCACAAAAACCAATGCCTTTTGATCACACTGCGTTGAGAACAGCAGTTAGAGCAAAACGTTAGTTTTCTACATTCAAACAAGGTATCGGACCGTTCGCATTAAATAACAATAACTATGTGTTTACGTTGTTATACGATGTAGAATTTGCAGATAGCGAAGGTATCTTAAAAGACTTAAATCTGCTCAGTTTGCATGAACGTACCGACAAAAACGGTTATTCAATTTCGTCGTGGATTTCTGGACTTATCACTATCCATGTGGATGGTGTTAAGGACCCAATTGTTACTTATTTGGGTATTAACGAATACAGCTACAATCTTACGGCATTACTTGTTCGTACCGGTTTTGGAAAAGACACTTTGTATTTCCTTACACAACCGATCATGGAAGACATATATAGTGCTTACGATGAAGCTGCTGGTGTTTACAACCAAAAAGAAGGAATTCCAAAATATCGTAGAACAAACGATAAAATAAATGCGTTTATAACGGAATATCTCAGATCTCGTATTTAGGAATACAACAAACTAAACATCGAACACAAACTTGCAGACGCTTCAAAAATACGTACCATTGTAAGTGCACGTGAACAATATGGCACCTATTTCGAAGGTCGATATGGCGTTAATATGTCTACGGCTATAAGAAATATGATGAACAATATCGGTAGTGTTAACGTACTCAAACTATTTGCTACTACAGATGAACAGATGCTGATCGGCAAATATTATGATATAGGGTTAGCACAAAAAATACAGTATGAAGATCTACAAGCTCTTGTTGCAATAGCAAACCTATAGTTGTAGGAAAAAGCAAGGTCTCTTTCGGATTTGGTACAGTACACTAAGATTGATACTAAAAAACACGGAAAAACAGTCTCGCAGCAATAGGCGTACCTCGATAAAATGTTTAAACTGAAAGCTAGTGACGCATTTAAAAATGTAGATAAAATGTTAGAAAGTAGTTTTATTTAGCACAAAACAGAATTGGCAATAAATACTACTACTAAATTTTTGTCAACACAGGTATTGGAAGCAACACCTGGTTTTAGAAAAACTTTAAATAGTGTTGTCGAATATTTAAATTCGCCTAGAAGAGATGAAGGGTTTATGTCCGATGTGTCCGACATGATAATTGCTAAATTGAGATCTAGTTATTTCTTTGATGGATTAGGCTGTTATTGTGAACGTAGAGGTATCAACCCAAGAGCATTGTTACTTGGTGACAATTTAACGCCATCTATATTTGAACAGCTTCAGTCTATTTAGAACGAACTTGCAAATGTCAATAGTTCTAAGTATTGGAGCGTAAGAGATTCAAATGGTAGGTGTAATAATTACCTGTTGAATAATCTTGTACCGCACACTGTTGCAGATCCTTTATCCATAATCAGTAAAAAATCAATAGAGAGCGTAGATGCTGACGATCAGGTTAAATTGGCGCTTGACGATTGGACAAATGCCCAATTCATAAAAGCTCAAAACATAGTTGATAACTCTATTAAAACTCCTGATATGCAATTGGCGTGGGAACAGTTATTAAACGACCCAGAACTTTCAGAATTTGCAGAACAACTTGTTGTATATGCATTTATGACTTCTGCAGCGAATGGTACTGGTTATGACCTGTTTAAATACCTTCCATACAGTTGGATAACTGGAGAATGCGATGCGTTAAAATACAGTGATGTAGAAACGTTTGCCGATTATACGCGTAATTTGATCAATAAACTACAGGATGATTCTGCAATAGTATTTACTGATGCAGAATTGGACGAAATGGCTTCTTCTTTTATCAGCAATGACAATATTGTGAGACAATTAACGTTTGACGAATATTCAAGATTGCTTTATCCAGAAGGATTGGTCAAGATTTCACCATTAGTTGGAGCGATTCATAATTATAACGATTCGTTGTTCTTCGATGAGCAGTATTATCCGAAATATTTCAAAATACCACAAAGTGGTACTGGAGAAGGAGCATATGCATTGTATAAATTTTTCAATCTTGCTACAAGAAAAACTAGTGATGGTCATGAAGTACAATATCCTGTATATACGTTGATAAAGACCAGTGGTGGTGTGTATTCCGAAGGATAGCACATATATAGTATGGGAATAGGTTCTACACCGACCGTAAACTACTATTTTGCAAGAGTTTTTGAAAACGATTATGCAAAGTTAGGGAATATTCGTGAAAGTTATCTGTAGAATTATGCTTATCTTACTCCTGGTGAACTTCTTAATTTTATGTTATCAAATTGGGCTACAATAGGTGAACAAGTAATCATTCCATACTTTGAAGGAGAAGGTAGAATGCAGAAGATGTTGCAGGATTTAGTCAATTCTAACAACGAATATGAAGGCGTAGATGAATATAGTAGACAAATACACCAGAAGAGCGGATACAATCTTTCTTACGAATCTAAATGGTTACGTTTAGGAGAATTGACAAATGGCGTATACACGCCTATTGCAAATGCTACTGCGTTCGTACAGGCTTTTGGAGAATCGTCAGCCTTTGGCGAATAGCTGAAGGAAAATATAGAAAGGGCACGGTTGTTAAATTCGCAAAACGATGAAACAATACATCTAGAATTCTACAAAAAACATTCTTCTATAGAATACGAAGACGATTCTGGATAGAAACAGACGTTGAATTTTTATAATCCTACTATAACTGTTTCTTTGCCTCATAGCAAAACAAAAGGATTCTTTGAAATTAATGCTAGATTGGATCTGGATGAAAAGATAAAAACCGGAAATGATGTGTATAATAAAGAGTACTCTATACATTTTAAAACGTATCATCCAGTAATGGAAGACAATACTAAATATGCAGAAGTACCGCTTACAGATGCACAAAAAACAGCATTAATGCAAGCTATACTAAAATTAGTGCCAATTGACGGAAAAGTTTCTATATATAACAAAACCACCAAAGGTGGCGAACATCTTTTGAAAAACCTTTATAAGTATGTATCACCGGAAACTGGTCAATTTGCTAGATGGGGTGAACACACTGTAGAAGACAACGTTGTTCTCCCGATATGGCAGAAAGTAAGTTCCGTTGGTAGTGCGCAAGTAGATCTGACTACAGAAGACGTTAGAAGAAATGCTGTTTAGAGGGCCATATCTAAAATATTAAATCAGTTAGCTGATATGAAATTCTTTAACGGCGTTAACTCGAATAATAGTGATTCTGAAATAATAGCAAAAACAATATTTTCAAATATTGCAGATCGTGATTTTCAGGTACTTGTCGCTTCTGACACGAGAACTATTTTTGTAGATGGCGATTAGACAGGTGAACTTACTAATAATATTAAAATTGCAGTAGATCTAGTTAAACGTGCAAAACAAGGTAAAGAAGAAAAAGATGACTGTGATGGACAATAAAAACTAATGACATATGACTTGTTTTTTAGACAAAAAAGAAGACGAGCATCGTGTGGATCAGCTTTCTCAAAAGCTGGCCACACGGTATGACGTCGAAAAAGGAAAAAATGTAACAGACGATTCTTTGGTGGAATTATATAGACCGTTTGCGTTTCATATGTTGGCACACAACATGCATAATCCGCCAGAGAAAGACCCAGATGGCAATCCTTCGGATTTGTACATGGCGTTAAAAGAAATATACGGTAACGATAATGAAGCTGCGGTTGCTAAAAGTTATATATATACTGATGAGTTTAAGCAGCAATATGGTTATTGGGAAGAAGAAGGAAAACCAGAACCAACTTTTGAATCTTTAAAACAGTTGTATGATGGTGGTTCATTAAAAACAGATTTTGATAATCATATAAAACAACTTCTTCCGAATATAAGTTCATCAGAATTACGTAGAATAAACTTATGGTTCCAAGATTGTTTATATAGCCAAATATTCAGCGATAAAGAGATTGATTCTCACCATCCTGGATTTGATGAAAACGGACTAGCTATGACAATAAGCAAAGACCGCGACATCGTCGTTGGAAAACAAATGTAGGAATATGAACGTAAAGAAAACGAACGACGTGAAAAAGATGGAGAACCTCTTTTATCGGAAGTAGAAAAAATAATAAAAAGACGTGACCTTACTAGACAGTATAATGAAGACAAACTTGATGAACTCGTAAACTCTACATGTAAGCGTCTTGCTAATGTTTGGGGGTTACAATTTAATGAGTCTGGCACTGTAACAAACCCTATCAAAAAACCAACAGACGCAGAAAAAAAAGCCTGGTGGAAATAGGTGAGCAACGATGCTACAAAAAACATCCCATAGATAACGCCATACGAAATTTGTGAATGGCGCTGTATGCTCATCAACACTATGAAAACACGTGCAAAAGATCCGTATATGGGTCCAGTTATAATGGACATGATAAAGAATATGTTGCGCGGTGGAAGTGATAGGATGATGACAAAACAGGCTTTTGACACATGGATAGATATATATAGGAAATCTGATCTGTTTGTTAAAGCTTTGGAGTACACTGGACTGCTGAAGAAAAACGAAAACGGAATATATACTGATGCTAGTATAAATGAGGCTGTTTAGGAATTGAAGAAGGAGTTTGATCGCGCTTTTTATCAGTTTGACTCCTAGTATAAATTCACAACAAAAAGCGATAGAATTGTTTGGGCATTCCACAATTTTTTTCAAAATCTAGGAATGATACTTACACAGTTTGTAAGGGGTTTTGTTAGACCTAAAGGCTGGGATCTTGCTAAAAATGCAAGCAAAGTGTGGAAAGCTTTGGAAGCAGTTCCATACAGTACTGTCGCTGTTGCCGGAACAGTTGCTTTAAATGTTGCGTTTCCACAAATGGGATTACTATTGGCTGCATTGTCGTCCATAGGTGTTCAATATCTGATCAATACTAGTGTTGATAAATTGCGTTGGAGATGGATGTCTAGCATATAGACCAGTAACGAATATCATAAAACCGTTAGAGAGATTATGATGGCGTTCGCGGTAAATCAGGATCTTAGTATGTCTAAAGATGGTCTGTTAGGATCTACACTATTTGAACTACGTGGAGACTCTGTAGATATGATATTACACGGACTTTTAAAAAGTATAAAAAGTTAGAAAGTTTCTGCAGAATCTCGTGCTGCTCTTGGTAGTACTACTAAAGACCAACTAGAACAATTGGACACGCTGAAAACATTATGTGAAGAGGCTATCAACGAAAAACAACAATCTGGTGAAAACGAACGTGAATATATACGTAGATTTTTAGTGTAGTATATACGTGCTGCACAACACGATCTTGTAAAAACCAAAAAACTAATATACGACTCTAAAGATTTGTTAAATGCTGGTAAATTGGATCAAGTAAACATTGGACAATTGATGAGGATGAAAGTGGATGTTCTTGGTGCTTATACAGAAACTGTTAACAGGGGTATAAAAAGTATAGCATACATGTTTGACAAATTCGATCCATCTGGAGACTCGCTAAATCATCAATTACTGGCAATAGTATAGAAAGAAATAGACGTAGCAAAAAACGAGTTTGATCAAATGCTCGATTTGTATACAGAAAAATACAATGATGAGTTTTTAAAAGAGACTGCAAAAAAATCAATAAACCCAGAATAGTACGAAAGGCTTAGAAGTAATATGCAAAAATGGTTTAAAAATCAAATAGAAAACGGACATCTTGGTATATTTGATAAGTACATATACTCTGCTAGAACTAGTAACTCTCCAGTAATACGTGCTGCACATCAAAGATTAGCAGAAATAGAAACATTGTGTATGGATGAGGCTGGTAAAGCGGGTGCATTAATAGAAAGTCTTAGAGTACAACAAAGAAGTTTTTGGAGTAGGTCGTTTTTTAACCCTATGAACAAATATGCAGAACGAAACGCAGATGGTACTTTTTCTGCATACTTTAAAAGTGACACTAAGTAGGGTTAGTATGACCAGGATTATCAAAAGATAACCAAAAAACTAACTGAAAAATATAAGATAGAAAGGCTTCCTGGAAAACGTGGGGACAATGATGGTGCATATGTGTGGATGGATGGTGACGAAACCGTTTACAAATGCAAATATAAAGACGAAACAGGAACACATGAATATGATGTGTGTAATGTGGGAAAGAGTGGGCAGTTGGATAAATGGCAAGCCTATAATATTCTTCTTACGTTATGGATGGCTGGAGCCACAGAGGACAAAGATGGAACGTTTGTTTTAACAAAAGACGCTGTGCCGAGAGTTCATAGACGTTACACGTATAGATATTATATAGATAAAACTACGATTTTAGGTAGAGAAGGTACGAGAATATTAGCTGACACAAATGCACGACTTAATGAACTGTATAAAGATTGTAAACAAGATTTAGAAATAAATGGGAAAACTGTATCAGTACCTATTCCATCTAAACTTTCTCCTGAAAGACAAATACAACTAAAATTGCTGTTGGAATACAAAAAACGATTATCAAGTCCATATTATATAAGGTTTGATGATAATATGACAAACATATTAGAAGTCAAGCCGAAATATAAAGAAACAAATAAAGATAATCAAGGTTTACGTTTAATATAGCGTTTTGCTCTCTGGGAAGAAAAGAAACGTAGTTATTATGACCAAAATGTACAACCAACTTACGAAGTACATGATGCAGTAAAACAATGGTATTTGGACAGAATTTAGAAGCTACGAGATAGTAATAACGACGATGCGGCAAATATTTTATAGAAAGAATATAACGACTTTTTGAGGTTTTCACAAACAGAAGGATTAAAGCATGAAGTGCTAGAGAAATTTACACAACGTGATAAAATCGTATATGACACATCGGATCCTAGGGTCGTAGAATATTTAAGCTTGTTACAAGTCCGAAGAGCTGTCAAATCATATCTGTCTCAAAACACACCTCGCGGAATTCCAGATCTTACTTTGTTGGGAGATTGGAGTTAGCAAAATGGAGTGTATACAAATCTGTAGACAGTTAGAAAAGTTTGGCGAGATTTAACACATCTTGATAAATTGATAGAGGATCTAGAAAATGGAGATCCAAAATTGCCACAGCTTGACAAAATTGTATACGACAAAACTGGTAAAATTCCTTGGGAAAAGGCAATGGAATATAAGCAGGTCCCTTTGTTTGAATACAAAAGAGATGAAGAAACTGGTGAGTTGAAGCTTGTCGAAAGTGGAGATTTTTATAACAAGCGGTTAAAACCGTTATTGGACGACAATATATTACGTAGTTCAGATATAAAGTATTCAAAAGCAAACAGCTTGAACAAAAACTTTGCAAAACTTCTTAGCTATGTAGATGTTAAAAAATCATTTTTAAATGAGAAAAAGCTTAAACTTGAAGATTTGTATGAAACAAAGCCTATATGGATGTATGCACAATCGCAACTTTCTGTAACAGATAAAGATTTTGATACGACGTCTGACAGTTATTATCAGGTTAACAAGCTACACCCAGATTATGATAATAGGGCAGAATGGGAAGAATTAAAGAAGGACGAGTTTTATAAAAACTTATTGTAGTTGAACGATATGATTTGGGACAACTACAAAGGTATGACTAGAAGAAACCGGTTCCAAATGCCACAAATGGAAGCATCTAAAAGTGACATGTTTGGTAGAGTTTTCATAACTAAAGGTAGTTGGTTAAGAACGCTTGGTGACGCTATATCGTATTCTCTTACAGATATGTATAAATTCAAAGCGAAAGATGTAGAATTAAACAACGATATTCATGTTACTGCAGACGGTACAGTAGTGAACAGCATTCCGCATAGATTTATATCCAAACTCGAAAATCCAAATCTTATAAATACAGATCTTGTCAGCTCCGTAATAGATTCGTACGAAGAGTCTTTGAGGTACAAATACAGAATGAAGATGGAACCTGTTATGCAGGCATTACATTTTCAGCTTTCTGGTAAATTCGCAATAGCGTCTGACGCAGGGTCAAAGCATCAAGCACAATTGCTTAAAAACGAAATGGACCGTGCATTATATGGTAGAGAATTAACTGGTAGTGGAGAAGGAGGTCGAATAACACAAGCAGAAGCAAAGATGGTTAAATTAAGTAAATTGTTCAGGTCTGCTTTGCACAAACGTCTTATGTCACACAACTGGAACTCTGTATTAAAAAATGGTTGGGATTCTTTTTGTAACTTACTTACTGCTGCGTATAATACTAAAATTATATTAACTTAGAATATTGTACATGCAATAGGAAACATCATATATGATAAACGAAACAAATAGTTTTCATTGTTTGGTGAACTTTCAGGATTCAATAGAAGCAGACCAGGTAACTTGGAACAGGCGTTAATGTAGATGCTCGGTATAAATAATACTATCCATGAACGTTTTGAAAAACAGAATAAATGGGCTCTTAGGAGATTTCTAAACCGTACTGCAAATTTGGAATTCGAATTTGTAGATTACAAAATAAAAGAAATACTCACCGGAGCCGTATTTGATGCATACCGATTGATATATAGCCCATTGACAAATAAATACGAATTCATGACAGAAAACCAAGCAGAATACGCATATGGTAATGTAGAGCAGGGTTATAATAAATGGAATGACGCAAAAAATCAAACTTTGCGAATGTGTTATAGACAAAACAAAAAGACCGGTGCGGCAGAATTAGTAGACGAGTTTACATATTTTGACGAACGCATTGGAGAAAACGTAACGTTAAAGAACACTGCAAAAGACCACAGTCTTTTGGATTTGATTCGCCCAATGAGCTCTATAGCAATAGCTGACAAGATGACGATAAAAAAAGGAGACGTTGAACAATTAGAGCCGTTGGCTAGGTCTAGGGTTCTCGAAACTCAAGTTAGAACAACTATTAAACAGCTAGTTCAAACAACAAACGGTATGCTCGATAAAGAAGACAAAAACGAACTTGCTAGAAACTATGTTGGTGCTGTAATTATGTCGTTTAGAGGATGGATGGTTTCACAAGCCAGTGAGTTTTATAAACAAGGTGTTGATTTCCATAATTATGAAGATCAGGGTACTACAGGAGTTGCACCAAAAACGTTTAATAATATAATAGACACACAGCTAGCTATTGTAGATAAAGGTGTTTCCGATAAAGATTATTACGGACAATTCAATTTTGCAACCGGTACTGTTGATTATGGGTTACATAGAAATCTTCTTTCTGCAATTATTGCAAATGGTTAGGAATATGTATCAATGATGTCAATTGTTGGACAAATAAACCTTACAGGTAACACAAAAATGAAGTACATTAGCAAGGGTAAAATGGGCCAACGTGAATATTATCAGCTTAGAAATGCCGCAGCTGTTACCGATTTCATGATATTGACAATTGCTCTTACAGCAATGGCCATGACTATGTATCGTGACGATGATAATGAAGACGACAACCCTGTTAAAATTCTTAAATCTCTTGTGTATATGGCGCTGTTGTCTTCGGTTTCTGAACGATTCCCACAGATGGGAACTTTCGCATTTTTGTCTTCTGTTTCTGATCTTATCAAATCGTTAACCGTCGGCGTCGTAATGCTTGACGATTTCAAGTATATTATGAATGTTGTTGGCAGATTATCTACTGCACTTTCCGATACGATTGAAGACGAAACTACAGATGAAGTTTTGGCCAATGGCTCGTTCAAAGGTGAAAAAAGAAGTATGCGAGACATAACTAAAGCAATGGCCATGTTAAACATAGACACGCTGCCCGCATTGTTAATACTACAAGGTATTTCAAATTCCGAAAATTCACCAGAGTGGATGCAAGATATTGACTTCCTTGATTACAATTTAAATATGCGCAAAAACTGGAATATTGTCAGCCAAGACAATGTCAGAAAGTGGTATGCAGATCTTATACCTACTCCTATGTTTAGACAATGGTTACGTGAAGTTGGTATATATCTGTACAATAAAGACTTAGACAAAGACGAAAAGGATAAGAAAACTGATAACAAACCTAAATCCAATAAAAGAAAACTTAAAAACCCATACTTATAATAAAGTGCGTATTTGTGGGTTTAGGTCAAAAAAAAGAAAAGCAGTCACTCTCATTAGAGAGTGGCCGCTTTTTTTATTGTCAACCCTTTGTAATGTTGATTTTCGTCATAATCCTCTATTGGTATTATGTTTTCTTCATAGAATACTGGTTTTTTCTGTTCGTACATATATTCGTTTACGTCTTTATCTTTGTTCTCCCAAAACGATATTATTTTATGTCGTTCGTCATCATGATATATTGTACAAACAGATGATGCCTTTGGGTTCATTATACTTTTTGTTTTTATGTCAAAATAGTAAACTAGTCTTTTTTTACCTCCTATTTTGTATGTGTAGAATGGGATGTTCAATCTGCAAAAGAATTCAAATCTTTCTGCTTTTTCTGTTGTGTTGAAATCCGCTTCGTACATTAGGAAGATTTTGTTTTCTAGGAACGGCTTATTTAAGTCGTGCGTGTATGCATCTATGAAGCCGGCTTCTTTTGACAACAATTGCAATGGGGTTGGATCTATTGCTAAAGGTATTAATAATTTTAACGACGTACTCATAGGTTAAGCGTTTCTGAGCCATCACCTTCATAATAGGCTCTACTGTGATCCCATTTGTTGTTTATTTGATGCCATTTTATAGCATCTAATGCTGCATCTATTGTATCATTACGAGATTTTACATCTTCCGATTTTATTCCAAATACTCTTATTTCATTAGAACCTGTTGTGTCGATTCCAATGATATAGTATTCAAAAGACCATTCGTTGTAATCTTGACCTAATTCAAACTTTAAATACCATTTTACTGCCATTGTATAGTATGCCAATTGTCTGCAATAGTCAAAGGTTTCCATACTATCTTCGAAATGCCACAGCTTGGCTGTAGTTTTCAAATCATATATAATGGCAGTTTTGTTTTTAAAGTCTATGGTCAAACCATCTAATAATGACTTACATTTTACACCATTAAACGATTCCCAATTTATATGGAATTCGTGATAATGTTCAATAGGAAGGCTACCGAATTCTTTTTCGGCAGTAGGATCATAGGAATATGGGGAATGCCATCCGTCAGGCCATACTATTTTTGGTCCTAATTTATGTGCTTCGATATTATTCCTAATTTTTTTCAACATTTGGTAATCCCAAGGACTAATCATAATCCTTTCGTCATTTTCTTTCAGGAAGTCTATGTAATCCTTTAGCGTAGAGGCTATTTTTAGCCCCTCTGAGAGCATATTTTCTTCTGTCTTTCCCTTCGTACTATACGCTTCTTTATATGCGCTCAGAATGGCTCTATTTGGCTCAATTTCAATACTTGATGCTAATGCCTGACAGAACTTCTCCTGCTGTGCAGAAGTAGGTCTACCTTTGTCCCAGACTACATAGTCTTTTTGGAACTCTTCTGGCTGCAGAATATATTCATGAATCATCGTTCCACGCTCTAACGCTTGCGATTTTTCTTCAGGAACATCTTCTGTTAGCATCTTATGCAAATAGGCTGGCCCCTTATTCAGGAACCAACCTATGTTAGAATTCGAGATTCTTGTTTTGTCTTCGTAATAGGGTATAGATAAGTCCATCATAGATCAATAAAACGTTCAATAAAACAACCTTTTTTATTGCTATTTACCGTTTCTCGTTTTACAACTTGATTTGGCATCTTAGCTATTCCATCGTCCCACATATAAACATCCAAGTTACCTTCATAATCTCGAATGTGTTCTAAACGTTCAATTAGTTCGCTTATTTTCATTTCTTGTAGATGTTTAAATCCTCAATCAACTCTTCATATGTAGAACCTTCATCGAGTTTTACTTCTTCAAGGAACGATAACACATTATCAAACGATATCGTTTTAAATGTATTCAGTATGAACGCACAAGCTGCACGAGCTTCGCCTTCATCGTCTAATTCTCTATTACAAAGACCAAATACTGCGTCTTCACTCATTGCATTGAAAGTACGACTATAACGTACACGTGAACAACGGTCTTTTATGAAGTCACAGCACTCTTCATCACTGTTACATGTGAAGACTACTAGTTTTTTACAAGTAGCAGATATACCATCAAGGAATGTAAGCAAATCATCTGTTTTCCAACATCGCTCATTCTTCTCTAATTCATCAAACAACACACATACTGGTTGCTCAAATTTACTAAAGAATTCGTTTAAACGACGTGCTGGAAACATTGGATCTACTACTATGATAGGTAGATTAGAATCTAGTGCTATTTTCTTAGCACATACACTCTTTCCTGCACCTTTCAATCCTTTTAACATTACGCCTGTAGTATGTTTTTCTGTAGTATTAAAATAATTCAATACTCGATCTACAAACGCATTATCAGCTTTACTACTGTAATAATTTTCTGGCAGTGTTAGATTATTTCCTAGTTCCAAATACGCCACAGCATTCCAATCATCCCATTTTAGTTGGTATGTTGTTCCTGCTGATAGTGTATATTCGATACCGGTTGGTCTAGTTAATATCCTACTACCCGCTTTTACAAATTCACTCATGATTTTTGGCTTTTAAGTTCTTCAATCATTTCGTCAACCTGTTTGTGATTCCTTACAATATAACACTTCATTTTACTTCTATGTTTATGTAAGTAATACTTAAACAGTTTAAAGCGTAGGGGAAACGAGTCCCCTATAAGACCTTTACATTCTACCATGAATCCATTACCTATGAAATCTGGCAGATATGTGATAGGTCTTATTTTTTCGCCTAAATACTCGAACTTCGGCAAAAGAGTGTAATGCTTTGGCTCATATTTCACAGGTATCCCTGCTTCTTTAAAAGCTTCATAAGTATAGAGTTCGAGTTTACTCCTAAAATGGATTCCATACTTATCGACACTTGTCGCATTTTTTACTCTTTGTTTGTTGGTTCTGTTCACATCATCCGAGTATTTCTATCGTCGGTTCATCTGGGTTGTAAATAATTAATGGTTCATCTTTTGCAGACTTACCGTGATTGTGCACCCAAAATATTAAATTGTTGTGATTTCTAGTACTCGTACCGACAGTTAAATTAGAGTTTTTACGTTGTAATAACTTCTTTGCACTGTCTGTGACGCAAACGTTTTCGTAATCTCCGGCGTAATTAATGTCCCAATAGACACAACCCGCCACAAAAGCTGCTGCTCCAACCAAGAGTCCAAGCAACGTCGTAATAACAATTGTTAGGATCATAGTCTCTTATTTTAGTTCTGTTATTAACCAATTTTTTATTTCTGTAAACCCGTTTGCTTTAACAGCATCGGATATGTCTTTTGCGTGGTAACGCTTGTTAACGAATACGGCATCAAACCCAAATTGTTTACTATATTCACGAGCGGTTTTTACACCAGTTTTATCTCGATCGTATATTATAACAATCTTTTTCCATCTACTTTTTAGGTCTTCTATAATATCCTCAGGGATAAATGTAGTTTCACTTGAAGCAGCTATAGCACTAAACCCCATCTCATAAAGACACATAACGTCTTTCAAAGATTTTGTTATGATTAAGAGATTTCCACCTTCCTGTGGGAGTTCGGCTAGCCCCTGTACGTCCCGATTTGTCAGATTGGTACGCCATTTAGTATACTTGGAAGCGAGTGGACGATAAATCTTAAATTTCTCATACACCTTATATGCATACATAGGACTATCTTCCTTGTAGGTTCCTCTGACGACTCTATTACAAAGAAAGTATTTAATGCTAAACACATTGAATTTCTTCAACGTTTCGATTGATATGTGGAATTGTTTCCAATATTTCTTGTCTACTTCTGTAAATGGTTGACGCACTATACCAATATCTGTTAGCCCTGAATCCACCGTTTTTACGGCTGTAGCTATTGCCTTACCGCCCATCGGACCCATTTTTCGGACGATGCGTAACAGCTCTTGTTCTAATGCATCTTTGGTTTGTATGTTCTTATACAATTTTAGGAACTTTATAGCATTTCCGCCTTCTCCGGTTCCGTGGTCTTTAAAGAAAAGACCACCATTGGAACCTTTGAAAATAGCGAATGATGGAATTTGGTCAGTAGTCCTTAATGGACTATTCATCAATTTGCCAACTTTGAAATTTCCCAAACAATAAGAATAAATGTCATAGTCACTAACTTTTTCCAACAAGTCTCTAAGACTCATTGTGATTGCAGTTTTCGTACTATACATGGCTCTAAGCTCTTTTGTATTGTGGACATGATGAGACTCGAACTCACTGTAAGCCACCGCCTCAGACGTCAAATGCTTTCCCTCTAGGGTACTCGGCCGGTCTTACATGCCCATAAAGTGGGGAACGCTTTCCCCACACTGTTTAAAACAAAAACAAAGAAATATGCCTGAATTAATCAGAGCATCGTCTCACGACGATTGTGGTGTGTGAGGGAGTCGAACCCCCTATAGACTATATTGTTATGGCAAATAGAAAGCATTAATTTTATGTCTATACCGTACACACCGGTTTGGGGCTAACAGGACGTTAGCCTCCACCACTGACCGTTTATTGTTCGAAATTCCAACTTGCTTGCAAATTTGCACGCAAATTTTTCTTTCAAAATGGTAGGTCGTCAGCACCTGGATTTACGTCACTAAAATCTGTTACCGGAGTACTTTCTACTGGTGTAGAAGTAAGCGGATCTGCAGCTTCGTTATCAGCTACAACTGGTCGCTCAAGAAGATCGTTCTTCCAAAGCTTAACTTTAGATTCAGTGACACCCATTGGTTCAATGAAAATACCAAGCGTACTTACTTTTGTATAACCACGCTTGTCATAAACAACTTTAAGACGCAACGCTACTTTGTTTGGAATCAAAACTGATTTTACCCAGTTTATCATCTCTGCAAAAGATGTACCTTCGAAATCAGGGTGACTGCCATTTACAGCATCGATAATTTGAAGTATGCGACCAAACTGTTGATCATCGCGATGTTGCAAATCTTCATCAGTTTTAATCCACATGTTCTTCTCATTCTTCCACTCTGTTACCGTTGCGGTTTGTCCTTTGTCGTTTTCAAACACTATCTCAAGGAAATCACGTCCTTGAGGTGACTTGTTAACGTTTACTTCTTTCAGTGTTACGTTTTCGTTGATACCAACTGGCATATAGGAGCTTACAAACTCCTGATCGTTTACTGTTGCTGTTTTTGTACTATACATAATTTTTCCTTTCTGACTTATAGTTCTTATTCAGGTTTATAAACACGATCCCAATAGGTTGTTATGGAGCCGTCTGGATTTCCGGTAGCAATGATGATGTCTTGCCCAGCGATATGCCGTGCACGAGCTTCCATAATTGTCCCATCTCCTCCAGACTTAAAGCTAATATGGGTTTCATTATCTTTTCGATATACATATCCGACGGCATCTGCCATCCCGCATACAATCTTTCCCAGTTTTCCAACGAGGTCGATTTCTTTGGCATTAACTTCTTCTCCATCTTTGTCTGTGATGCTATCTTTGACATGGCCTATTAGGATAAATTCATCACACAAGTCTTTAAACATGTCGATGACTTTCTTGACAGCGTCTCGAAGATACTTATAACCTGCTCCACGAGCAAGTGTAGTAACGTCTGTACCTTTCCAGTTTTTACCTAGTTCGGTTTGACGATACAATGTACAAGCATAACTCATACATATATCTTCCAATCGAGTCGCATTATCGATAGTTATGTGTTTATAAAAATTATGTCCCACTTCTGCGTTCTTAGCTCTAATGGCTTGCGCAATTTCTCCTAGATCGTTGATTGTACGAGCTTGTACAGCAAGTGCATCAATGAACTTAGATCCGCCTTCGAGGTCTATAATAAGATTGCTCTCTAACTGTGCGACAGCACTAGTCTTTCCTGCTTTTGGCAGTCCGTAGAGAACAAGATATTGTGGATTTGTAGAAGTTGCGGGAACTTTTTCAGTAGGTAATACTAACATGGTTCTATGACTCTTTAAATGTTAATTAAAACAACGATGTTGTCTTGTTGATGTAGATATCAATAATAATCTTCTTCTTAGGCTCCTCAATAGCGTTAAGGAATGCGATGTCATCGAAATCATTATACGAATAGGTCTTCGTACCGATCTGAATCTCATCGTCGTAGAAGATGATAATGGTATCTCCATACAAATACTTCTTGCCCAGAATAATTTTCTTTCCGTTATGGAGATCGAAAAGATAGCTCTTAGCCTTCTTCTTCAGAGGACAATTGAACAATGGACAGAAGTCACACTTAGTTTCTGACTTACTAGTAGTGAAATAATCACCGAGATACTTGTTGCTCTTTATTATATTAGTAGCAATAATACTATCGAGAATCTTAGAATAGTTTGGCTTATTGCAAAAGGTACAATCGTCAAAACAAATATTCTTACTAGTGTTGTTATTGTTAATATCAAAAGTGAAGTGTTTCATAAATTTCAGCCTAATTAAAATGTTATACAAGATTCATCATCTTTCTACAATATTGTTATACATTAGGTCGTTTTCGAATTCTAAAATACATGGTTTTCCAGCATCTCGATTCTTTAAGATGTGTAGATAGATTTTGTTTATGGTAGGTAAATGATCCGGACCATATTCTTGTATGTTCAATATCTCAGGCCTGTGTATTACAAAGACGTAATCACTGGCTTGAAAAATTGCATCAGATGATGAGATGTCACTTCTCATAGGATAGTGTGACATCGGATTATTAATACGTTCCGAAGATTCAATGTTTCTATTCATCTGAGCAATCTGTATAACTGATGTTAAGGGTCTCTTCTTAGCTTGTATGAATACGCGTTCAAGTTCGCTAATAGTCTCGATCGTACTACCTATCTGTTTAGTTAAGAGAGCATGATCGTAGACAATTACAAAATGCTTAGAGGTATTTTTTACGTACTTGTCATAGAAATCATCAATGATTTGTTTTACCTGCATGGGAGTTGTAGGATCATCTACGAAATAGATGGGATACTCCTTTAGCTGATTGGAAACAAGAACGACTTTCTTAAAAGTATCGTCGTCGAGGTTCGTTTCTGAACTATACAGGTCAGAAGTTGTTTTTCTAAGTTTATTAGATAACATCCTTCCAACCTGCCTAAATCCAACCATCTCTAGTGAGAACGATAAAACAATTATATCTTCGTTGGGATTCAAATCAATAATGTCGGATTGAATTAGATTAACCATTGAACTCTTTCCACTTCCAGAGATGCCAGCTATGGTCATAACGGTATTTGGTTCAATACCTCCCATACACTGTTTGTTAAGTTTTTTCCATCGAGTCTTTAGTGACACGATGTTACCACTTCTTCGGCCTTCAATATACGAAACAGTCTCTTTTGCGACTTCTCGCATCGATCTTACTTTATAGTAACTCTGTTCCATAGTTGTTAGCGTTTATAGTGGATTCTTGCATCTCTGCCTCAGTTTCTTCCCATTGATGGTCTACTAACCATCTCCACATAGTCTTCATGTAACCGATCTTACCTTGGTTCATCTTTCGCTGTATCTCTTTATCAAGACAGCTAATGAGGTGTTCTGCCATAGCATCACTATTACCAATGTAAGTGTTAAACAAATGACGGCACTTATTTACGTTGGTACGCAAATATGCTTTAGTGCCATCAGGTCTGATTACATAGCTTGGGTACATATCGTAAAATAAATCAAAATACTCTTTCTCAGGTTTAATGAAATTGAGCAATTTCTCTGTAGGTTGATATGTAATTGAATTCCCTCTCTCCATCGAGGTTATAAGTCCCTGATCGGTTAAGTATGATATCTCGTCGTCGCTTATTAGGCTGACAATTTTGCGGACGTGTTGATTAGATTTTTGATTCTTATCCAATACCATACTTAAGAATAACAGTTGATTTGAATTTATTTGCTCTGGTAAATCCATGAGCTTGGTATTTACTTCAATGATCATACTCTTATACTCTTAGGTTAACAAGTGTTATTGAAATAATGACAACTGGACGTTTCTCAATTTTTCAATCATCGCATAAGCTTCGCCTATGTAATATTGATAGTTGACACGTTTGTTTTCAGTTGTAGGGTCGGTTACTTTATTCAAAATAGTTACTCCGGATTTTGTTAGCATGTTTGTTTCTTTTCCGGTATCATCTACTTTAAATAGATAGTAATCGTTAGTGCTTGCGTAATAGCGATTTAGATGTTGTACATACTTATCGCCATGTCGTACTTTGAATTTCTTATCGACACGTTGGCCCATAAGAAAATCATAAATGTTTGTTTGTCTTTTTATGTAGTTTTCAACAGGTTCATTTGTTAAAAAGTAGTTCATTACGGCTTTTGGGATTATGACTGGTGTTAATCCTTTTCCCGCTTCTGTTTCATCACGGAACGAACCTACCTTTTGTATCAGTTCTGGGTCATGCGATTGTGAATAACCCTCAACAACCCCGAAATAATCGTTGACTGCGTACTGATAAAACGCTTCATAGTTATCGCTTTCAAATTCAAGTTTGGTTAATTGCTCGATATCGTGAATAGCCTCCTGAACTCTATCACGAACGGTCTTTTTAGCAATATAATAGACACCATCAGTGTTAACTTGTACAATCTTACAACCTAACTCTAATAAACGATCCACTAACATTAATAGCACCAATTGTCCATTGATGCGTATTTTAAAGACATTTAACGGATCGTACATCCAACTTGTTTCTTCTTGCATTTTTCCTGAAACAGAATTAAGAGTCAATTTAAGAGCCTGATTCTTATTTTTCTGTCCACTATGTTTGGCTTCTATACGTTGATAATAAATATCTTTGTATATTTCCCAAAATACCAAACCGAGATGCTGTGGGCCCCACTTATACTGCACAATGAAAGATGGGTACATTGAAGTCACATCGCTATGACCAATGTATTCGTCGGGTTTGGGTTTGTATATTTCTGGACTATTTATGGAATGGATTCCCCCAACTCCAACAGAATAACAAACATCTGAGAGAACAAACTTCTTCTCATAGCCTTTGCGTTCTAACGAAGATACTACACTGCTCTTCATATCTTTAAGAACGGCTTTTAATATCGGGTCTTTATAGTCTATTATTGGTAAGATAACATCTTTCAATGCAATAGTGTCTTGTGGGGAACGCATTTGTTTTAATTCCCATTTGCTTATTCCTGTTCGTTTACAGTATTCTTTTGCAAGAATTTCTGTTCCGAACTTCACACTATCCATTGAAAGCGCATCAATACCATATTCTTGTTCAATAAATAATCGAACGTCAATATCTTTCTTTTTCTTTTCTAACAAAACGGCAGTAGATTCTACGTCGTTTATGTTATATTCTTTCATTTTGTCTATTTCCTCTTTGGGTAACCATTGTGTAAAATCACCGTCGTATTCTTGTACGTTGTGATAACGCATGGTCATTTGCATTGCTTTCAATCCAACCCTTAGTTTAGAACTAAACATCATGGTGAGAATGTCCATAGAATAAAAGAAGTTGGCGTACTTCCATCTATTAAACTTTTTGGTATCACCTTCTTGTGCTTTTATAATAGCATCTGAAAGATTATATATAGATTTACATATGTCTAGATAATGTTTGTTAAGCATTACGTCATAGTAATCTATAATGTAGTTTATAACAACATCATCATAGTGATGGTTGTTATAACCACAAAACATATGAGTCTTGTCTAAGAAGTAATCTTTTAACTCTTTGAGTTGATTCTTGCGAACCGATATTTCAAAGTATTTGAACTCATTTGTTTCTGTATCTTTACAGGTGCAATGAAACACATTTGGAAACACCTCAATGTCGTAAACTACAACAGGTGTATTTTTTATTTTCATGGTTCATAGACTCTAAATAAAAATTGATCCGGAGGGGGTCGCGAACCCCCTGGACATATCTGTGACTACGTCACTCAGTCTTCCGGTTATGCTGCCGTATTCAATGCAGGAATACACAACACTAGTTCTTCACCTTTATACACTTTACCTGCAACAAATGAAGCATCGTCTTTATATAAATCTACTATCTTAGATAGTTGTGACTTAATCTTACTTGGTTTTTCACAAGAAAATTCGATGTTCGGGTTACGGGTATCTTTTATAGTGCGTAACGGTATTTCAACAAAAGAGTCGCCTTCTTTCTTGAAGCGACCCTTTATGACAAGTGGCTCAAGCTGCTTTTTTATTGCATACTCAAACGCTTGTCGTTCGTATTGCCACTTATTGAGGAATTCTTCTTTAAACAAATCGTCGTCCTCACATGGTCTTGGGTGGCGTTTATCCCAACGATTCATTTTATGTTCTATCAGCAATTGTTCTATTGCCTTAGTAACGGTAAATTTGTTGTTCAGAGTTGCAATTTCTGAAGGAACTTTCCACTTTTTTGTTTCTGTTCCCCAAGACAACTTGCGCTCTTCATAGTTCCAACATTTACCTATTGTTAGCATGTACCACGGACGGTTCTTCTTTCGTTTACTGAAGTGCGTGTTTAGATAATCTATACGAGCTTTCTTCATATCCTGATACCACTGTGGTGCTGGTTCACCTTGTTTCTTACCACCTCCATCGCTATAAACGACAGGTGCATTGTCTACCTTGCGCAGCTGTTTTTGATGATTTTTATCAGCAAATTGCGTAGTAATAGCCTTCGCAAGATAGTACTTTTTTGGCTGTTTTCTACGTTTCATAATTAAGCTGCTTTCTTTTCTTTGTTAGACTTCAAATTAGCCTTGTTTTGGCCCTTTTTAGCCACGCTGACGGGCTTTTTCCCTACGGGTGATGGTTTGGACTGCTTAGCCAATTTCTTGAGCTTGCGTGGCAATTTTTTAGACTTCTTAGATTCGAGATTCCGTTTGTGGTTCTTACCCATTGCCCATGTTGCAGCGTCCTTCAAAGACATTTGGCCTTTCTCTAGAGATTCTAGAATGTCGAAGTATCGCAGGTTCTTCAACTTGCGTACAACTTTAGCACGGAGCTTACACTCTGGCGTATTGTTTGTAGGCTTCTTGTCCTTGTGAGCTTTCTTCTCTATGAGGACTTTTGCGACAGTGGCTTGTATATGAACTACATAAGTCTTATTATTTGCCGTACAGGTTACGTTAGCAAACCATTCTTTAAACTTCTCAACCGTTTCTTTGTTTACGCCTTTTATGTAAAGATAGATGTCGGTGACAATGTTTGGGGACTTGAACCAAGTTTCGATTTTTGCATCTTTCAGTGCATTCTTTACTTGGAAAGCTAACCTTTTGTCGTATGATACATACAGGTTATAGGATTTGTCAAGTGCAGGAACTCCAGATGGGTTCTTTCTGCTAAAATGACGCTTGTTACGTGTTTTCCAACGAAGGAACTTCTGCCATTTACGTTTGTAACGCAGCACGTTTTTCTCTTCTACTGAGAATCCGTCCCATTCTTTCTGTAATTCTTCGAACTGTAAATTATGTTCGATTTTTATGTGGTGCTTACGGTCGTTTCTTGCTTTGTTGAAAGTTTTTGCTTTCTCGACTTTAGTTTCGTTATTTGTTTTCATTTTGATAATGTTTTAATTGTTAATATTGTACAGGAAAATATTAGTTGCTCGTGGCTAAACGAATAGCCCTGAAATATCTACGATAGTCAGTCATCTATAATATGAACGAGCATGTGATTTTATGCAGTCAGATACTTATCAAACTCACCAGAGTCGTCTGTGAACGTCAAGCTGGTTTCATTGTTGAATTTCTCTAGCTCTGCATCATATTTGTTGGCCTTGAGCTGTAGCTCCTTCAAGAGCGATGCAATCTTTGCACTAGATGCAAACAGTTCCTTTTTACCGGTCCCTGATGCACCTTTCTTCGCTTTAAGAACGGGGTTGAGCGTTGGAATGGCCTTCAAATGGGCAATAGTCTCCTTTACTTCACATGCTGCAAAAATCGTATAATTGTTGGTTTTAGAAAACTCCTTAAAATCGAAGTTTGTAGAACCAGTGTTCAATGCAAAAAGCATTCCCTTAATTTTAATACGCTTCTGCTGCATCTGTAGGATACTGTTGTAAAGGGCCTTGAGATCTTTTCCAGAACCAAGACCCTCTTTTATTTCTTTAGTGGACATGATATTCTCATGCTTGATTGTGTTCCAAGCCTTCGTAATCTCAATGTCCAAAGATTTACGAATACTAATTATAGTTCCTGAATTCAACGTTATTGTTTTACTCTTCTTCATATGGTTATTGATTAAGTGTTAAACTTGATTGAATTCGAGGATCACTTACCTAGTCATCACTGCCGATATCACTCCGCAATGACGTATGAGAGATTATTATACCTAAAATGATGATAGTAAATTCTACGAATAACTACCAAATTTGGTCTACTCCTGTGAAGCCGACCTTAAGCCCGAGATGTATTGGGTCACCAACACTATCTACGATAGGTATAATTTTTTCGTTACCGTTGATGTGTAATATTATGTTGTGTCCAACTGGTTGCGCTACATGCACGTGATGCTCCTGTGGAATATCTTTGATAACCGCAGGTTTCTGGAAACCAGAACTATCCTGTGCAACGAAGCGCCAACAATCGAACAAACGATTTACGACATCTTCATATTTGCGATCACGAACAGACTGTTCGATAATCTCCTGGGACAGACCTTTCAAAACGGCCTCTTTGTTGAGGCCCTTAGAAAGATCTACTAAAGCGCTCCATACCCGAAGAGCGAAGTCGATAAACTGTATCTTATCTTGACATTTAATCAGATTGTTCCACCAGCGAAAACGTGTCTTGCCCATGATAACTGTACCAGTGTCATTGACAGTACAAATCTTGTACTTTTCCTTGTCTTCGTGGTTCTCAAATACGCGTTCTGCAATTCGAGGGTCTGAGAGTAGCACTTGAATATAGCACTTTGCTGTGCTAGAGATTAATTGCGTACTCATAAATGCCTAGATTAGTCCTGTGGGATTTCCACATGCACGTGAATCTTCTCGTTTGGGTCTGGAACAAGAGCAGCGCTCTTTACGAGCTCTTCCTCGTACTTCTTCACGAGTTTCTCGTTGTTGACATTAGCAGTGATCAAAGACTGCTTGATGCCCTTGAGCTCTTCCATAAGTGCCTCAACGTAGCGGATGTTCGCATCGTTGCGTGCTTTACATTCTTCGTGTGTCTTCTTTGCGTTGTCGAAGAAAATGTTCTTGTCGCCACGTAAAGCCTTCAGCATAGCGTCTTCCTCAACCTTACCGATTGAAGACAAATCGCCTGCGATAGGCAGCGTGATTGTTGACTCGTCGTCGAGAACGAGCTTAGCGTTTGGAGAAACATAGCCGTCACCAGACGTCTCATCTGCTTCTACTGTCACTACGTTGAAGTCTTTCATGACACAACGCTTGATTTCGCGGTTGAGGAACAAATCCCCAGTCTTTTCGGTTTTGAACTTCAGGTTCTTGTTTTCCCAACCTGCATCGCATGAGCGAGCTTCTACTTTGTAGATACTTGTACCAAGCAATCCACCAGCAAGCATAAAGACTTTGCGGTTATTTTCGATTGTTGGTTTTGATACTTTTCCCATAATTTTTCCTTTTTGATATCGTCGTTGATGTGACCAACGAAAAATTATTGTAATATGTGTGATTGGCCCACACTTTGCCTTTTTAAAAAATTTTATATTTTGCTCTTCGTTCTATTGTTCTTTATTTGGTTGGCTTCATTGCCACGCTTTCGACTATACATAGTCATATTGACACCTAGTCGCAACGCATACGCGAATTATAGCAGTCAGGATTAAACATGACGGGGACCAAGCGATATGGTCATCTGTGCCCATAAGCAAGCCGTTTGACAAAGCTTTGAATGCCAAAATGCACACTCAAGTGCTAGAACTGAGCAATTATTTGTTTTACTCAAAAAATATCTCGGAGACCTCCACTAAGCGCTCTGATGATTCAGGATTCGCGGAGGGTTCACTAGTTGAGAGATCTCCAAAATACAACCAATATGTCTTTGGAGAAAGTCCACGGATGTGGACGTATATCGTATCTGTATTTTCCTGTGTTTGATTCTGATATATTTCTCCTGGTGCGCTTCTGATTATTTTATGAGCCTAACAGTAACACTACCGTGCTCAGTGTATTTTTCTACATATCGACGTAACTACACAACGTTTCATTATCGAACGGTCTCAGAGCTCCAGAACTCATCATAGACCCTACGGTTGTTCTGACTCTAGGATTTACTTCCGTCCTTGTTTATAGTGCACGAACACTGGGGAATTCAACCCATACATCGCTCCTTGTCACCCACCTACCTTGCTTATCACACATCCCGAGACAGGGGATAGTAATATACCTGCATACGCTTTTGCACTGCGTTTAATGGCTACGGTAAGCTGCCCATCAGTTAAATGTATACGATTCTATAGGCTCGCCGTTTTATGTAGTTGCTGCTACATACCCTAAACTACCTATTCTATCTAATTTTTTCACAGTTACGGTTGGCACTCGAACTTCCCGACCTCAGTTCTTTCATACAACGAAAGGGGGCCCTATCGGGGGACATTCTAAATTAATGATTTGTTTGGTTTTGTTTCACATTATATTTATATGCAGTGCTTATATGAACAACATCATCAGATTTGACTAATGCAAATGGAGTATAGTTGAAACATACATCTTACATACTATTTTCATGCTGCACTGGAAAACTGAGAGATTTACAACACTGGAATGTGCTGGTCAATACAGTTTACCAAAAAATATTATGAAATAGGCTTTTAGTAGCTCACACACTAATATATAGACTAAGCATTTCTTAATCTATCAGGTTCCTCTTGTCCAAAGAATTCCCTGTTCACGTCAGACTTTGTACGCGGTCTCTCGTCGCATATGGAGCTGCATCCTCCATCCGGTCATTTGTCTTATTTATACTGCTCTAACGACCAAAGCTGTACAGTATTCCATATTATATCAGCCGTTTTACCAACTAGATCCCCTACGCGTGGCAACGAGAGGCACCAGATTTGCACTGGACTGGACTTACATAGGCAACATATTTACGATACATTCCATAAGTAGTTTCTTATGGTCTAATACGGTTATCACCTTCATATCGGAGTTTGGACCTCCTAGAACACTATGATGTGGACATTGTAATGTGTATCACGCTTGTTTCGGATGCTGTGCCTTAGATATGTATCTGCATACAGCGGACTTCTCTTGGTCTCGGCCAAGCATGTTTCGACTCGTGTTACGTTATGCTGGTTTTATACACAATCAACCAGTGTGTCCGATACGGCAATAGTTTTACTCATCTTGAGATTTACGCGTCTTCTCTTGACTACTGTCACCAGACGGTTCTCACAGACCAGAAAGGGGTTTATTGCGACGCTTTCCCCTATACAATAGAGCTTTTCACACTCTAATGTCTTCCACCCTACCTTTTGCGCACCGCATTTGTGCTTCTTCTCTCAGTGAGAGTATACATATTCTCAGGTCAAGTAAATTATAAAGTGTTGACAGAATCTGAGGCTAATGAGACCTCTTCATTGTCATTTCACTTTCACAGAGTCTGCATAGACTATGCTGTCATTAATAGAAACTAATACTGGAATCTTTACTTTATGTAAAGTCGTATCAGGACTAGCCTCTTTTGGAAGGACGCTAGTATCTGTTGTGACAGTGTCAGCAGGTTTTGGCTTTGGTGCAACTACAACTACATAAGGAGTACGTTTAAGTTCATACTTTATGCTATCACGATATATAGTATCATGAATAACAACCTGCTCCTTTTCTTTCACATCGTTGCCAATGGTGAAAGGAAACTGTTGAAAACCAATTAGACTTGGAGTCGTATTGGCAGCACTCAACGTCTTGTATCCCGTTTTAGGTGGCGATAGGGTAATCAGAGATATACCCACACCTATTACAAGGAACAATAAGCATCCTATGATGTTACTGAATTTCTTCATGGTGTTTGCTTTTTATGGAAGATGCTACCAATTAAGTGCAAACATTTCTTAATGGTAGCACTTATTTTTTTGGCTCTTCCTGTGTTTCTTTGTTAGCAGTCTCCTCTTTCTTTTCAGAAATTGGACGAGGCGAGATGATGTTGGCAACACTGTAGTTGCTGAGCTGTTCAGATACTGGACGGAAATAATTGGTGATTATACCAGCCCACTGCTGAACATTGTGGTCGAGATCTTCCTGGTTGACTTCCTTGAAGTTATAGTCAACATAGCTGTTTACTATTACACCCCAAGCGCGAGTCATATTCTGATCCTTCTCACGTTTCAGTTTTACGATGTTTTCAGCAAAATCTGCAGATGGGTTATTGAGAATGTTCATAACCTCACCCTCATACTGCTTGATAGTTTCTTCTTTTTTCTGGATCTTTTCGTTCTCAGCTTCGATTGCTTTCTCGTTGGCTTTCTTGTCCTTAGACAAAGCTTTTATGTTAGCCTTAGCGGCTTCAATATCAGCCTTAAGGTTAGCAATCTCTGTTGAGATAACCCATTCGATAAGAACTCGTACATAAGATGCACATTCTTCGTCGCTGATGGCGTAAACACCTGTCTTGCGATTGCGAGAGGCGTTACGAAAATTACAATATGCTGGAACTGGGCTCTTGTAGAAACGAGTCTGCATGAGCATGAAATGTCCCTGACCGTTTAAGGTAAATGGACACTTGCCTACCAACTTTGTAATCTCGCGAAGAGTCTCGACGTCGGTCTGTTCGTTGATCTTATCGAGTTTCTCTTTATCGTCACCTGCTTGTATCTTGCGATACGCACGATAGAACGGAATAACGGTTGCAAACTTTTCGTAGCCGTTCTTTACTTCACTAAGGAAGTGTAAGAGAGTTTCTTTCAACTCATCCTCAGACTTAATGTCTGCTGGAGATTTAGCTACGGTCTTTTCTTCTGCTGCTGCTTCTGCCTGAATAGCCTCCTTTGTCTCTTTGCTAACTGTAATAGCGTTAGCTGGAACATTTACGATTTCTTCTGCATCACCTTGCATAGATGGTAACAGTTTCTGATCGAATGTGAATCCGAGCATTGGAGCGGTTTCAAGAACTGCTGCAAGTTCTGCACGTTTCATTGAACCAGCCCATTCAGACTTACCGCGTACGACTTCATGCAACATAAGAGCTGCACAGCCTATGGCTGCAATGCGGTTAACGTTGTCTACAGCATCCTGAGTAATACCAAGATGTGCAGCAGCCTGTGGATCGTCAAGGAAATAACGACGTACGTTTGTCAAAGTGTCAGCAGTACGATTTGCATCCATACCTTCAGCTGCCATCTTTGGCAGATTCTCAAACGTCTTTGTTTCTATAACGGTCGTCTTCTGTTCTCCCTTTGGCTGTGGAGCCTTTGGGGGATTCTTTTTTGTTTCCTTTCCCATTTTGATAATGTGAATTTAAATTGTTAATACTTGTAGTTACACTACGTTAATTGTCTGTCAGCATTTATTGGGTATAGTCAGTCAACTTGTGTTGAAAAACTCAAATGCTAATCTTGGTGGTTTAAGGCCCACCGTGACATGGCCTTTTACTGGAGTAAGCTGTACTTCGTATGCGTCGGGAGTATGTTCCTGACTCACAAGTTCTGGCTTATAGCACGTTGGTGTTCCTGTCGTCAAGTCTGCCAAAAGACATGTGTCTGACTGCGATGGAGACGCTTGTGTGGGAGATACTCCCTCATACGAATTAGGCTCACTCTGGGTGTCCTGCGTAAGTTTACTATACACAGAACCTCCTGCGATTCCAATCAACAAAGAGATGAATAGAATCCAGAACGTTTTGTTACTTTCATTATAGCGAGCTATCGCTAACGCTAGCAAGAATGCAACAACAATCCAAAGTAAGATTTCCATGGTTACACGTTTTTAAAAGTTTTTCTAATTCGCTTTCGTGTCCGTGATAACGTTGACTTTATAGTTCCTGTTGGGATACTCAGCTGTTCACTAATCGCTTCTACAGTTAAGTTCTCTACGTAGAATAATTCAAAGATTCGGCGAGTTGTTTCTGGGAGTTTTTTGAACTCCTGTAACAATTCTTTATAGGTTATATGATTTACAACATCATCGTCCCTATTGCAGAATAAGGTATCCAATGTTGGCCTAACATCGATTGTGCCTAAATCTACTTCCTTGTCTTTTAAACTACGCAAATAATCAATTGCAGTGCGATTTGCTATAATTCTCAACCATCCTCCAAAGGAGTCATAGGTTTTGAATGACGAGAGTTTCTCATATACTTTCAGAAATACAATATTGGTCATGTCTTTTGCTTCATCTTTGTCTTTTATGTACTGATATAGTACGTGATCGACAAAACCCTTGTACTTCTTAAATATATGGTTAAAGGCGGTGATATCACCAGCCTGAGCCTTTTTGATTATCCCAATTTCTTCTTGGGTGATTCTAGGATTCTGCATAATCAAACAAATTATACCTCTTTAAATTCAGAAGGAATTTTACTGAAAGTTCGGTTTATTAAGGTGTCACTCCTGTTTGCGTGACCGAAACGCTTAGCGCCCTGCTGGAATACGAATCCAGATTACGTTTTCAGGGCTAGAATGGCAATTCGAACAATTTGTAATCGTTTCGAAAGCCGAGAAGATTTTCGATCAAATGATCTCGCATATAGATATTTTCCTCTTTGGTAATGTACTTTTTATAATACAGGCGGTTTAACCTATCTGTAAGAATTCTGGTATAAACACCTAATGTATCTGGAGTATAAGAATCAAAATTAACAATTACTTTATCTATTGACCAAGTTATTATCTCTCTTAATTCTTTTACGGTACATACTAGATATGAACATCTATTGAACATTGTTCCATCGGGATCAGTAGGATCGAAATGCTGACGAAAGTCTGGATGTAGAACCAAATATGGATCGTAATGAGATTCACACAATTCTTTGTGTAACTCTTTTACGGTATCTTCGGTTATCCACTTATCAATTTCGTCAGGAGTAGGAGATCTTTGTAGTTCTGCTTTTTTGCGCAGTAAAAATCTCTGAATCAAATGTGTGGAAAATACACTTAACTTTTGCATATGTTTTTAATAAGAAATTTTTGTAATTCTTCTTTTTGTTCAATATCTTCTGAGTTTAAAAGAACTAGGATATCATCCGATGTCTGCAATAAGGGAACATAATGGTCAAACCAGTTGAACCATTCTTCTACTGTTCTCCAATACTCTTCGTCGTTTTTATCGAGCCAGTCCCAATTGATACATCCATGAAAATCAAATTTGTCTTTATATGTTCCATATGGATCAGGCATGATTTTCTTTTTTAAAATATATCTAATCGTCTTGTCTCTTTCTTTCTTATCAGAAAATATTTGAACAAACTCAGAATATACGTAATTAACCCATTGAGTTTTACATTTACACCATTTTAAGGTGAGGTCTAGCTCTATTGGTATTCGATTACGTAACATTTCTTTGTAACTAGTGTTATTTTTCATATCACATTACGTGTTTATAGTTCATGACGGAACATAGACGAAGCGCTTTCAAAATCATCTTCGATATAATTTATAACGGAAGAATCTTCATTAAGAGATTTTTCAAACTCTTTTGCTTTTTCGTCTTCAATTTTGTATAATATAATGAATCCTTTCATAATCTAAAATTTGTTGGAAGTCGGGGATTCGAACCCCAAGCCTCCAAAATTAGACAACTTCCAATCCTCACTTTCGTAGTTAGCACGTGACTTAAATCTTAGTAAGAACCATCAAGCTGCTAGCTTGGTGTAGTCATTGACATTAATATTGCCAGTTAATTTTATATTAAAGTGCTTAATGTGTTTACTTCCACTGCTGTCAAAACCATGTCAGGCCCAATTGCCCCCGAAGGGGCTTATGCAAAAATTGCTGGCATTGCCAACGTGGACCTGGAGGGAATCGAACCCTCGTCCAAACAGTTTACCTCACACACACTTCAATTGTAAATATTCTTATTGATCAGACAAGAATACTTAAACTCCATGTCCTTAAAATTATACTCTTTGACAGAGAGAGCAGCTGTTCTCCCCCTGTCTCTGAGTATTATTGAAAAGATAATCTGAGTTTTAGTTGTTAATGATACAGTGGATATATTATTGGCTCTTGGCTCGAAATATAGCTGTATCTCAATTCTTGATAACGATTGTGTGCAATAGCAGGCTCGTTGACTCTGCACATCGCATTTGATTGATCAATCGCTGCATATTATAGCCCGTGCAGTCGGCTTTGTATCCGCACCGTGGCTCAAAGGTTCTTGGTGCACCCGTCAATTCGGGTGATTTAAAGAATCCGGTGTCATGCATAGGCGAAGCCTCTCTTCATCTGTAATCCGGCAATTCTCTTTTCTTTAAAACGTGGCTCAAAGGCTCTTGTTTTGGATAGCCCCTTGGTCTACCAACGGAAGTAACGCCAAGAGCTTACATAATAGTCACCGAAGCTGTTGTCGAGCTCGTCGATGTCTTTGCTGTGCTGCTTGTCCTCTTCATTCTTCATGTTGCGGATCTTGTCAGCGAGTGTCTGCAAAGCACGGTCGTACTCTACTACAGTGATGGCTGCAGGAACTTTATCGCCATCTTTGTAAGTCTTCTTACCAGACTTAGTTGTGATAGTGATAGTTCCAGCCTTCTTATCGCAGGATTCCATGTTCAGGATGTCATCCTCGTGGTGACTGCTGTACTCTATAGCCAGTTTGTCTACCTTGAAACCCATGAGGAGACGACGCAGACGACCTGATTGGGTCAACTGATAACGGGTGATGTCGTTGAGGCGTTTAACGTGAAGCATGTCGACTTTGGCAAGCTTCTCGTTGTAATCAGCACGCAAATAGCGCTGCTTGATTTCGCGAGCCTTACGCTCATCTTTCTCCTTCTTGATTTCTTCCATGACTTTCTCGCCTAAATCTATTTCTGCGAGATTAGTGTTACGGATTTCCTCCATAATGTTGTCTTCGGTTGTGACAACGGCCTGTGTGTTTTTATCGTCTTTAGCCATATTGATTATGATTTTTTAAATTTTGATTTGTTTGCTACTACTTCGATAGTTTTACCGTAGTACGGGTTAGCTATCTTTTTAAACGTAAATTGTCCTTCTTTTACACATTCTTTGTCCACAGGGACTTTGATTGTTTCAAGGACTGATAGTCTTTGCATTGCAAAAGCTGCAGCATTGGCTTCTTGAAAGTTTTTATACATAACTGTATTTATTACCTTTCGGCCTTCAGATATTGTTACTTTAACCATAGTAAGATGCATAATTTTTCAGTTTGTACTTCTGATTCTGCTCTCTGTGATATGGAGGACGTTTGTTGTTTCTTCTGTCCTCAAATTGGTTTGGTTTCATTATCTTCTACAGCTTTGTATTAACGCCATTACGTTATATACATTTTGCAATAACGTTTTGGCGTGTTTGTTTGCAAACCATACATTGGCTTTCGCTTTGTTTTCGACTATTGTTTGGCAAGCTTGTTTGAGCTTTGCGGTGTGCACATTGTCGATGTTGAGTATTTTGTACAGCAAGTCTGCTTCTATTTCAGAAGAAGGCATGCGTATAATGTCCTCTCCATATAAATGGTGGATATACTCACAAGCACACTCTATGTCAGACAGATTTAACTCTTTCTTTTCGGCGTTCTTTGTAGCATTTGTTCCTTTTATTAAAAGGTTTGCTACTTCGTCGTCATTGAGAGTGCTTACATCGACGTGTTCTGCATTTAACAACTGCGTGATGGCCGTTATTATTGCTCTAACAGCGCCTTTTATACGGTTTTGATCACCGTTGTGTAGGATTACTATTGCTTTCATTGGCTTTTGGTGTTGAATCGTTAATACTCGTTGAATAAGCCTCTGTTGCTAATGAATCCTGACTACACGGTCGATCAGCTAGCGATTCCACATCTTCGATTATGCCCGAAGATACAAGTTTGTCGTATACGTCTTTGTGCTCTTTGTATGAATTCACTATGTCCGATAATCGAATGTATGGTTGTTTATCGAGGCACACTTGAGCAACATTGACGATGACGTCGATTGGAATTGCTTTGAAGTCAGCTATCAGGTTATCTGAGGTTTCAGACCTATTGAAAAACTCAAATACCTGTTGGATCGATTCGAATGCAGGATTTTGGATACTGTCATAGTGTGCAGTTATAAGATCCTTTACCTGCTCCTGTTGGGCATTGGATAACAAAATCCGCCCTTTTTCCCATTGCGACTCATGCCGCAACACTAGTCCCCCTGCGATTACCGATATGACAATTGCGACAAGGGACAAAATAAACGCGAAATGTTTCATTTGTTTTTAATTTTTTGATAAAATTAATTAATTTGGTTTTGGTCTTGTTTTTGTTGAGAAACTAAGAATAAAACTCTAACACTGCCCATCTGCTGACTTTGGACTTTTACGTAATATACGTAGTGCATTAACAGTGTTAAAAGAATAGGGGAGTGACGTTCCCCTATTCTACTTTTTTAATATTGGTATGCAGTCCTATAGCTATTGAACAAGGTATTCCAAGGATATGTTCACCCTGCATTCCATAAGAGCAACATTCCCATCTTATATCACATGTTTTACATGGATATTCTAGCTTCGATACTCGGTTTACTCTGTATCTTCCTAGAACGCACACTTTTACAAATTGACCTGGTTTGTACTTTGCCATATTATTCTACTTTTACTATCATGTTACTCCAACCGATCGTGAAAACACAGCTATCAATACATTTACGGTTATTAAGTGCACAATCTTTGCAGACTCCTTTTTTTACTCTATATAACCCTTTTTCGTGTGGGACTTTTATGAATTGTCCTGCTTTATACTTTGGCATATCATTTGTGTTTAAAGATTACACCACTTGCAATACAGTTAATTCTTTTAAATGCCCTTCTAATCGGTTGAATATTAGGGCATGCAAAGAATGAATCCAATATACATCCTGTACATGGATTGATGCCATCTTCGGCTTTTACAGCACGAAGAGTTGTACCATCCAGACTATAAAGACAGCCTGGTCGCAATTTATCACTATAGATTTTGTTATCTGGTGTATGCGACATTCCAGTTCGTTTCTCCTCCATATTTCTTTACGAAGTTTTTAATTTTTTGTTCTAACAACTGAGCATATGCTGTCGGTATGTTTTTTGCCAATACAAAACTAGAAGTTTTGTCTTTGGTTTTTAATATCATACGACATCTTTTGTCACAGTATTCGTTAAATGTCTTCTTTTCGTTCATAGTGACTTTTCATCAAACGGAAACCCAAATACATCCATAACACTTTTTCTTCTAACGATAAAGAATGTGTTTGTGGTGATTATCGCGGTTATTAAGAAGATGAGCCAGTCTTCTACACCAAACACATTGCCTGTGAATAGAGTTATTATCAACCTTATAAGGAAGATTATAAACAACACGGCTGCTGCAGCATAAATTGAGCTCATTGCTACAAAGTGAAAAATGTTAATTAGTCTTTTCATAACTTTATTGATTAAAATTATTTACTTGTACAGAATTTATCCATCTGTACTTGGAGGTATCTCAATTAAATCGTAGTCCGAGAATGAAAAACTTTCTATTATTTCATAGTCCTCAGGACATTGTGGAATTGGCCCGTAGGTACCGTCCGATTGCCATTTCATATCACACTCATAATGGTCTAGGAACATAACACCTCTAACAGGATGAGGAGGTTCTGCTGTCACTGTTTTAAGTTTTACGCCATGACCATTACGAGTTTTGTACTTTTTATCAAGAGATATCATAGGCTTGTAGTCTATTAGAATACCCTAAGACATTTTTTAACTCTTTTGGAGAGTTTTCCCATGTTACGCCAGGCAAGAGTTTTTCTGAAATTGGCATTATAAATGCGGCTGGTGCATAAAAGATTCCATCTTTCTTGTGTCTTCTAGGTTTTTTAGAATACAAATATAAGCGGGTTTTTGAAATTGCACCCAATCTAAGATCTCTTGCTACCCATAGTTTTTTTACTGCCATTTGTGATTTCCTGATAAACATCTTTTGGTAAATACTTACGATATTCCTTTTTAGACTTTTTTGATGTTTTAATGATAAAACAACTTTTAGTCGAAAGGTAGATAGGGTATGATACCCCATCAGAGTCAACCCAAGTGTATTCTGTCTTGGTTGGTGAAGATTTAGACTTTTGTTTTGCAACAAATGTAGTCTCATTTGATTTTGTGTAATCTTGTGCAATCATTGGGATTGCAAGCATTAAGAACAAGGAGATTACAAACCATGTCCATATGCTTTTGAATCTTTTCATATGTGTTAATTTTGATAATTTTCACAAAAAGTGGTAGTTTTTGCTTATATTACGCATATCGTTTCTTCTGTAAAAGCGCGAAAGGAGGGTTGCGGGAAAACTACCAAACCTAATATGTTATTTATCAACAACTGTCAATAAAACACGCACGGCTTTCACAAGTGGTGCGTGTAAAATGATTAACTTAATATGATTCAGAACGTCAGGAGAGTGAATAAAACCTGACGTCGTGGACCAGATAGGGCTTGAACCTATGACCTCCAGATTATGAGTCTGTT